GATAGAACATATCCTGAACGTATTCAAGCCGCACTACAGTTCCTCAAAGATCATGCATCGGAATATTTGAGCCCAGATGGACTAGAAGTATATAGTCCCAAATTTTTACACATCTTGGAAAATATTACAGATCCTGATTACCGCGGATTACACCTTGTATATAGCCAATTTCGCACACTAGAAGGTGTAGGTTTATTGGCTATGACACTTGAACAAAATGGATTCGCACAATTCAAGATAAAACGCACTTCAAGTGGGGTATGGGATCTTGAAGACACGCGCGGAAAGCCCACGTTCGCATTATATACAGGAACCGAAACCGCAGAAGAAAAGGAAATTGTACGAAATATTTACAATGGTTCATGGGAGTATGTTCCCATAAATATTGCGAAAAAACTCCGCGCAATATCTGCAAACAATGACTATGGAGAAATTATAAAAGTTCTTATGATTACCTCGTCCGGTTCAGAAGGGATCAACTTGAAAAACACCAGATATGTTCACATTATGGAACCCTATTGGCATCCGGTACGTGTTGAACAAGTTATTGGGCGCGCACGCCGCATTTGCAGTCACAAGGACTTGCCGATAGAATTGCAAACTGTGGAAGTTTTCGTATACTTGATGACATTTAGCGAAAAACAAGTCAAAAGTGACGACGCCATTGAATTAAAGCTGAAAGATTTGAGCAAGAGAGATCCCAAGATTCCGCTTACAAGTGATGAAGCTTTGTACGAAATTTCCACTATAAAAGAAGAGATTAATTCACAACTCATTACCGCAATGAAAGAAACCTCTATTGACTGTGCTATTTATGCAGGCAAGTCTAAAGAAAATTTGCAATGCATAAGTTTTGGAGAAGCAGACCCAACCGAGTTTTCATATACTCCATCTATTGAGGGAGAACAATCTGATGTGGTAGCTAGGATGAATAAAGTAAAGATAACATGGAAGGCAGAACCAGTAGAGATTAAAGGAGTGAAATATGCCATGCAAAAATTGAGCTCAACTCTTTATAACGTATACGATTTGACAAGTTATAAAAATGCGGTTGAAAGAGGAGAAGGAGAACCTATTCTTACTGGAAAATTAGAAAAAAAAGATGGTAAAATGCTGTTCACACAAATATAACAAATCTATAAATCAAACACTGCACAAACTATCGCAATCCTCATCATCATTTTTCTTTTTTTCATTTCTTCTTCTATCTTGTTCTTCTCTGGCTACATTGTCCAAATACGACCATATAGATTCTCTAGTGTTATTGGGGTTAAATTTATTAATTTGCAATAGTTTTTTTTGAGGTTCCATATTCCTCCACAATTGATACTCGCTTTCATCTATAATCGGGTGCAAGTTCGGATGTATATTATTTACAGGATTTCTAGGAGTATATATGAAGACTCTTTTGAAAGAATAGATTCCGCAAACTATGTGAAGAAACTGCATCACTCGGATAAGCATTTTTAAAACTGGTGTACATTAAATAATGACCCGTGTCTTTAAATCAATTTTTTCCATAACTTACAAATATTTCTATTATTTTCTTGCAGCAAGACTCTGGCGAATCTCATACAACATAGACTCTAGACGATCTAATCGTTCCATAATTTCCCGATTGTCAGAATTAGATTTGGTGTTAGATGTAGAGCTACCTTCAGGTTTTAATTTTGATAGAAAACTTGCTACGGGGTTTGATTTAAGTTTTTCCTCTTTTAATGATGTTGGTTCAGACTTTAACCAGTCTTTATCTTTATCCATAAGTGTTTGTTCCTTATGTATTTGTTGAATTTCAAAATTTCTCTCTTCCAGTGTTTTTTTAATCATAAGTTCCATTTCACTTATAGGTTCTTCTTTTATATTATCACTAAACTCGGGAGTAGCAGGAGTTGGTTTTTTCATGGAATTTTCAAATTCTTTTTGTTTATATTCTAATTCTCTCTGAAAAATGGATTGTTTTTCTTCTTGAATCTGTTCATGAGTGATCAATTGAGATTTTTCTTTTATTTCAAGATCTACTGGATGATTAAGATTTTGCATCATAAAAGATAGAAAAATTTTGTTCAATTCAGTAATACTTGAAGCTTTTTTTGCAGATTCGTTTTTACTAGCGAACATTGGAGTTGTTTCATTAAACAATTTTGCTGCAGCTACACGATTTTTTTGTATTTCTTCATTTTCCATAATAACATCCCACAGCATTCTCAAATTACCTTGAGAGAGAAAAATGTGTTGCATAACACCTATGAATGTATGATGTATAAATATTTTTTATTCCTCTTTTTTACACACTCATAAAATATAAAATATCTACTATAATGGATCCTCATTAAAATAAATCTTTCTAAATTTTTCCATGTATTCATCCTTTAGTATGTGCGTCTTTAAATAATGTTCCGTAATTTTATCTTCCAACATGTGTGAAATAAAAAAAATGGAGTAAACTCCACATTCTGTATTTTTGTATTGATGTTCAACAGGATAGTTCTGATGAAAATGAAAATGTATTGGCTTCGGGGTTACCTTTAGTCCCTGTTCTTGAACCTTGTCTACGAATTTCATAATTTGGATCGGTATTTTATCACCCACGCTATCAAAATAAAATATTTTTCCCTTTTTTACATTTATAAAGAGTGAAACCCAATGTGACCCACTTTTGTAATGGGGGTCCAAGTTGAAAATTACTCCGAATTTAAATTTACCTGAATTTATTTCATCTTGCAAATTAAATTCACATAATTCTTCCCACACACATTTTCCATCCAGTGTATGTTTATCAAAATCAATCGGAGACGGTCCAATAAAAGAAAAACATTTGTACGCCTTTTCATACTGTTTCATTACTTTTAAAATGTCCACACTACTCAACCATTCATTCGGATTTTTTTTCCATTTTGATGGAGCAACTGGAGCAAACATGTCTTCTTTTAATTTTTTTGCTTCGTCTTTATTTACAAAGTTTTGCTTCAACCAACAGGATTCTTTTTTGCATACACCACCAATTCTTATATTCATTGCATCCCAAATCTCTTTTGGATTCACAGAATCAATTATAGCATCTGGATGTCTGGCATTCCACATTTTTTTTAATTTTACAAGGGCCTCGTTTGAATAACACGTAAAATTATTTGGATTCGTCTTTGGGCTGCACCGTAGCGGTTTTAGTATTTTTTGTTTTTTTGTTCGTGATTTCTGTTTCATCGTTTTTTTCAGTTGGTCTTGTTTTTGTCTTTTTTTTTTCATCTTCTTTTTTGATAGATGTTTCATTGTTTTTGTTATCTTCATAATTTGTAGTAATATTTTTATTTTTGCGTATTCCTTTATCTTTTAAAATTGGATCTTTTAAATTTACACTTCTTTTTTTAGGAAGTATAGGTTCTTGTTCAGGTTTATTTTCTATTCGTTTTACAAATTTCTCTAATGTATTTTCCTTGAACTGAATTGAACGCATCATAACTTTGCTTGTTTCTACTGTATCAAAATCAGAATGGGTTCCGTTATCAGTCAATGATTTTTCCAAAATTTCTAAATAGTCTTCTTGCAAAATATCCGACTTGTCTTGACTTTTAAAATACTCTACACACGTTTTAACATAATTTTGAAAGGTGTGCTTAATATCTGGTAAAATATTTGCAGATGGATCTGTTTCGTAAAGTAAATCACGTGTTAATGCTAAAATACGTTTTCTATAAAATTTTTGATCTTTTTTTTTCAACATGGATGTTTCTTTAGAATTCATATATTTTTCATATTGTTGACGATTCATCATACATTCCAATGTGAGTTGATGAATATATGTATTTTGATCATCTGACATTTCTTTTACAATTTAGTATTTAATAGTAGAATTATTTTTTCTAGGGAACTAGATTTATTAAGAAAGGCAAAAATCGTATAAATTCTTAAATTATTTAGACAAGAAGTATGTATAATATGTCTTGCAATCTATACAAGTCAACCATCGTTACATTTTATTTTAATTTAAAAAATATGCGCGATGCTACACCAAGCGTGAGACCACAAGAATTTTATATGGAAAAAGGACGGGCTACGCTTAAACTTGCATACCCCATGGTAATTTTTTGTGACGAAAAAACATATGGATTCATTAAAGAAATCAGAGATCAAGAAGTTTCCGACAAGACATTAACAAAATATGTAGTAAAAAATTTAATAGATTATGATTTTTACAAGGAAAATTGGGATATTATTCAAGCAAATAGGAAACATTTTGCTTATTGTTATAATGAAAGTAATCGGAACACCTCATCTTATTTTTTAACATGCATGTTTAAAGTTCAAGCACTCTATATTGCAAAACAGCGAAACTATTTTGATACTCCTTATTATGCATGGATTGATTTTGGCGGAAGTCACATTTTAAAAAACTTTCACGAGGGTTCCAGGAAAATGGTGGAAAATCCGAATCCTAAAATCTCACTTTGTTATATTCATTATCGCGGAAAAGAAGAATTGTCTGATATGCGACTATTTTACGCAAATGGGGGCCATTGCTGTGTAGCTGCAACAGCCTTTACTGTGCAAAAAGAATATATTAACCGATTTTACAATGGAATTTTTTCCATTTTTCACGAAACCTTGTTTCATGAAGTAGGTCATAGTGACGAACAAACATTTGCATATTATTACGACCGTTATCCAGATACTTGTAATATTTATTATGGCGACTACTATTCTATTTTAACAAACTATCATGGAATTACAGGTGACATCGGATCTATTCGTCACTATTTTATACAACAGGCTATAAATAAGGGACGTCCCGATTTAGCAAAAGAATGTGCGCAAAAAGTGATACAATCTCTTGAAGAAGGCAAGTTACAAATTGGAAAAGATGATTTACAATTTGTACAAGGGTTGCTTAGTTAATAAGAATTTATAATGCTGAATAGTATATTTATGTTGCCGAATGACTAGCTACGGAAGGCGGAGGTTGAACGGGGTATCCATTATTTATGCACGGTCCTTTATTTTCTTCGGCCGAGTCAATCGCATTTATTCTAGATGAGGTATAAAATAACATGTTGTTTTGAGGAGAATTAAAAATGTCGCTATAATTATTTTTATTAAATACGGGATCTGTAAATAAATCCGGAAAAGGCTGTCCAGCGTTTGTGCTATTTTTGAAAGAATACTGGTACAAGTCACTCGTGCTGTCAGGAACAAAATACGATTGAGGACATTTTTGAAGTGCGAAAATTTGATTTCGGAGATCGGATTCAACATTTACAGAGGTTGCATATCCGGACCAGGGCCCCATATCATTTCCAGGATTAAAAGTCTTTTCAGGATTATATGTAGGCATAACCTGTAAAGGAACATTCAAAGGACGTCTAGGATCAACAATAGGCATAATAGAGTATTTTGTTGAAACGGGGCGTGCATTAATATAAGGTTGAAGTGCGGATGAAGGAATATTTCTATCAAAAGTTCGCGTGTTTATTTCAAATCGTTGTTTTGAAGTTGGAAAATTATTACAAGTGCTAAAGTTTAAAGTTGTCATTTATATATTATTATACATTACAACAATACAAAAAATAAAAAAAATCTCTGTAAATAGTATAGTATAATATAAAACTATAGTATACAACTATAACAATCATGTCGTCTTATAATATAACAATTCTTCAAGCGGATGCATTTAACATATTTATACTTATATCTTATGCGACATATTTTTTATTATTACTTGGTATAATATCTAAAGAACCTTCTTATATATCTACACTAGATTTTTATGCCAAAATTTATGTTTGCGCATTTTTATTATACAGATTTAATCCTTTACGTAAAAAAGTAGCATGCAATTATTTAGACAGAAAAATTGTATTTACGTCTGGAATATTTTTATTAACAATTTCTATTTCAAATAGCCTGGCAATAGGTTATATAAATAAAACAAAACTTCAAATAACTAAAGCTGTTGAAAAGATAAAAAATAAAATTACGGATAGCCCACCTGTCCAAACACAACCTACCATTTCTTGAAATTCATCTCTTTTTCAACGTTATTAATTTTTTTGTTTTTGTTCGCTGTTTCCGACTATTTGCATTTTTTGCATATTTATTGAAAAAATCTTGCATCATTATCATCGTCTTTTTTGTAACAATTTTATCAATTTCGTATTCTTCTTTGGATTTTTCAATATAATTGAAAGAAGAATTTTTGACGGACTCGCGAAACCATATTTCAAAATCTAACGCATCTTTTTCCAACATAGTTGTAGAATGCAAACTTTTTAAAAATTTATCAAGTATTTCATCAAATGACAAATGGTAAACATATGGTTTTAAATTAATATAATACACATTTTCTCCTGTCATGCCCGAATGATAGATGTCATCTAAAAAACATATTTGTGTATTTTCAGGTACTTTAGTACAACGTATAAAATCATCCAAACACTTATCATGTGTGGTTCTTCCAACTTCTATTATTTTTCCATTTACTTTAAATGCGGCAATAATTTGATCAAACAAAGGGTATTTTAGCTTTTCATGAAAGTACTCTTTAATCATGCATGACCATTCTCTAGGTCCTTGATTATTTGTGTAAATCATTACTCCATTACATTTATTTTTATTTTTCTTGTATTTTAAAAATGTCAATAACGTTATTATATTAGGACGAATAAATTCAGGATACAGATCCAATAGTTTATTAAAGTCATTTTGATTTAATTCTCTCTTTGAATATTCTTTCAATATGTTCCAAAATAATCCCAGCTGTGAAAAGTAACCCAATGTTTCGTCTAAATCAAACACAACTACTTTGGGAAAATATGTCATCGTATGTAATCAAGGTACTTATATATTATGTGTGATTTAATCTTTTACATAAAAAATAATAGAATGGATAATGGACTTCTCCCGTGCAGTATAATACTCTGAATTTTTTTTTTCTCACCTAAACTAGAATTATTCTTTAGGAATTAATATATTTTTTATAAAAATAGATTTTTTATTTATCATAAAAATATCTAATGATTTATGAATAACCATAAAATTTTTATTTTCTAAATATTTTACAATAGGTATACTTGTATCATAATAATTATTTTCAAACCCAATAACATCTATAAATACTTTATCAAAGTTAATAGACTTGATTACTTCAAACTCAGCACCTTCAACATCAATAGATAAATAATTTATATGTGATATACTATTTTCATCACAAATAGTTTCCAATTTTTTAGTATTTACTTTAATTATTTCTGTTATTGAATTCATCTGTTTATTTTCATCTTGTAATCTTTTCAAATGTCTAGGATCATAAGTATTTTTAATTCCTGAAAGCATTTCTGTAGATCCTATATTAGAGAAATAATCAATTTCTCCATCATTATTATAAACTGCACAATTTAAATTAATATTATGTGGTCTATTATTTACTAATTTATCAAATACTTTTTTAATAGGTTCAATATTTATTCCAGTCCAATTATTATTTTTCTCAAAATATAAAGTATTATTAAGGCTGACTCCATCATGAGCACCTACATCTACATAAAATCCATTTTTATAACCTTTAAAAATAGTTGTTTCTAAATATCTATCTTGATTATCTTGCGAATTAAACATTTATTATCTATAATTTATATCTTTAAACTGATATAATAACTAAAAAAGTTATTTATAAAATATTGACAAAATCGTCTTCTATGAGTAAAGGTATAAAAATATTCTAGGATACCAAATGGAAATATATAAAATAAATTACAAAGTTTAGCAATTCCAAAAATAAAAAAAAACTATATAGTAAGTACGCCAAAAATTTAATTTATAAATTGCCATGTCCAACTTACTCACAAAAGCAGACTATTCTAAAATACTTGAATACTACGGTGAGCAAGTACCATCTAGTCTCGCAGAATTGAAAAAATCAGCTGAATCTATTCTCTCTTTAAAATTATGTCGGTGTATTAAAAAAGTTTCTCCAGAAAATGAACCAAAGGCTATTGGTATTTGCACAAAGAATATTTTTAATAAGAAGGGCCTTACACGCGGTACATTTAAATGTAAAAACGGGCGAAGCGTAGAATTTCGTAAAAAAGCCAAATTTTCTGAAACTATAAAAAAAAAGAACAAGACTATAAAACGCAAAAAGGAACAAAAAGAAAAAAGTAAAAAATAAAAAGGAGTAAACAAGTAAAATAGCATATAAAAGACTAAATTAAAAATATATAATATAATATATAACAAATGACGTTTATATATGATACAATTATTATTGGAAGTGGCATAGCCGGACTCTATACAGCTTATAAACTAAATAAAAAATATCCACAACAAAAAGTATTAGTTTTGGAAAAAATGAAAAAGCGATATATTGGAGGTCGCACAGGAAACGAAGAGTTTTATGGTGTAGACGTTGTTACTGGTGCGGGCATTGGAAGAAAAGACAAAGATGTACTATTAATGAAACTCATTAAAGAGTTGAAAATACAGTATAAAGAATTTATTGCTGAAAATAAGTTCGCACCCACAGTAAAAAATCCCGTGGATATTGGAAAAATTACTACATTTTTAAAAAAGAAATATAAAGAAGAAGTTAGGCTACGTAGTGTAGAGAGACTGAATCTAACATTCAAAGAATTTGCATTACCTATTTTAGGAAGAAACTTGTACAATGATTTTTTAATAAGTTCTGCTTATACAGACTATGAAAATGCGGATGTATACGAGACTTTGTACTATTATGGTATGGACGATAATGAAAATGGATGGACTGGCGTTTATCTCTCTTGGAAGACTTTGGTAGATAGAATATCTAAAAATATGGACATTCAGAGTTCTCAAAATGTAGTAAATATTTCTAAAGCTATGGATGGTATGGATAATATATTTGTTCTCTCAACCGAACAAGGAATACAATACTATTGTTATCAGATTGTAGTGGCCACAACTATTACGAGTGTTAGAAAATTATTTCCTAGTTATCCCATTTATAATCTCATAGAAGGGCAGACTTTTTTGAGAATGTATGGAAAATTTACAAAAGAATCCGCATTAATTATGAAAGAACATGTATCAAAAAATACAATTGTTGCGGGACCGATTCATCGTATTATTCCGATGGATGTAGAAAAGGGTGTATATATGATTGCGTATACTGACAATGATGGTGCCAAATTTTTCAAGAATGCCTTGAAAAATACAAAGGAAAATCGTGAATACTGGGCTAGGGAAGTTGAGCGAGCGGTAGGATTTGGATCCGCGGTAGGATTTGGATCCGCGGTAGGATTTGGATCCGCGGTAGGATTTGGATCCGCAGTAGGAACTCTAAAACTTGTTTCTATTTCAGATTTTTATTGGCCAATCGGAACTCATTATTACAAACCTCTACCAAATGCCGGACCATACAAAAATCGCGTATCTTTCATAAAGGAATCGCAACGTCCTTTCCCAGGAGTATTTGTGGTTGGAGAGATGGTAAGTCGTAGACAAGGGTGGGTTGAGGGAGCTTTAGAAAGCGTGGAAGCCGTATGGTCATTGCTCTAACTAACTGTCTCCTTTTATTAAATAATATCCATGATATCCTATCGCTGCAAATGCCAGCATAAGTATGATTTCATAATATTTTCTTTTTGTTTTTTCTTCAGTTAATCCAATATATAGGAGAAGTGGACCCACTATGAAAATATGAATATAGTTTACCCATGCATATTTAGGATTCATATAGGCTTTGTAAATATGATAAAAAATTACAAAAACTCCTAAAACTATCAAAATCGGATACATGAAAGACGGCATATCGTTTCGTTGTATTCCAACATATAGAAAAAGACTTCCAATTATAAAAATATGAAGCAAATGAACAACTGTAAAGCTGGTCATTCTTTTTTTAAAATTTATAATATATCTATATATTATATATTCCTATGTCTGTTAATAAAACACGAAAAAATATGAAATCCTCGTTCAAGTATGACAATACTGAAATGCGTTGTATGGCTGGAGGAGGAAAAATTTTACGTCGTGTAAAAATACGCAATGATAAAGGATACAAGTCCGTCACTTATAAACGAGGTGGAAAAAAAACAACAACTGTTAAGAAGATGTTAAAGGGTGCAGAGGTAAATATGATCAAAATGGGAAAATTTATTCCTGGCTTGTTCAAGGAATGTCTGAATTGCAAAAAGGCGAAATAAATATTTTCCTGAAAACAACTTAAAAAGACGACCCCGTTTATATATTGGGGGTCCGGGTTTAATTCAGTGGTAGAATATTTGACTGTAGTAGTTTACCGATATCAAAGGGTCGCCTGTAACCCGGAACTAACCTATGCGTTAATGGTGTAGTGGTAACACGTAACCCTTCCAAGGTTGAACTGGGGGTTCGATTCCCTCTTAACGCAAAAAGCGCAGCGGAAAGCGCAGCGGAAAGCGAAGCGGAAAGCGCGAGACAAAATAGTTACATAATTATCAACCATACTTATGTAATAATTTAGAATCTGGGGTGTGTGGCTGACTACTATTTAGCCAACTGATCCAACACATTCAAGAGAATAAGCTCTTGTTCAGATAATTTCTGAAAAATTAAATTTTCATCAAATTTCAAGCGAAAGTGTTTTCTGCTGTATCCATAATTTCTACATATGAGAAAAAGTCCGTCATCGGCAACTTTCACCTCGCAAAAAATGGCACCCTTTTGCAGATCCAAATCATCTGGGTCAGTGAGAGAGATCCATCGCAAATACGCCCCATATTTCAAATCAGAAACTTCGTCTACATACTTGTAGTCTTTCAACTTGGACAAGTATTCAGACATTTCTTTCGTAGTGAGATCCAATTCATGCAATACTTTTTTATTCATATCACGAATTTTTTTTGTGGTGAGATCAAGAAGATACTCATTATCTTCATTCTCCAAAGATTTCAACAATTTTTCAGTATCCATATGATTATGATGTGATAATTTCGTAATATGTTCTTATATTTTCTTTCTAATAATACTATTTGCGAATAGTATTATTTACACACGCCGGGAATTGAACCCGGGACCCATGCTTGGTAGGTATGCATTTTACCACTAAACTACATGTGTTGATGTTTTTAATGTTTTCTTTAAGTTCTTTTATTATATATTTTATTTATGGCTTAAAACCCGGTACCATACATTCCACCAAACGCTTCGTTTGCCGCCATGATTCCACCACCAAATCCACCTGTCATGCTACTTCCGGGTATGTTTGCATCAGGTAAGGGCGTGGGTGTATTTTGGTACATGTTATTATAGTCAGGCAATTGTTGCTGATTTTGAGGTTGTTGAGGATGTGGTGGAAGGCTATTTATTGGAGTAGAACCGTACAATGCCTGGGCCATTGCCGATGTATTTGTCTGTTGCGAGTGAATCTGCTGTTGGTTCTGTTGTGGTTGTTTTTTTCCTTTTACATTTTTCTTGCCACCTTTGGGATTTTTTTTATCTTTTTCATCTTCCTCCTCTCCACCATTCCATAATTCCAAAACACGGTCTGTAAGTATGCTAACTTTCTCTCCTAACTTGGTCTGAAGACTTAACAAAATCATTAAAGCACTTAATACAATGTATATAACGCTAAATTCAGGATACTTGATTCCGCTATATGTAGGGAAAAAGACGGCAATTCTATGAATAAAGAAAAGACTGGTAAATATTAAAATGATTTGAAAAACAACTTCAAATGTAATCTCTAAAGATCCCTTTTCATCGTCTGCTTCAGGAACATATTTTTGCATCAACTTGTTTACAATTATAATTGGTACAACCGCAATTAATGCATACTGAATAATATTTAACAACTCTCCCCGAGAATCTTGATCAAAATTAAACACCTCCTTTATAAAACTCTTTGTGTGTTTTGATGTATTGTCTAAACTTTCCATAAATATTCTTTATAATACAATAGTATTTTATTTTTTATTTTTTGTTATTGTTTTCTTTTTTGTTATTGTTTTCTTTTTTGTTATTGTTTTTGTTTTTCTGTTTAGAAAATTTATGTATGCGTCATTTAGTAAAAAACAATATATCTATTCTTTGTATCACATGAGTAGTGCCAGATCTATAGCAGCAGCAAGAAATAGACGTGCTGGGGAAACAAGCACACAATCTAATCCTAAAACATTTCAACCTCAATTCCAACAACAACAGCAACAACAGCAACAACAGCAACAACAGCAACAGCGTCAATATATACAACCTCAATTTCAACAATTTCAACAGCAACAGCAACAGCAACAGCAACAGCAACAGCAACAGCAACAAATTCCTAAAAATGTAAAAGTCAAACAACAACAAGTTCCAGAGAATCCTGTAGAAGAAATGAGATCCCGAGTACCAGTTGGAAAAATATCCATTTCTGATGCATTTGCTTTAGTTACTGTTCGTCTTGGTCGTGTTGAATCTATGCTACAAAAATTTGAGAATGGAGAGATGGACTTTGGTATGGGTATGGATATGGAACAACAAAAACAACCTGCTGATGATGTTATAATAAGAAGTATTATTAGTCGTATTGAAGATTTAGAAAAAAAGAGTAAAATGCCAGTTCAAAACAAGGCTCTAGAAACGAAAATATCTAGCCTAAATGATAAACTTACAATGCTTCAAAATGAACTTCGTGAAAGCAAAGACTTACTATTCAAATTACAAACATTTACCATAGAAACTAACCAAAAAGTTCTAAATATGATTGTTCCTACACCTTCAATTACTGTTTCTGTTCCCGAAAAGATAAATGAAGATTTAGAAGAACCTGTAGTTGGATTTATTGCTGAAGAAGATCCTATAGCAGAGGATGTTGAAGATGTTGAAGATGTTGAAGATGTTGAAAATGTTAAAGATGTTGAAAATGTTGAAGATGTTAATGATGCTGATATTCCAATTGAGGAAACTGAAATTGACAACTCTGAACTAGAAGAAGAAAATGCGGGAGATGTATAAAAATCTATTGTGTTATTGTAGTAGAAACCTTTTCTACAAACAAAATATGAAGACAGTTATTAGTGTATTTATATTTTGCATTGTTTTATTTATTTATCTACATATACAATTTCAACTCAAGGTAAGCAATGATTTAGAAATGTATGATTTGGATAATGAATCTACCACAAAAGAAAAATTTGAAGAAATTTGTGACTTGAGACAACCCGTACTTTTCTCTCTTGATCCATTGAACATAACAACGGACAATATAATACAAAAATTCAGCGCATATGAGATCAAGATAAGAAACGTAAAAGATGCAGAATATAATTTGCTTCCTTTGTCGGTTTCAAATGCAACAAAATTATTTGAGAATGATACAAATGAAAAATATCTTTCTGAAAATAATGCCGACTTTTTGAAAGAGACTGGACTTTTAAAAGAATACAAAGTGCGTAATAAACAAATTCAACCACCTATGACCTGTCACACAATGCAGGATATTATATTTGGATCGGCTGGAGTTGAAACACCTCTTCGCTATGCTATAAATTATAGAAATTTTTATACAGTTTCAGAAGGATCAGTTCAATTAAAACTATTTTCTCCTTATAGCGATAAACATTTAGATCCAATAAGTGATTATGAGAATTTTGAATTCAGAACTTTAGCAGTAACTTCGGGATGGAATATTCCTGAAAATATAAAAGACAAAGTAAAATGCATAGAATTCATATTGACACCTGGAAAAGCAGTCTATATACCAGCATATTGGTGGTATAGTATGAAACTGGGAAAAGATTCCATTGTTCACTCTTTTCAATATAGAACATATATGAATTATTTAGCAATATTCCCAAATATTTGCATGTACTTTCTTCAAAACCTAAATGTGAAGAGAGAGATTGTGAAAAAGATGAATATAGATGAAACTATTAAAATACAAACAAAAAGTAATAGTGAAATTGAAGAGAAACAGAATCTAAAGTTAATAGACGAATAGATTAGGTATATACAGTAAAATATTTTCTATAGAAAATATAACTATAAATATTACACATGATTGACCTTTCACACAAAAAAATATTATTTTTAGGATATGGTGCAGTAGCAAAATGCGTTTGGAATTATTTTGATCATTTTTTCACATATTCGCTTGAAAATATATTTATTGTGGATAAATTTCAGGATACACTTATTGGACCAAAATTAAATCTAGTTCCAAAAAAAAATATTCTTGTTCAGGAAATAGACACGGCTAACTTTGTAGATTTTTTGAATAAGCATTGTTTCAGTGAAGGCGATGTTATTATTGACTTGACTGTTATATCAAATACATATTATTTTATTCATACTTGTTTTTCATTAGGTCTCAATTATATTAATACTAGCATAGAAGACATGTCGGATAAATATATAGGAACCTCTATAGACTTTCAACAAAAAGTAGTGCATGATATTTACAAAAAATATAAACAAAACGGAACAATTCGTAGCAATATTCTTATAGAATGTGGGCAAAATCCTGGATTGATACAGCACTATGTACTATATGCTTTGAATGAAATGAACAAGTTGAAGAACCAAGATACGGAAGATGATTACAGAAAACAAACACTTACAAAAGTTGTAGATGATTACAAAATAGGAACAATATTTTGCAGCGAAATTGACCATCTAGTTTTTGCGGGAGATGTTTATGATGACGACTCTGCAAAATTATATGATGCAGGAATCTTGAATAAAGATGTAATTTATAATACATGGAGTGTGGGTGGGTTATTAGTAGAAGGATTTGATAAAACTGAACTTGTTTGTGGTGGATTGGAAAATAATTATATAAAACCTCTAATAGATGAATCCGTTTTATTGACAGAAAAAATAGACTCTTTAAAAAAATCAATGAACAATGACGTATACAATACTGTATTTTTAAAGGATATTGGAATGAACAACTCACTTAATAGTATATGTCCTATTTTGAATGAAAATGGAGAAATCAAGTATACTGAATATAATGGAAAACTCATTCATCATGGTGAGGTATTTGAATTGGCGAGATATTTAGGAAAAAAAGCGCCATTTATGAGTTATGTGTATCAATTGAATAAATATGTCGCTGCATCTATTCAGAATTTTACCAAAAATCATCCAGAATATGACGAAACTGAATTACAAGTATTGATAAAAACAAAGTACGAGAATTATAATGTATTGAACAATATTGGAAAATATGATCAAGAGAGAATTATAGGGCATGATTCTATAGGTTGTACAATTTATTGTGGCGATGATAAAATAGAGCGTATATTTTGGTGCGGATCTATTCTAAGCGATATAGACGATAATGTACTTGCCGATTTTACACCAACAGTTGTTCAAGTTGCTGCAGGGTTACTTTCAGGATTATCATGTATTATGGAACCAGAAAATACTTCGCGTGGACTACTAGAATCCTGCGATTTAGACACAACATATATCATAAATAAAAGTAGACCTTTTTTAGGAAAATTTTTTTTTACAGAAATACCTGTTCAACAATTTAGCGGAAAATTTTTACACATTAATGAAAAATTTTTATATTCTGATATAATATAAATGAACGGAGGAAGACTACGTGGACGTAAAGTTAAATCTGTTTGCCGCGGAAGAAGGAGATCAACGTGCAAACGTGCCAAAAAGCACTGCCGCTGGGTGCACACCTCAAAGAGGAAGTATTGCCGCAAGAACTGGCGCAGCTACAAGAGGCGCCCTCTTACCATTCTCTAAATAGGATTCTCTAGGAGATATTGAATGAGGGGAAGAGAGAGATAGTTTTTTAGATTTATATTTTTTCATTCTTAACTTTATAAGAAAGAATGAAAAAATTTTTACTATTAGATAAACCCCAGATGGGTTCTGACTCTGCCATAAATCTTATGGTACACGGACAAGGAGTATTCATCTTTAAATATAATGAAATTAATGTTAATGAAATTAATGTTGATGATGTTGTTTCTTCTAATAAATGTATAATATATTTTTATAATACAGACAATAGCGAAGGACTACGAGTGGAATTCGCACATGGTTCAGTTAAAGTGAATACTGTTTCTGATGGAAACATATTGATAGATAAAAAGAACAAGAAAGGACTTTCCGGGCTGAAAGGAGCCTATTATTGGTTCAGCATTGATTCACAAAATCAACAACTATATGCTGGAATAGGCGAAGCGCGACTAGATAATATCATCTATAAATACAAGTTTGCAAAAAAACACAAAAAATTTCTAGAAGATATAGTTGAACTACAAATTGGCAGTGAAAGCAAGTCTTTTTTGAAACCATTACGGTTATTAAGGGATCCTATAACTAAAATTATACCACTCGTCATAAAAGATGTAGATGAATTGACGATGAACGATATTGCAAATTCTAGTTTCATGCCAAAGGCAAATTTATCTGTAACTGCACAAAAACTATACCACTGTATTTCTGGGAAAAACTTTATATTAGATGATGCAGATTTTCCCGATTTTTCCAAGGCGATTGAATACAGCATTGCAACACCTAAAATGTGGTGCAATAAAACTTTGAAAAAGAAAAGTACTGAATTTAACAAAGATAAACCGAATCTACTAGAAACCTATTTGAGAATCACGTTGGGAGAGAATAACGGCGAGTCTCCCGGAATTCCGTACGTCATGGAAATCTGGCCAGTGGGACATTATTCTCCAATTCATAACCATTCTGAAGCGAATGCAATTATACGTGTTTTGCACGGAGAAATAAATGTGAGTTTATATCCATTTTTGTGTGCTAAAAAAGACGGTATTACACCGTTTGCTGTAGCTGATTTCAAAAAAGATGATGTAACCTGGATAAGTCCAACGCTGAATCAAACACACAAATTGCTCAATAAAAAAACTAGTGCGGATACGTGTATAACAATACAATGTTATATGTATGATATTGAGGACTCGGGACATTATGACTACTTTGATTATCTAGATGAAGGTGGAAATATCTTGCAATATGACCCGGATTCTGATATGGATTTTATATCATTCAAAAATAAAATGAAAGAGGAATGGAATGCACGATAAGTAAAATATATATTAACTTTTATTAGCAAAAATGGTATACAATAATTTTTGCTAATAACAAATTTATCCTAGATTAATTTCCAAGAAGAAGAAGAAGAAGAAGAAGAAGAAGAAAGATTTGAGACGATTTTGTTTGATTCCTTGTAAAATAGCGCATTCATTTTTCGTATAATCGCCCACTTTTCTCTCAATGTCATATCATTAAAATTAAAATCCCGATATATTTTTGCAACCATATTATCTGGATGCAAAGTTTCAACAGGCATATTTTGTGCAACCATAATTCCGTGACTCTCCATAAGTATATTGTACATGACTTCTCCGTCATACTTTACTTTTTGAATCTTTCCTGAAACCCGCATATTGTATAAATCTCCCACGCGGACAAGTTTATTTTTATACATTACTTGATGTTCTGGCGTCATAATTGTATCTTTGCTAGGGACATTTTTTTCCAAGGCATCGCGTTCTATTTTTACAAGTGTTTTTCCACTAAACGTGGTTTGAGTCAACGCTATAATCTTTTTCCCCCCTATAGTGTTTCGTTTACTAGAAATATGCTGTATCTGTATTTCTCCTTGATCCGTTGCTATTTCTGTTGTTCCAATGAAACAAATTCCTGAAACTATACCTGTTGTAGTAAAAGTTCCTGAAACTGTTTCCAAAAAAGGATTTATACTATAACTAACCGTATAGTTGTATGGGGTATTTGGTTGCAAGTTGTTAAATATAAATGAATTCACATTTGTTACAATTGAAGGAACGGATGAAGAACTCAACTTTATAGTATATATGACGCTTCCAGTAAAAGTTCCTCGTTTAACATTTGGAACAGGGCTCCATCTTAAGGTTTCAGAAGTTTGACCAGCATTTGTTGTAGAAGTAATTCCACCACTTTGGCTAATGTATTTTAACTGAACAACATTTTCAAAATTATATTCTCCAACAGCTTGCTGATTTAATCTATCTGTATTTGTTGCATTATTCAAATAATATGCTGTACTATTTTCAGAAATACCAACAAAAACATTATTACTAAAAGTAGGTATATTTCCTAAAAAATATACATTTACTAAGGTAGAACAATCTGAAAATGCAGTAGATTGAATCGTTGTAACAGTACTAGGAATGGTTATACTTGTAAATATATTATTAAAAAATGCATCATGTTCAATTATTAGAAGACTATCATTAAAAGTTATACTAGTTAACCCTGCACTGGCAAAAGAACCAAAGGAAATAGTTTTAACAGTATTTGGAACAATATAACTTGTCTCTGTTTTGCCAATAGGATAGGATATAAGTATAGTTTGGTCTTTATTAAATAAAACTCCGTCTAAACTACTATAGTTTATATTTTCTGAATCAACAGTAATAGTTGTCATCACAACGCAATCATTGAAAACATCATCTGTAATTGATGTAACAGTTGAAGGAATAAAACATGTTACTACATCTGATTCCGTAAAATTATTTATTGATATATCTGTAACAGTATATGTAATTGCTGAATTTGTTACTGAAGCTGGTATATTAGCATCTGTTACCGATGTGATTACTAATGATCTGACACTAACTGTTTGAGGGCTTGTGCTTGTAACCAAAAAATTAAAATTTCCAGATACAAAAGTAGTCATTGTATATTATTTACATATAAAAATAAATGAAATAAATGAAATAAATAATACACTGTTTATTAAAATCATTCTAATAAATGTCTACAAACAATCAATTGTATATAATCCAAATAAATGACCGTTCTTACACATCATGGAATATAGAAAATGGAACAATGGATAATTTTGTTCTAAACCCAATTTCAGAAAAACTTTTTAACAAGGATACATTTACCCTAGAGACATCTGAAACCGCCTCCCGAGAATTACACATTGTAGACTCGCCTACTAGAAACGCGCTAAATATTCCATGTGTTCTTGTTTTGAACAATGGAAAGACCTATGGTAGAAAATCACAAAATCCAAAAAATAAACTTCTTTACAAGGCAATCCCCAATGATTCTCATCTACCTGCATTTCTTGTACCCTATGAAATAAAGAAACTCGGATTTTCCAAAGCTCTCGCAAACTTGTACATTACTATAACTTTTACGGAATGGTCCAACGATCAAAAACATCCATACGGAATAGTAAATCAAGTAGTTGGTCCAGTAGACGAATTGCCAAATTTCTGCGAGTATCAACTGTATTGCAAAGAATTGAATATTTCAGCCCAGAGTTTTGTTAAAGATGCTCATAATGCAATTAAAAAACATTCTGTTACTGACACAGTTGCGGATTTTTTGAAAGAACGTTATCCAATGATAGAGGACCGAACCGCGTGGAATGTCTTCAGTATTGACCCCGATGAAAGCAAGGATTTTGACGACGCATTCAGTATTCGGGAGCTCGGGGATGTAAGTCTCGTCCAAGTAAGCGTCTATATTGCAAATGTAGTACTATGGTTAGAGGCGCTCGGACTATGGTCGTCTTTCAGCAAACGCGTATCAACAATATATTTGCCAGATAAAAAACGCACCATGTTACCTCCCATATTGTCCGATGTTTTGTGTAGTTTGCAAGAGAAACATGTGCGTATTGCATTTACAATGGATGTATTTATATCTAGGAACGACATGTCCGTACAAGACGTTAAATTTGTGAATACTTTGGTTCGTGTAAATAAAAATTATAGATATGAAGAGCCGCCCCTGTTGCGTAATCCAAACTATAGTAGACTTTCCGAGATTACACGACATCTAGACTGCAATTCAACATACAAGTATCTTTCCGAGGTTAAAGACAGCCATGACGTTGTTGCATATTGGGCAATTTTCATGAACGCACATTGCGCAAAAAAATTATTATTTAAAAGGAGTGGAGTGTTTCGTAAAACTTTGATGAAGAATAATGACGTGGAACTACCTCCAGATATAGCAAAAATTATGAATATATGGTCAGGAATGTACGGAGAATATACATGTTTCCATGAAAATGCTGGCGAAACAAGTACGCGCCATGAAACCTTGAACCTGGAATCGTATGTACATATTACAAGCCCCATACGACGTGTGGTAGACATTTTGAATATGATAAAATTTCAAGATATCTATGGAATGATTCCTATTTCGGCGGAAGCGCAGGAATTTTATGAAAAATGGACAACCGCAGTGGAAATAGAATACATAAATACTTCAGTAAGAAACATCAGAAAAGTACAGACTGCATGCGAACTCTTGCAAATGTTTATAGAACAGCCAGAACTATGCGAAAAAGAATACAACGGATATATTTTGGACAAAGGATCGGTTTATTTACCCGAACTGAAAAAAATGTTTTATATGAAAATACCCGACGAAACACGTCTTTATGAAAAATGCGTATGTAAGCTCTATTTGTTCAATGATGAAGAAACATTGAAGAAAAAGATTCGTTTACAACTAGGGTGATTTATGAGAAACTAGTTTTTCAGAAATTGCATCATGTGTTGAGAAAAATCGTCTACATATTGTTGATCAAAACACTCAATATAGTCAAATATAAAGTCTAATGCCTCTCTATATTTTTTTTGTTCAAGTAGACTGTTCACATGTTCCTTATAGGCTGAATATACCTTTATATTTGAACAAAGATGTCGCGATTCTTTCAACATTGAAAAAAATACGCCAAAATCATTTTCCATAGTTGTATACTATATACATTATGTAATATTTATATTCTTTTCGCAAATACATAGGTATTTTCTTCCGATTTTTGTTTTTCTAAACTAGCACCAGCACTAGTGCCAGAACCAGGTCTCGCACTATTCTTCATGGAAAATACTACATCCAACATATCCCACCCCAAGTCTTTATGAATTTGTACAATATCGTCAAATAGATTATATTTCTTTTCCGTCTTGAAATTTTTCACACTCCAGGCGCTATATTTAACGCGCTGTGTAACTTGCTGAACTAGAGGCTTGATAAATCCAGAAATCCACGTTTCATAATTCGCATATTTTTTTGTAGACTGCGTCTCTTCATCACTATAAATCTCCAAGTTGTAATAGGGTGGACTTGTAAGCGCCAAATCATAATTGGCATCTTCAGGAATACACGTGAAAAGACCCTCTTCTGCTGGAACATTATACAAACTGACGCCTGTTAGATTTAGAGTATCACGAATATTGCACAAACCGTCAAAAGTTTTTTTACAAGGCTCAAATCCTGTGTAGGATACTTCGTATAAACTTTTAGATCCCAACATTCGGCCTCCCCATCCTACACAAACATCTAAAACAGATTTGGCATTGAAATAGTTTACAACTGTTTTCGCCATGAGAGGACGATAAATTGTTATTTTTGCCAAACCGTTTGTAAATGCCAAAGACCGTACAACTTCGGAAACATATGGGGTAGAATGATATACGCGATTAAACCGAAGAGCCTTTTCCAAATTTTCTGCAGTCCACAGAGAGGCTAGGCTTACACCCTTGTAATTTTTAACTGCATAAAAATGTGGCATTCGCGCGCGTATAATTTTCATCCCTGTTGTACAAGTCGCAGGAATATTTACCTTTTCTTTTGTCACTTCTTTTTTACAGAGGCTTTTCCAATCTTTTAGTAAATCTACAGGAGACGTTGTATCATAAATAAATCCGTTTTCCGAAATTTCTTTTGCAAAACTGGAAACCTGTTTTTCAAATTCTTCATCGGACAAGTCACGTAAAGAATTTCTCTTGTTTAAATATTCCATTTGAAAATATGATGTTGCTATAGTTACAGTAACATCATATTTAAATCATTTTTATGTAGAAAGTAACGCACTACGTTCCTTCCGTCTCTTCCGTCTCTTCCGTTCCTTCCGTTCCTTCCGTTCCTTTTACCACGGGCTTATTTTCGTCTCATACACATTCGTCATAAGACTATTTTTAAACTTTCCAACAGAATTAACTGTTTGTTTTGGAAGCCTAGCTTCATCTATTTTTTTCTCAACAAAACGCTTCATTATATTTTTTTTATTTTCCGTATATTCTTTTACAGCTGAATCATGTATTATTTTCTCTCTGGTTATGTTTCCAGCCTTTGCATTTAAAAATGTCGTTTTTCTTTTTCTAGTGCAAGCTTGACAACGACATCCAACATCTAAATAGTGTTCAGCTTGAATATCTTTTCTCCATTGATTTTCTATACAAATATTATTGTATATTATATATTCTGTTTCACTGTAACCTGACCAATGTCCAGTCTCTTTGTTTTTCCACGCATTTATATATGCAATTTTTTCATCAGAAGAATAATAAAAATTCAAAAATCTACACTCTGAAATCATTTGTAAATAATTGGCAGGTATTTTGTATTCTCTCTTGAATCTTTCATACAAGGACCCCAAAGGCTGATATTTTGTTTCGTAATCAGTAAAAATAATAATTTCAGTTTCCAAAACGCTTGTTAATATTCTACCCCATTCTTTTGAATCACAAAGCCTTAATTTAAGATACTGTATTCCGTCTTGTTCAATAAGCATATATTTCTTTTCAAAGTCAAATGCTTCCGGTATAATAATATTATATTTTTGTTGATAGTAATCTCCGTTTGACAAGTGACAAAATATATTATTAAATCTACTAATAAGACGCTGTGTATTATAGTTTATTAATTTGCTTTCATAATTATTAAAATGGAATGCAGCAATTTTGTCAAAAAATTCCGAGATTTTACGTTCAATCGGTGTACGATACACGTCTATTACCAAAATATTTCTTCCAATTTGTTTATTATAGTGAATAATTTCATGAATAGTGACTCCCGAAACACCTGTTAAAATATTCAACATTGTCTCGTCATGAATGTGAAGAACAGTATATTTAAATGTTGAACAAATACGTATAGAAGAAACGAGTGTAGTAGATCCTATTTTTGGAGGACAATATATAAAAATAATATTTGGAGTTTTTAATTCGTCTAAATTCATCTTTGTATTGGCTTCTTTCAATAGATGAATCTTTTCCTCTGTAAAATTGTACATGTGTCTATACTTACCCGAGAGAATAAGTATTAGAAATTAACCCAATACACCAAATAAATCATTTGTTTGAAACGTATACAAACTAATGATTCTATGATTCTATGATTTTTTATATTTATGCAATCTTGCTCTTTGAAGGTCTACCACGAGCACGAGGCTTCTTATCGGAAACGGCCTCTACTGCAACCGAAACATCATTTAGTTGTGAGGATGAAGAAGAAGGAGAAGGAGAAGATTGAATCGTCTCTTGGAGTTCTTCTCTAGGACCCGAACCACGAACACTTACACCCCTTGATACTGGAGCCTCATCTCTAGTCTTACGGCTATCATTCTTTGTTTCACACATAAGTTGTCCTCCACGTACACCAGAAACATTTGCCGCCTGAAACTCAAACTTGTCCTTGTTCTTTCCAGATGAAGGAGCAAGAGAAAACTCAACATACTCGCCTTGTACAAGGTATCGGAACTGTTCAGAAGAAACCATGACTGCAAGATGATGAACAAAAATATCACTATCCTTCTTGTCTCCATCCACAACAGTAATGAAACCAATACCCTTTTTATTATCAAACCATTTTACGCGACCAGTAAGCTTTTCTTCGGACATGTTTATAGTCATAATATAGGTGTATCTTTATATTGTTTTAGGTAATTCAAACTTTATGTTATTGAAGTATGTAATATGGTCTTACATATAGAGGTTTCACCGGATAATAAGTATTTTCATAGTATGCCGGAATATATTCAGGAACAAAATCAAGATCATATCCATATCCATTACCATATCCTGAATATCCATATCCATTCCCATAAATTCTTCCCCTGCCTCTGTGTCCAAATCTACCACGATTAAAACCACCTCCACCTCTATATCCAAATCCTCCGCGACCACCGCGACCACCGCCTCCACCACCTCCCCTAAATCCTTCTACATCTACAAACATTCCAACAAAAACAACTAGAATAAATAATATAAATAACACAACAAGTTTTCCAAAATGTTTCATTATATAGTAAGCATATATTTTAGTAAAATGCAACGATGTGTAAAGTATGTAAAGTATACAAAATATGTAAAATCTTTTATCTTCTATATACAAAAATGGAAGCTTCATATATAAGTGTAAGTATGACAACAAATACAAGTAAGAAGAAATTTTATTGTGAGCCTGTAATATTGCCGCAAATAGAGGAAGATATAAATGATGAAAATATATTTCCTCCGCCTCCTCCAATAAAAATGGAAGATCCTCAATGGGAAACTATGGAAGAAAAACAAGAATCAAAAATACTCCGCGAATTCAAATTAGAGCGAGATATTAAAGAATTTGTAGGAACCATTATCTCTCTAGATAGCTTACGAACTTCAGAAAATAAATCGCTAGAGGATCTAGAAAAAAAGTTGCATTTGAAAATAAACATGTTTTTCTCTAGTGAAAAAGAAATGGCAACAATATTTCAAAAAATAAAAGGAAATGAAGATGCATCTTTACTATTTTTGAAAATAGACTTTACCAAAAAACGTGTACGATCCTTTTTTGGGGAGTGTTTCAACGGACGCCAAGAAAAAATAGATTATCAGTATTCTTTATTGAAACCTTTGAATAAAGTGACTGAATTGGCTTGTTACAGTTATATGAATGATGAAGTTGAAAAATTATGTAGTAAGGAATATATATAACCCCCCCACCCCCACTCAAGTTTATTCTGTTTCAATTACTTTTTCTCTCTGCATTCTTCTTTTGGAAAGGGTAACCAAGGTTATAATTTCTAAAGAGGGTTCAGCATTATTCTCACAAAGGGTTGTATCTGAATCAATCTCGTCATCTTCTGTTACAAACAAATGCTTTTTATTTTTTATTGAATCACTAGAAGTAAAAAACTCTTTCAACTGTACTACTAGAAAGTAACCTGCTATACAAAAAAGAATACATACTAGAATAATTATATACATACAACATAAAATGACAATTTTTATCCATTTCGTATCCATATATGATCCAAACCAACTCATAATATAATATGATATTTGTACTATACACAAACAACGAGTATACTACAAAATTGAAATAACACAAGGCTTTATATATAATACATACTCTAACAACATAATGACACCTCTAAAACAGATAAAAAATAAAATCATCTTGCCCAACATGTTTTATTCATGGAAAAATCGTATTTGCAGTGCAGGTTCTTCAGGAGGAGACGGAAGAAACGGATTCTGGTCTGCGGTATATGTCCTCTTGAGCATATATGGCTCGCGGCGTCTTTAAGTAGGTTGGCTGATATATTATATTTTGAACTTAAAGAAACTTGCCGATTTGATGAAAAAATCGCCAAGACTGTTTTCGGATTTTCAATTTTGGACATTTATTTTTGTCCATTTTTGAAATCCTGAAACCCTTTTCCTAAAATTATTCTCAAAATCGTGTTGTGACCATAATGGTCATAAACACGTTTTTTCATTGATTTTTTTGTTAGCATAAATTTTATTTTCAATTTTAGGTTTGCTTCCTAAAAAATAATATTTTGCTACTTTAAGCAACAAATGGCAACAATCGGCAACAAAAAAGTAGCAACGAAAGACCCAAAATTTGCGTGTTCGTGTTGTGACTATACTACGTCACGAAAGTCTAATTTTGATAAACACCTCTCTACTAGTAAACATGCTTCACAGTCAGCCCCGACTACTTTGGCAACACCTCAAGCAACAACGCAACCGACGTTTTCCTGTGAAAAATGTGGCAAGTGCTACTTTAATCGCACAGGATTATGGCGTCACAATAAAAAGGGTTGCTACTTTTATCCACCAACAGAAGATATTCAGACTGTAGAAAATTTGTCTCCTGTATTAGACAAGGACATGATGCTCATGTTTTTTAAACAAAATCAGGAATTTCAAAAACAGTTGTTTGATATGATGAAGGAAAATCTCGGAACCATAAACAATCATTCTAATAATACCACCACAAATAATACAAAATTTAATCTTAACTTGTTTTTGAATGAGACTTGTAAGGATGCAATGAACTTGTCAGAGTTTGTGGATACCCTTCAAATAACAGTTGATGACTTGGAAAATGTTGGGAAATTAGGCTATGCTGAAGGCATATCTAGAATAATAACCAATGGGTTGAAAGCCATTGATATAAACCGTCGTCCTATTCATTGTAGTGACTTGAAGAGAGAAGTAGTCTATGTAAAAAATGCCAATGTATGGGAAAAGGAAGGCGATCAGCTGCGTAAAGCGATTAAATTCATTACAAACAGAAATATAAAACTCATTCCAAAATGGAAAGAGGCAAATCCAGGTCATCACTTGTACCACAACAAGCGAAATGATGACTACTTGAAAATCATGTATGAATCCATGGGTCCTACTGATGAAGCAGAAGAAAAGAAATATTTTGGCAAAATTATATCCAATTTAGCAAAGGAAACGGTTATCATGAAATAATAAAATGCTACATAAACTTTGGTGAGATGGAGAGTGAAAATATAAAATCTTGAATAAATTTCCCAAGACTGTTTTCGGATTTTCAATTTTGGACATTTATTTTTGTCCATTTTTGGAATCCTGAAACACTTTTTGGAAAAAAACTCTCAAAATCGCATTGTGAGCATAATGGTCACAAACGTGTTTTTTCGTTGATTTTTTTGTTAGTATATTTTTTTCGTGAATTTTTTAGGTAAAAACTCGGCGACTTTTTTGTTGACATATTTTAGGAGAATGTCAACCAAAAGTCGCCGAAAAGTCGCCGAGTTTTTTTACTGTGAAGATTGTGACTATTCATGCTTTGAATTAAATGATTTTACAAAACATATTAACACGAAAAAACACTTGTCAACGGAATCGGTTCCATCGTCAACAAAAAGTCGCCGAAAAGTCGCCGAGTTTTTTCATTGCGAAGATTGTGACTATTCATGCTTTAAAATAAATGATTTTAATAAACATTTGCAGACCAAAAAACATTTATCAACCGAATCAACCAAAAAAGTCGCCGAAAATTTTGTTTGCACATGTGGTAACATTTATAAAGATAGGTCAGGACTATGGCGGCATAAGAAGGCATGTAAACCGTTGCCAGAAGTTGAAATAGTTGAAAAAAAGGAAACGGACATTTATTATGAAAATACCGTTGTAAAAACAGAAGAGGAGATTTCACAAATGACTGCATTATTTATGGAATCTATAAAACAAAATCAAGAAATATTAATGAAGAATCAAGAGTTTCAGCAGAAATTATTTGAGATGATGAAAGATAACGTGGGTACAATAAATAGTCATAATATTATAACAACGAATAATAACAATAATAAATTCAATCTTAACTTGTTTTTGAATGAGACCTGCAAAGATGCTATGAATTTATCCGAGTTTGTGGATACCCTGCAAGTTACATTGGATGATTTGGAGAATATTGGAAAACTCGGATATGCTGAAGGTATATCGCGTATATTTACTAATGGCTTGAAAGCGATTGATATAAACCGTCGTCCTATTCATTGCAGTGACTTGAAGAGAGAAACAGTATATGTAAAGAATAACAATGTATGGGAAAAAGAAGGCGATCAGCTGCGAAAAGCTATTAAGCTTATTACAAATCGGAACATCAAACTCATTCCGAAATGGAAAGAGGCAAACCCTGGACACCATCAGTATCATAACAAGAGAAATGATGATTACTTGAAAATCATGTATGAATCCATGGGACCCACAGATGAGTTGGAAGAGAAGAAATTGTATGGTAAGATAATTACCAATTTGGCCAAAGAAACGGTGATTTTGAAATGAAAAAGAGAGAGAAAGTATTTCATCTTTTACCTATATAAAAGATAAAATAGACGCTTTGTGTAGGGCTCGAACCTACGACCTTTTGGTTAACAGCCAAATGCTACTACCAACTGAGCTAACAAAGCACTTTAATGTGGCTCTATAGGGGAGAAAAATTTACTCATTCCCCAACCACGATATACAACTCCGAAAAGTCTTTATACTGTTTTCAATAAAAATAATTAGTACAGATACACAACAAATTTTTACTTCTTTGATAGGATACTATTTTTATTTTTCTTTTTTTACTACGCTACTTCATTACCAGTCTACCAGTCTACTTTATTAAACCTTCTTCTTCACCACCTTCTTCTTGGGCTTCTCCTCAGCAACAGGCTCCGGAACAACCACTGGTGCTGGTTCAGGTTCAGGTTCAGCCTCTTCCTCCTCCTCAGCATCATCTTCAGGAAGAGCCTCTTCCTCCTCATCAGAATCCTCCACAATCTGACCAACAGGCTCAACATCTGCCTCCTCTACAGCAGGTGCAGCCGTCTTCAAACGCTCCTTATCAGAAGGCTTGAGCTTGATGAAGCATGATCCAGCAAGCGATGCACGAGGCTTCTGAACAACCGCCTGAATGAGCTTCCACGTAAGTCCAAACTTTCCATTGGCAAACCACAACCCACCACACTGCATAATCACAGCAACATTGATACCCTTCTGTAGGAAATCAAGAGGAGTGACACTGGGAACCGCGGGATTCGGGAAAAGCGCAACACCATCCTCATCGTAAATCTCACATCTCCAAACACCCTCCCACACAGGAATCTTAATGCGAACCGTGGGAGCCTTGTTCACATCCGGCTCACCAGTAGCCTTATCTTTGCTATACTTGAGCATAGGCGTCCAAAGAGCACTGATCACATCTTCGCTCTTGTGCATCTTTCCAAACCACTCCTTGGAATACGTCATAGCATCCGCCTTGATCTTCTTCTCAAACTCTTGCATGTTCTTCAGAAACGCATCCGTATCCGCATTCTTGTACTCATCCGTGGGAAACTGAAGCCCCATCTCGTACTTGCCATTTCCCTTACCAGTCTTCTCATCCACAAAATCCGCAGCTCCCCATGTGAGCATAAGAGGAGTGGACAAACGAAGACCAGTGTTGGTCGCCTTGTTCAAAATATTCACACTCTTTCCGCCGGAAGCATTGGCCTTGGGAGCCGAATACTTGATGGCATCAGCCTTGAAGAGGGTTCCGTCAACGATAGTATCTGCCATTTTCTTGTGCTTGTTATCTGTATTATATAGACAGGGATGCCTTTAAATCAATTTTTTTAGTAATACCCCCCTCCCACGACCTGATTTACCGAATAAAAGTAATCGCATCCCAACAATATTAAGGCATTTGAGTAAGACTATTTAAAAACATTTTCTCTCTTTATAGTAGATGAACAAATCTATTGAAGAATACTTTAAAATTATACAAAAAAAATGCGAAAAGAGCATGCCCAAGTCGGAAAAATCTGAAAAAATTTCCGACTATGACATTATTGTTCCTACTTCAGAAAATATTGATATATTATTTAAATATAATTACAACAAAGAACAGCTAAAAGCATTTGCATCAAAATACAAGCTGAAAATTTCTGGAAACAAGAATGAACTCTTGAGCAGAATTTTTTGTTATTTGGGAATGTCTAGTTCTGTTCTAAAAATCCAAAAAATCTTTCGCGGTCACTTGCAAAGAAGATACAACTCTTGCCGTGGCCCAGGCTTATTTCAGAGAGATATTTGTACAAATAGTACTGATTTTTTCACAATGGACGATATTTCCAGTTTATCAAATAATCAATTCTTTAGCTACAAGGATATAGACGGTTTTATTTACGGATTTGACATCATTTCTCTCTACAACTTGATTAAAAAGGGGGGAACTGATGTGAGAAATCCATACAATAGAAACAAGATTCCGAAACACGTCATTAAAACCCTGAAATCTCTTGTACGCTTGAGCAAGATATACCGAATTCCTATGGAATTAAATATTGTGGATATTGCTTACGATATTCCAACAGAAAAAAATGTGGAATTGAGGGCATTAGATCTTTTCCAAAGTATTGACGCTTTAGGAAATTATAGTATGCCGCAGTGGTTTCTCTCACTACATAGAAATCAACTTCTCAAATTTACTCGGGAATTGATTGATATTTGGGAATATAGGGCTCAACTACAGCATAGTACAAAGGTGAAAATATGTCCTCCGGCTGGCGCACCTTTCTCTCCTTATAGGATTCAGGCAATACAAACCGAGACAAATATGCAGAATTTGCAAAAATATATTCTTGAAATATTAGAGAAACTCGTAAACTCGGGTGTAGACCACGAACATAAATCATTGGGAGCAATCTATGTTTTAGGAGCATTAACCTTGGTCAATTCACAGGCAGCTGAAGCGCTTCCATGGTTATATCAGTCTGTCCATTTTTAAAAACAGAGAAAAAGAGAGAAAAAGAGAGAAAAAGAGAGAAAAACAGAGAAAAACAGAGAAAAGGTAGTAGAACCCGGTCCCAGTCCCAGTCCCCGACTATTTTTGTCTATAGATTTTCTATAAACAAAAAACTTTAGAAATAATTGAGTTACATGATATATTAGTCTTGTATAATTTTCTTACAAAAATATACAATATATCTAAAAACAAATATAAAGAAATTCGTTCATCACAAAAGTTTTAGGAGAATTGAACGGATTCAGATGCTTTACGCTGCAAACATATTATATTGCTGCGTTAAATGACTTAAAAACATAGTCTAGTAGTAGTATATAAATGCCCAGAACGAGCAAGACCACCACCCCTGCTACCGAATCCGCTACCCCCGTCGCTGCCACCCCCATGAAGGCGCCCAAGACCCCCAAGGCTGCTTCCGCTTCCGCTGCCGCCTCTGTTACGGAGAAGGCTCCCAAGGCTGTCAAGGCCTCCAAGAAGGATGCTGCCTCAGTTCCTGCTGTTGATGCTTCCGCCCCCACCGTTTCTTCTTCTACTGACGATGTTGTCGTTGAGGGCGAGACTTCAATGGCCGAACAGTCTAGCGAGTTTTTTGCCAAGCTCCAGCAGATTGGATCTCTTATTGCTTCCCTCAAGAGCGAGTACCGTGCTCTAGAGAAGAAGTGGACTCGCCAAATCAAGGTTGCTGAGAAGCAGAACTCAAAGCGCAAGCGCAAGACTGGTAACCGTTCCCCCAGTGGTTTCGTCAAGCCCACGCGCATCAGTGACGAGCTTGCCACCTTCCTAGAGAAGCCTTCTGGTTCCGAGATGGCTCGCACCGATGTTACCCGCGAGATCAACAAGTACATTCGCGCTCACAATCTTCAGGATAAGGAGAATGGTCGCAAGATCAACCCTGACCAGAAGCTCTCTACCCTCCTTCGCCTCAAGAAGACGGACGAGCTTACGTACTTTAACCTCCAGAAGCACATGAGCCCCCACTTCGCCAAGACGGTCAAGCCTGAGGTTTCTGCTACGGCTTAATTTCGTTAATTATTTCATAAAATATTCCATGATGTGTATATTATGAAAACTATAGTAGTTACTGGTGGATCAGGATTAGTTGGAAGAGCAATACAACACATTTCCAAATCCGAATCCAACCCCAACCCCAAGCCCAAGTCTTATTCCGACTACACATTCGTCTTTTTAAACTCGTCTCAGTATGATCTTTCTTCACTTGAACAAACGAGAGAAATGTTTGACAAATTACGCCCTGATATTGTAATACATTTAGCCGCTTGTGTAGGAGGATTAATGAAAAATATGACAAAAAAAGTGGACATGTTGGAAAAAAACCTGATGATAAATTTCAATATTGTAAAATGTTCTCATGATTATAAAATTGAAAAACTTATTGCCTCTCTCTCTACTTGTATATTCCCGGATAAGACAACCTATCCTATAAATGAAGAAATGTTACACAATGGACCTCCTCACTATTCAAACGACGCTTACGCATATGCAAAAAGAATGTTAGAAGTACATTGTAATGCTTATCGCGAAACATATGGCGATAATTTTGTTTGCATTATACCTACAAATATTTATGGACCGCATGATAATTTTAACTTGAAAGACTCACATGTTATTCCGGGTTTGATTCATAAATGTCATCTAGCCAAAGAGGAAAATCGCGATTTTACAGTGATGGGAAGCGGAACCCCTCTCCGTCAGTTTATTTATTCTGAAGACTTGGCAAGACTTATTCTTTGGACAGTGGAAAATTTTAATGAAAGCAGTATTATTCTCTCTGTTGGAGAAAAGGAAGAGGTAACTATTGAACACGTTGCTAGAGAAATTGCCAAGGCTTTTGATTATGAAGATAGGATCAAATTTGATGCAAGCCAGCCAGATGGTCAATATAAAAAAACAGCGGATAATGGAAAATTATCATCTTTCTTCAATGATACCCAACAACTTGAATTCATTCCAGTGGAAGAAGGAATAAAAAAAACAGTGCAATGGTTTATTGAGAATTATGAGACTGCACGAAAATGATCAAAAGAAGAAGCCTTCAGGTTCTAACAAAGCTTTAATTTTATTCATCTCAAGTGGTTTAGCATTTGTTTTATTCAGAGACTTTGAAATATCACCTATACCTACGCCTAGATATAGATCTTTCGTTTCAAATAATTGTTGTATTTGAACAAGATTCTCGTAATTTATCTTGGAATTTGGATACATTTGTATAATCCATGAATAAAAGTCGTCATTGGTTTCCTGTACTTCAATTTCCTTCTTTTTATATATCCTAAAATTGTTGTATATTTCATACAATGACAATGAAGATGATGACCATGACAATGAAGTCTCTTGATTATAATCTGTTCCAGATAATATGCAAATTTGCTGAAATTCTTTTTGACTTAGGTCCAATTCTTTCAAAATACTTTGCATATCATACAAGACAGCTGTGTGATTCATTAGACTAAAATAACGCAAGACGCGATCCATTCCATAAACAAACATATCCATGTCATCGCTCATACATGCCCATGCGCTATTCTCTTGCACCATGTAAGCACACATTTGATCTGCTTCACCTGGAGCATCTATCCAATTCATTCCACATGCATGTATTAAACTTTTTACGCCTTCAACTTGCTCTTTTTTAATAGATACAAATTGTTTTTTCAATACATCCATGGAAGAAACAATCTCTTGTCTATCTTGTTCACTAATATCCTTATCCAAATAAAGCTGTTCCTTTAGCTTATTGAACTCGTTCTTTGCAGAAACCTTGTCTATTTTTCTTTTTGCAAGTAGTGCCTTTTTTTCAGTAGGAGGCTTACCATCAAAGACGAATATCGGATTCGCACCATAGTGACGAAATATGGTAATCATGAGATAAATGTTTTCTAGAAGCATTTCTTCTGTGTGGTATTTGTAGATGTAGATACTAATGTCTACAGCAATTGTCTTGTCTCGCAAATCCGCAATGGATATGCATTTGATAGAGTTCTGGCATTTTTCTCGGATAAATTTATTCAAATTTTTAATCCCCATCTTTCGTTAGATGAATTGTTTCTTTTGAGGGGAGGGGGGAGAGGATTGTGCGTTCAATATGTTGCCACTTATATATTTCAATTTTATTAATAAGGTAACACGACTTTTCATAACTCCAACAAATAAAATTTATACAAATAAAGGTGTAAAATGGGAAACTCCATGGGAGTGTCATTTAAATTCATTAATGGAATTTGACTCTTAGGGGGTGGGGATTAAAATAGTTTTAGTCGTATCCTAAAAATATAATACAAATATAATACAAATATAATAAAAATATTTATATTATATAAAATGAAAATACCAATTAAAAAAAATACAATATTTATAAGTATTGCATCTTATAGAGATGAGGCTTGCAATAATACATTAAAGTCAATATATTCAATGGCAGAAAATCCAAAAAATATATATTGTGGTGTAGTACAACAGAATGATGCATCTGTAGATAGTGATTGTTTATATGAATCCAGAAAACATATTATTAATGAAAATATAACTATAATGCGATTAAATCACTATGAAGCCAAAGGACCCTGTTGGGCCAGATATTTAGCATCAACATTATGGTCGGGTCAAGAATATTTTTTACAGATAGATAGTCATTCTAAATTCGTTAAAAATTGGGATACAAAATGTATTAACATGATGAAAAAACTTCAAAAAAAGGCTGGTCCAAAGATAGTTATTTCACATTATCCAAAATCAGATAAGTATTACGGTATGGATAATCCAGAAGGGGTTACACGTATTTGCCAATCTTTTTTCAATAATCGCGATATGATATCTTTTTTAGGAGCAGAAGAATTAAAATCTGATGGAGAATTTTACGAAACACCTTATGTTGCGGGAGGGTTTATTCTTTCTACACATAATTTATTAGTAGATGTTCCTTATGATCCTAATTTGGATTTTCTATTTGTAGGAGAGGAAATAGGACATAGTATAAGAATATGGACAGCTGGATATAATATATATACTCCATCGGAAAATATAATATATCATGCGTATGTTCGTTCTGGAAAACCAAAAGTTTGGAATGATAACAATTATTCAGATCATGACGCATTTGAAAAGGTGAAACAAATGATTGGCATTTCTTCAACCCATGAATTACCAACACATATTAAATATAATGTGAATAAATATGGATTAGGTAATGAGCGTACTTTAAAAGAATATTATGAATTTGCAGGAATAGTTTTGAAAGATAAACGTGTTTATAAAAATTTTTGTAGAAAAAATAATGTAGGAACAGTTGAAGATGTTAAACGTAGCAATGAGATGGATCATCCAAGTGTAGTCCCAAATAAAACTCTAAAAGTAGAACAAAATACATGGTGGGATGTCTATTATGGATATTTTTATTTATTTTTGGCTGTACTAGCATTTCTATTTATTATTATATATTTTATAAAAATTAAAACTAAACATATAAAATTTTTTAGGAGGAAGAGATAAGAGTTATTAACATAATAAGTTAGAACAAGAGATTGGTTTCCTTCTGGATAAAATTGAAAATAAATCTATATATAATTCTAAAGAAATTATATATATTTCTTATATGAAAACACGGTCTCAAGGACCTACTGACATCTACCAACAACCCGACCAACCCCCCTGTGAACATCCACTTTATGAAGTTAATATAGATTTTGATGAAGCAAGCAGAGCATGGAGAGAAAATAAAAAATCTATGAAAAACGGACAGTTCATATATACTTGTACAAAATGTAAACGCATTCCTAAAAAAGGACATCCCACGTGTTATTTGCACTTGAAAGAATCACATCAAAATTAAACCACATAATTCCCCCCCCCCCATCTCTACCCCATCCCATCCTCAATCCTCCCTAAAACCTAGTACTCAATAACAGTCATTCGCATATTTTGTAGTAAAAATTTATTTTCCGTCGTCATATTTTTTTTTCCGGCCTGTTTTAATTTCATTAAAAGTCTTTCAGCCCAATCAATTCCATGAAAAAGACTTGCAGATTCAGAATTTGAAATTATAAACTTGCAAAAATCTCTCTGATTTTGCGCCGTCTTTTTGAATTGAAAGAGAGAAGTATTGTGGTTATCACACCATGCCAGAAATCCTGGAAAGTTATTCAAGAGAATAGTCTTTATTACGTAGTAGGCCAAAACATTTGTATTTTCCTTGTACAAAGTTTCACGAATTTCTTGTGATTCTTTACTTATACTAGAATGAATCAACCCATAATCAAGAGTCATAAAATCCAATGCCTTGACCATTTGCAAGAATCCGAATTTTCTCTCTATATTAAGTATGATGTAAAAGTGTTCAAGATATTCGTTGAAGGATTCAGTTGTGCTAAATGCATAGAAACAGACATTCATGATTTCCGCCCAACACTCCGTATAAGCCTCAAACAAGTTCACTTGTGAATTCACCGGAAATAATTCATGTATTATACCGTGACATTCAGTATTATTCATATCTGAAAAATCCAGTGCAAAATTATGAAATGTTTCATGCATGAAAACTTTGAACCATTCTTCTTTACGATACACTACAATTTCAGATACCTTTGGGCAAGTTGTTGTAAATGCGGTATTGACGTGACTATAGTCAAGTATATCAATATTTGATTTTGGGAGTTCTTTCAACAATTCGGTAAAATACAGAAAGACGGTAATTTCTTTTGAACATTTTTTAGAAGAGTATTCATTCAAAATATACATCCATATCAACATGTTTCTAGAACATTGCTTATAAAAATCTAGTTTTAATTCTGGATTAGATTCTTCAACAATAAAGAGGAATTTGATTAACCTTCCGAAGAGAGAAGTTTCAAAAGTTATAGAATATGTCATGACCTTGTCAATATAATCGCGAATTTGTTCAGGAAATGCATCGCTAGTAAACATGTCTGGCCTAGGTATTTGTGCAACTGTTTTAATTTTTTGTATTGAAAATTTATATGCATTTTGGGTTTCTAATACATTGTCAACATATTTTTGTGCATCTGTCAAATCAGAATAAATATGTTTCAAAATTTTATTCGTTTTTTTTGTACCAGTAATTGGTTCTAGTTTTTTTTTATACAAATAATAGAGTAAAAATTCGCTTTTCCTAGATAATCTCATAGTATACATGCGCATAAAAAAATTGTATAGTAATACCGAAAATATTGTATTATATATAAATTCAATATTTTCATAATCTCATAGTTACCGCGTTATCGCGTTACTATCTAGTCACCTACCAAGTTCGTTTCTAACCATCATCAACTCTTCAAATATATCCGGTTCTCGCCCGCGTATAAAATGCGTCAACTTTGATCGTTGTGTTGCCAGCAATAATTTTTTCAAGTCTTCATTTTGGTTGAATTTTGCATATTGAGCAGCATACATTTCTTTCTTCTGACGTTTTCCGAAAAAGTCTGGGTCTATTTCCACCTCTTTAGGTCGCAATAATTCTCCCTTATATTTACCCGATTTTCCTCCCGCGGATTTAGCCATCTCGGGATTTTTAGACAACTCTGTGCCCGAGTCTAATGAAAAGCTCAAATAAAATTCAGGATTATTTTTTTTAAATTTTGAAGCTTGGTAGTAATTTTCTACAGACGACCATTTGTGGTTATCCACCATAAAGGGCTGAACCCAAAAATTGGACAATTTTTTGCGCCATTGAGGAATGATTGCCAACTCGGAAAATTCCTTCAGCCGCCCGTCCTCTATTTTCTCTCCTGAACCTTTTCCTGGAAGAGGCTTATCCATGGATTTTGAGTAAAACTGCAACACGACGTCGCTATCATATATTCCTCTTAATTTTGCATCGGATAAATCTTCATATTGTGTTTCCATTCCTGCAACCTGGGGACCCTTTAATGCATCTTTGAATCTTTTAAAATCGGGAATAATCGCAAAAGGTCCGGCGTTTTTTTCCATGCACTTGTCAACAATCCGTTTTTTGATATCGTATGGTATTTCGTTGAATGTAAATATCATTTTTTTCTTATAGCCAATAAGCTTGTAATGTTGTCCAGTGTATTCAACAATGATGTAAAATTCAGGAGTAAATTCTCCCTTGTTTTGAAGAATGGAATCATTCAATTGGCCACATTGAAGAACATTGTCCGCATCTTTTGCACTATATCGTTCGTGAGAGAATAATATAAACTTTATATTTAGCGCGCGTTCTAGAGTGGATATAGCCCATGTTTCCGCCCAAAATTCACACGTAGTAATCTTCTTTTTGAATTTTTCCAACGTATCCACGTCTTTCATAAATTTGAATTCATTCAATATTTCTGATGTTACTCGTTTTCCTTTTACAATATTATCGTGCTGTTGTTTTACATTTTTGCTTACTTCTATGAGCTGTTTTTTTGTTGCGCGATCCAATGTTTGATTGAAAACAGTAGTAATTTTAGAATATTCTTTTGCAAGATTTTTAACATCCTCCGTTTCTTTTATTAAAGCATTTTTGTACATGTCATACAGTTCCCGATAATTTAAAAAAGTTTCTTCATTTGCCTCTTCTGCCAATTTTTTTCTGATTTTTTGTACACTTGTTTGTTGTGCAATACTAGAAAATGCGTCACGAATTGTTGCGAAAAAACAGTCTCCGCCTCCCTCATTATCTATAATTTCATAATTTTGATTTTGCATAAATTCTTGCAGCCAAGTATGTGAGGGTTCCTTCTTGTATTTTTCCATGATATCTGTTGCTTGGCGTTTCGTTTCTTCCCTCAACATGACAGGAATTGGAACACCTTTAGTCAAAATAAAAGTGTCTTTTCTTATATCTGGAATTTCTGTTGAGTGTGTTTGCGTTTCTTTTGGGGTGCTCCCTTCTTTTCTTTCTCTTTCTTCTTCACTCCTGGCCTCTGGTACACGCCGTTTATTTAATAACATTTCTCTCGTGACAAAAGAATAAAGCCGTGGTTCTTGCATTTTTTCAATATTAATAGAATTTGTATTGGCATCCAAATAGTCGGACAAGGTACTGTTTATAATTTCAAAAACGCCTATTTGAATGACTTTATTATTGGATTTTACTAAATAAATGGGATAGTACAAAATATCCTTTTCTTGTAAATCCTCTTTAGATTTTCCTATAGCTACGATAATATCTGTACCAAGAATATGCATTTCATAGAGAGAAGATTCCATCTTTGCGTCGCGTGGATCTAGTTTTTTATTTTCGGGATAGAATACATATGGATCAATTTTAGAAACCACCATGTATGTTATATATATTAGATATTCAAATATATATAGCTTTATATTTGTTTTTCCTAGAAAGGGAAACGCTATAAAAATAGTATAAATTGTTTCATAAACTTGTCATTTTTCAATTCCTCCATATAGAACCACATTTGTTTTCTTCGCCCAACGGTTTCATAATTTTCTAGATCATGTTCAAATTCTAAAATGGCTTTAATATAATCCATCTTTTTCCATTTTTTTTTGTTGCACGATAACTCATAATAATTTGATATAGTTACTAGTTGTTTGAGAGTATAATTCAAATCGTAGTTACTGATTTCAGCAAATATTAAATCGTTTACCGTTTCTTCCGTTTCTTCCGTTTCTTTCGTTTCTTTCGTTTCTTCTTTATCGCAATCCATAGTTGTAGTTGTTTGTTTAATGTATTCATAATCAAAGTCTTTCATAAATTCGTCCAAGTCAAAATCTGAATGTGAACTTGAACCTGAAATAGTACCAGATTCAACAACCTTGTTTTCATCTTCTATTACGGTATAAGCAATATTTTCTTCAAGGTAGTCTTCATGTTTCATAATCAAGTTGTATATTTTGTATATTATAATTTGTATTTATGCCTGTTTCGTAAAGAAAAATGATTCTAATTTCTTTCCAAATGGTATAATTATACAACATTATGACAATTGCAAAACAACTTTGTATAAACCGGTTTCGCTTACCACTTGAATTATTAGATATCATAAAAGAGTATAGTTTTTATGATATAGTATCGTATAAAGCAAAAAAATGCATGGATAAAATTTGCAGAATGATAAATGAAGGGAATACCTACAATGAACAACCTGCATCCCAACTTCCGCGCATAATGTTCTATGATAAACCGAAAATTGTGAGAGATATTACTAAAAGTGACAGAATGATGCATCTTCAAACTTTTGAAAAAATTACAGAAACTTTTTACAAGTGCAGAATATTTAGTCTTTGGTTTTGTAAAGTGTGTGGCGATTATGAAAAGACGAGTTTTGAGAACGAATACGGAAATATTTTCATAGATGAGTTTGAATTTTCGGGATGTATTTGCGATAAGGATTTGCGGATTATTACGAGGCGTACACTTTTTCCATTAGGAAAAATTGTAGAATAACTATTTACACAATAAAGTTTACTTGTCATAGTCCATAAAAGCCTTTGCATTATCACTGTATCCTGATTTTTGTTTTCCTAGTCGCGGATGAAATACAAACCACTTGTCTTTTTCCTGCAAGGGCTTCCATACTTGGTCATTTGCATAGATCCAGTGTATTCCACTCTGTTCTAAAAGGGGAAGAGCCCATTCATAGAGTGCAATAAGTTCGTCCAAGTAATGACCATTGATAATATATGCCGACGCGTTTGATGCTTCTATAATTCTGCGTAAATAAGGCGTGGGTTGTACTTCTTCATGCTGAACCATATTACAACACAACATGCAAACATCGTATTCCGGGCCAGACGTGAAAAATGTTTCAAGCGCTTGTTCTAGCTCTTCTTTAGGCATCAAAAAAGTAAAATCGTCTTCCAAGATGAGGACATTTTTGTAACCGCGTTCTTTAGCTAGTTTCATAACGGCAAGATGCGACTTTCCACAGCCCACGATTCCTGGATCATGGTAAATTCCGGAAAATCTCTCTGCCTCTAGGGAATATTTTGCTAGATCCGCCTCAATTTCTTCGCGACGATCAGTTCTCTTGTCCAAGTTTATGTAAAATATTTTATCAATATGGTGAGACATTGGAGGGGGAAGAGTATTTACATTTCTTTATAAAAAAAACGGAAAGATTCAACGAATTCAGCCGAATCAATTTTTCAAGTTGAATATTTCAGGATACTTTGTTTTAATAATTTCCGTTAGTACTTCAATTTTAATAATTTTATCATTTTTCAAAATATCCGCCGTTTCAATAATTAAATAGCAACATTTGTTCAAAATCATTGTAGCCATAGTGTATGCATCTTGAATCAGACCCGAGACTTGATCATCAATAAGTTCCTTGTATTTTTCACTATTATTAGGATAAATTACATTTGTACCCATTCCATAATATGAAATCATGCGTTCTGCCAACTTGATAGCCTCCTCAAAGTCGTTTATCGCACCAGTTGTCACACTTACCCCATAAACAATTTCTTCTGCAATTCGGCCACTCAATAAAATCATCAAATGTTCAAATAGAGCTTCTCTTTTATGAATATTATTGGTGCTTTGTTCAAACATTGTGTATCCAGGAGTATTTGGTGCGGATAAATTAATCACAACCTTGCTCACCTTGGAATGATGTTTAGAGAGAAACCCCATTACAGCGTGTCCCATTTCATGAATAGCAATGCGATCAATAATATCAGAACTGAATTGATGTTCTGTTGGCTGCCATCCAACCATGATTTTATTTATTACGACATCTAAATCGGTATATGTCATTACAAATCTATTTTCCCGAAGAGCATTTAACATGGCTTCATTCAATAAATTTTCAATTTGTGCTCCAGACAATCCGGCTGTCATATCTACTAAATCTTTTACATTGATTGTATTATCCGCGGGTTTTCCTTTCAAGTGAATATTAAGTATTGCCTCTCTCGTTGTTGAATCAGGGTGTCCAATACATATTCTTTTGTCAATACGACCGGGGCGAAGTAATGCTGGATCAAGCAAATCCGCGCGATTTGTTGCGCCCATTAAAAAAATTCCGGAACCTGTTTTGAAACCGTCCAAATTTATGAGCAACTCATTCAACGTACTATCTCTCTCTGAAGTGGATGCTTCACTATCAGTACCGCGCTTTCTTCCAATAGCATCAATTTCATCAATAAAAATTATACATGGTAGATTTCTTCGCGCAAGTTCAAACAATTCTCTCACACGACTTGATCCAACTCCAACATACTTGTCTTGAAATTGTGAGCCGGAAATAGCAATAAAAGATGCATTCGTTTCACCTGCAAACCCCTTTGCCAACATTGTTTTTCCGTTTCCAGGCGGACCTTCTAAAAGAAGACCTTTTGGTATTCTAACGTTATAATTTGCATACTTTTTGTAATTGACTAAAATGTCAACACATTGAGTAAGTTCATTTTTTATATTTTTATAGCCTCCAATATCATCAAATGTTAATGAAGATTTTGTAATAACTTCAAAATTTTCGGTTTTGTCTCCAGTTCCAGCGCCCCCAGCATTTCTATTTCTTCTTGTTCGCATAAGGCTTCCATCTAGATTATAATAATGACCTTCGGAATTATCTGATTCATCATTTGTTGTATCAATATAAGGATTACTAGATTTTTTCAAAATACCTGGTTTAGTCATGATTATTTTTCGTTTGAAAACAATGCGAGTATTTGGTGGAAATAGTTTTTTTATCAACTGTTTATCATGATCATTCATAGTAGCATCATTTTGTATGTCATCAATAGCTTGTTGTATTATTTTTTCTATTTCATCCTCTACTTGTTCATTTTCCTCTTTATTATTTTCTTTATAGTTATTTTCATACCCACCAGTTTCTTGTTTTTTATTTTCAAGATATTTCAAATATTCATCACTATTCAATATGGTATCTGTTTGTAATGTAGTATTTCTAGAGTTGAGTTTTTTGATATATTCGTCATAATACTTTCTTCCAAAAGGACTATAGTTTCTGGTCATTTGTAATGTTGCTGATTTTACATTTATTTTACGTAGTATAGGTCTATGCAAAAAAGAATTATACAGACTTGTACTTGAAAAAAAAAGAATAAAATATAAAGATTTCATGTCTAAATACTTCATATCTATAATATAAAACTATACAATACAAAAAAATGTATAGTTTTACGTAACAATTACGCCCCGTACTACATATCTACATTACACATCTACAATATCCATGCATTTAAAAATGGACTTGTTGGATAAACTAGGATACATCTTTACCTTCAACAAAGACAACATCTTAATTGTTTCAATTATAGTTTTTCCTTCAACTAAATAGTTGTTTTCATTTTCAGAACCATTAAATAAATGCTTGTTGTACAAAAGAGCAATATTTTCAATGTACTCGTCTACTTGTGACTTTTTCTCTTCTTGTTTCATCAATTCTACCACAGTTGACAACATTTTATGTGTAAGATCCACCAACTGTTCAACTTTCAAAACACCAATTTTGGAAAGATTCACGAAGAATGAACTCAATGATTTCCTCTTTTCATTATCCTTGTTTATTTTACAATATTTATTATAGTCAACATCTGGATCAACATATTCTATAACTTGAAATAGTTCAATAAAGGTTTGAAAACTTTTATCAAATATCTCCTTCATAATTTCATATTTTTGGATTAATTCAGAGTAAAGGTCAGCATACACCTTTGAAAAGAAACGATTGTTTGAAGCAATGTCAAAAATGGTTGAACTAACATGAATCATTTCTTCTGGAGAAATTCCTTCTTCAATAAATCTATCCAAAATGTCCACAATATTAGTCTTCATTTGATCATAGTTTTTATCCGACATTTTATTCAGATGAGAACGGATGACGTCAATTTCTGCTTCCAATCCAACCTTTTGCTCCAATTTTGTAGCATGAAAAGTTCTCAATGTTTCCCAGTCGCTATCATTAATTTCTACATTTTTATTTGACCTCTTTTTACGAAACGCGAGTTTAGGTTGTTGGGCTGCTGCCACAGAATCCTTTGTTTTATCCCTCTTTTGAAAAACCGGAGTTTTAATATAAGTTGGTGACCCAACTTGAGTAGACAACTCTTGAATAATATCAATAGTTTCATTCGGTAATTTCAAGTCAAATCCATCAAATGTAATATTCACAAAATCTTGAAGACTATATATCATTGTCATAATGCTGATACTTGTTATATATTAATAGATTCATTTATATCAATTTTTACTAATAATAAATATTATATACGTTATATTACGAATAATTACATAAAAATAAATTGATTCATAATAAAACGTATATAATAACTCGCACTTATCAGATTTATGGGAATTTGTTGTAGTAATTCAGTAAAAAAACCCAATACTAGTGAACCCGTTTCAGATGACGAAGTTATACTTTATAATACAAAAAAAATGTCTAACCACTATACTCTAAATTATCCTCTTCATCAAAAAAGAAAAAATTCATATATTTATAATACAACACACCATGATCTTATTCATATTAAAAAATTATCATGTTTTATTTGTGGAAAAACAAATAATGAAACTGATCCATTAGAAACTCACCACTTTTATTGTCAAAAATCGGCTCAAAATGCTATAGATTGGATAAAATTTGGAGAATTCTCCAAAACTTGTTACAATATACAAACTGGAGAAAATATTAGCGCGAATTTTAATTGGAGGAATGTTCAAAAAAATCCGGATATTTTTGTAGATTCTCCATACAATATGATAGTATTGTGCAAAGAACATCATACTTCTGGAAATAAAGGTATTCATCATGTTCCATTTCCAGATTGGATTTTACAAAAGTATCCAAAAGGTGGGTTTCAGTTTTTGGTCTAGACTTTGGAAAATTTAAAAATACACACTGTAGTAACAATATAAATTCTACTTCTGAAAGAAAGCAACTTAAATACATTTCAAGTTGAATATATTATGAGTCATTTTGTTAAAAATGATACGCGCGCCAATGTAGATAATGTAGATAATATAAAAGACTTGGACAATAATTATAATTCAGAAATATATGAATTTCAAAAATGGGAAGACTTGGAAATTCCAACAGATTTGTTGCGAGGAATATATTCCTACGGATTTGAAAAACCAAGTCCAATCCAATCCAAGGCAATTATTCCCATTCTTAAAGGAAAAGATGTTATTGCTCAAGCACAATCGGGTACAGGTAAAACGGCTACTTTCGCAATTGGCGCTCTATCTTTGTTGAATCTAGAGTCTGACACAACCCAAATAATGATCTTGTCGCCAACTAGAGAACTATCTAAACAGTCTGCAAGCGTTCTGACAAGTATTGGTTCCATGTTGAAAGGATTAAGAGTACAGACGCTAGTAGGCGGTTCATCTGTAGATGAAGATATATATCAACTAAAAAATAATACTCCTCATGTTATTTGCGGTTGTCCAGGAAGAGTATATGACATGATTCGTCGTAAACAAATTGATGCAAAAGATGTAAAATTAGTTATACTTGATGAAGCCGATGAAATGTTGGCCTCCGGTTTCAAGGAGCAAGTCTATACTATTTTTCAACGATTTAATGAAAATATTCAAGTGGCATTATTTAGCGCAACACTTCCCTTTTATATTCACAAAATTACCAGTAAATTTATGCGAGATCCTGTAAAAATTTATGTAAAGACAGAACAACTTACGCTGGAAGGCATAAAACAATATTTTGTTGCTATTGAGGATGATAAACAAAAGTATAGTACATTGAAAGACTTGTATACATTCATGTCAGTTAGCCAATGTATTATTTATTGCAACAGTGTAAGGCGTGTATCCGAATTATATGATGCGATGATCAATGATGGGTTTCCAGTATGCTGCATTCATAGTAGTATGGAAAAGGTTGAACGAGACAAGGCATATACAGAATTTCGTAACGGAACTCATCGTGTTTTAATTTCATCAAATGTTACTGCGCGTGGGATAGATATACAGCAAGTAAGTGTGGTAATTAATTTTGACATTTCAAAATGTGTGCATACTTATTTGCATAGAATCGGGAGAAGTGGTAGATGGGGGAGAAAAGGTGTAGGAATAAATTTTGTTACTAGATATGATGTGGCAAAAATCCGCGAAATTGAGAAGCACTACAGCACACAAATTGATGAACTTCCCTCTGAATTTGACAAGTTGTAGATCTAGTATATAAAATATATTTCTATCTAAATGTATTTGTAAAATTCATATCATCAAGTATAGATGATATGAATATTTCATACTATTGTATACTATTTACTCAAAAATATACATCCATAATCTTTCCAATATATATCCTTCAATCATATTCTCGGTATCTTTCAATAAGGTCTCATTTAATATTTTATATATTTCTGGATTATGTTGTAATATTTTTTTTTTAGAAAGTGAAAATAGCCCACATAAAGAGAAGCGAATTATATTTGTAGGTTTATTAATTTGTAAATTTGTTCTATTCAGAAACCCTTGTACTATAGTATCATCTGTCTTAAAAATTTTTTTATGAATTATATTTAAACTTTCAATTCCCTTATCATGAAATTTTTCTATAGTATTAAAGTTACTGTTCATATGCATAATCATGTATTCTAACCCATAAATAGTCATTGTTTTATATTTGTTCACAACTTCAACTGGCGGTAAATTTTTGCGCAATAAATACTGCAGTCCCATAGGTTGAACTTCTGCGTGGAATTCATAATTGTCTATTCCAAATAATAAAGTATGATTATGATCAAATGGATTAGCTTGAACAAAGACTACTCTTTCTGTCAAATTATTTTGCTGTGATTCCATATGATGTAAATACGTATGTCCTTCTCTACCTACATTTGGTAAATTCACAATATTTTGTAATTCGTATAAATCATAGTTCACATATTGCGAATTTGTTTCAAACTCAAATATTTCTGAAATATCTCCATATTCCGATTTATTGTATATTATTGCAATATCATTGTATGCAAGCGCCCATTCTACATTTTCCATATATCTTGCTATGACAATGGATATTTCTTTGGTATTGAATTTTTCTCCAATATACAAAATTTTGTATTTATTTTCGCCTATAGGAATAATGTCCCATTGTGTAAATCTATTTTTTGACGTGTATAAAAAGACGTTATTGTTACTATTTGGACATCCTAAATATTGTGTACCATTATATCTTTCAAAAACTCCTCTAATATAATAGTTTTCATCTTGTTTTTCAATAATCCATTTTTGTCTACCCGAATTATCGTCTTCATACCAAAAATCTACTTTATTTGTTGTATGAGGATATGATAAATATTTATTATTATACATAATATTCAAAGGTTTATTCAGTTCAAAATTTTCAATAACAAAATCCGCATATTTTTTTGTATTGAATCTTTCTAACAAAAAATTTCCATCCATATATATATTTTTTATTTATTTTTATTTATTTTTACGAAATTAATTTTGAATTCGGATTAAATAAATAATTATTTTCCTTTTATTTACTATTACATCTTTATTACATGTCTACAGAAGAAATACCAAAATTTTTTCAGTTACCAATAGAACATATTTCTGAAAAATCCCGACTGAAAGAAACAACTTTAAAGGATTTGGAATTGACAGAAACAATTGATCCATCTGGAATACCAATTTATGATTTCGCTTTTCGTCCTCAAACAACTTTAGGAAAGACTATGGTGAAAGAAATGGCCGTTTATTATACCTCCGATGCGACACATTTAAAAGAAACTCAAGATTTTTTGCGATCTTATTCGCCACAAAAATCTCTAGAACAACAAACTGAAATTAAAGAAATGGTAGAACTCTTTGATGAAGTAAAACTTGACACGGGATTTAAAGAGAGATATTTTTACATAGATTGGGAGTACTGGGAGTCTTTGAATAGATCTGATTCTTTTCTACAATATATGAGCATCTACAACATGGCGTCTCCGGTTCTTTCTCTCTTAACACCCGTATGTATAATGATTATTCCTTTTTTTATTTTGAAAGCTCGGGGTGTTGATGTTACTCTTACAGAATATATTCAAGTCTTGAAAATGGTAGCATCCAATAATGCACTTGGACGAATATTTACACATTTTCATTCTGTACCAAATGACCAAAAAGTCTATTTAATAGTTTCCGGGATATTCTATTTAATATCTATTTATCATAGCATCTTGAGTTGTATACGTTTCTATGCAAATATGAAAAAGATACACCGTTCACTGTTACTCATTAATACATATATCACAAACACTACAAATACCATGGAACACTTTTTGGAACACTCGGAAAAATGCACCACTTATCAGACCTTTAACCAAGTCATGAGAGAAAAGATGAGAATTTTAAACCAATTTAAACAGCGTTTGTGTGAAGTGAAAGGTTCCGGCTTTTCTTTAGGAAATTTGGGACAAATAGGAAAACTATTGAAAATGTTTTATGAATTTTATTGTGATGTTACGCTTCATGGAACATTTATGTATTCTTTTGGATTTCATGGGTATGTGGAGATTTTAACTGGTCTAGGAGAGAATATTAAACAAGGAAAAATGGCCTTTGCTGAATTTATAACAAATTCATGCGATAATAAATCAGAAAATAACAACCCCGAAAAAACTGGCAAACCCAAGAAAAAGAAACCCCGTAAAAATAAAATAAAATTCAATAATTTGTACTATGGACCACTTATAGATAAAACTCCTGTAAAAAATACTGTAAAGTTGGATAAGAATATAATTATTACTGGTCCAAATGCATCTGGAAAAACAACAATTTTAAAATCTACTCTGATTAACTTGATCATTAGTCAACAACTAGGTTGTGGATTTTATGAAAGTGCTGAGTTGACGCCTATAAAATATATACATTGCTATTTGAACATACCAGACACTTCCGGTCGTGATAGTTTGTTTCAAGCTGAAGCAAGACGATGTAAAGAAATTATAGATATTATTCAACAAACGACACATACAGATACAGATACAAATGAGCAACATTTTTGTGTATTTGATGAATTATACTCGGGAACAAATCCCGAAGAAGCGGTGACTAGTGCTCTAGCTTTTATGGAATTTTTAGTAAAATTCAAAAATGTAAAATGTATTTTGACTACACACTTTATAAAGGTGTGTAAAAAACTTGCAAAAAATAAAAATGTTGAAAACTATTGCATGGAAACTATTAAAGATGGAAAAGATTTTTCGTATACGTATTTGTTAAAAAATGGAATCTCAGAGATTCGTGGAGGATTCAAAGTTCTTCAAGATATGAATTATCCTAATGAAATTTTGAAAAAGTGTCCATAAATCTATAGTATATTGTTCCTATGTTGTGCGTTTTTTGTAAAAATAAAATTATATATATTATCTATAAAGATGGCATTATCTGATGTTTTTACTTCACCCTTTTTCATTTCTTTTGTAATTACTCTACTTGTAGGATTTTTAGGAGTATACATTACACAAAAACTTTATCAACAAAATCATAAAATTAGTACCATGTTTGAGATTGTTTCTACGCTTGCTGGAGAAGTTCAAACTTTACGGTCTCACCTTATGTTTGGATCTATGGGAAAAGTCGGAGGAGCTGTAGAGACAATTTCTCAACCTCAAACTCAACCAATTTTATTTGAAGAAAAAAGTATAAAACTTATTTCAGTTTCAGATGATGAAGATGATAAGGAAGAACATTCAGATGAAGACAGTAAGGATGATGCTGAAGAAGATTCAGATGAGGATGATGAAGAAGATTCAGATGAAGATTCAGATGAAGATTCAGATAAGGATCAAGAAGAGGAAGAGGATGAATCAAAAGAAGATTCCGGAGAAATTGAAGAACTTGAAGAATTGGAAGAAGAGTTGCATGTAAAAAAAATAAATTTGGAGGATATAGAAGAGTTACATATTGAGGAAGATGAAAATCCTGATTTTGACAATATTATAAAGTCCATTTCTGTAGAAGATACAATTGATTTAGGATTAAAAAGTTTTGATGTAGAAGTTGATTATAAAAAAGCTTCACTAGGAAAATTGAAAAGTCTTGCCATGGAAAAGGGTCTAGTTAAAGATGCATCAAAATTGAAAAAACAAGATTTATTAAAACTTTTTGAGTAATAAACTTGGTATTACCTGATGAAATATATTTCATAGAATAGAATATTTTCTATTGAATATATACGATATAAGAAATGTCTTGGGGTCAATGTTTTAGCGGTTCAAATAATATTCATTTTGATTTTCCTCCAATCATGGCGGATGGAAGAAACTATGCTTCTTGGCAACCTGAAGCAGTAATTAACAAGAGAATACAAAAACAAGAAAATATTCACTCTAATTGGAGTTATCGTAAATTTCTTACAGAGAATGGTTTAGAACTTATGAAATACAATACGATGGAGGCTTGTTATGATATAGGATTGTCGCCTTATTATGAGACGAGTGCTACTCCTTCAACTAATGTACCTTATATGTATCGGTCTATTTTTGATTCAAGCAGACCAGGATATGGATATTGTAATAGTGACTTGAAAAATCCTTATTTGAAGCGACAACAACTACAAGCAAGAATGATGGCACCAACTATTATTTTGTCACCTGGTAGGTTTCATGATAATCAACAACTTGAGGCAAATCGTGCTGAACAATCATTAAGAAATGCGTAAATTTATTATGTATATCCAGAAAATGCATAATAAATTTTTATTCTAAAGTAGACCGTGTTATTTTTTCAATAACTAAACTGGTACTTTTATTTTGAATATAATCAAATAGAAATATTTTTTTTGCGAATTCCCCACCAATAACAGTTTCTTTTGTATAGTCTCCGCCTTTAACTATTACGTTGGGTTGAATACATTTAAGGATTTCATATGGCGTATTTGAATCAAAGACAATAATATAGTCAATAATCTTTAACTGAGAAAGAATTTCTACTCTCTCGGATAATTCATTAATTGGTCGCTTTTCACCCTTTATCTTTTTAATAGAACTGTCCGAGTTTATTCCTACAATTAAAATATCTCCATGTCCTCTAGAAAAATTCAAGAGTTTTAAATGTGCGGAATGTAAAATATCAAAACAACCATTTGTAAAAACAACATTTTTATTTTGAAAAAATTTTAGTTTATCTGTCTCTGTTTCGTAAATCACCTTGTTAATTTTGGATATTTGTAGACGATCATAATATTCATGTATATCATTTTCATGAATTGTATAGTTTCCAACTACTTCTACACTTTTTCCTGCAATATAATTTGCAATATTACAAGATAATAACATGTCTCCATATTTAATAAAGGTATAAGCTAATACTGTCAACACAACATCTCCCGCACCAGTAACATCTACTAATTTTATAGAATTTTCATGTGTAATTTGATTCTTTTTAGAGTTTAAATAAATTCCATTTTCACTGCTTGTAATAACAGTATGTTTGCAGTTAATATTCTTCTTTATAAAATTAAAAATATAATCAAACTCGGTGGATTGTGATATTTTTTCCGATTCACTACGATTTGGCTTGAAACAAAAACAACCATTATATTTTTTATAATTTTTCAATTTTGGATCTATAAATGTAAATATATTTTGTTTATTGCAGTAATCAATTATTTTTTGACATAAAGAATATGTAACAACTCCCTTGTCATAGTCTGAAATAATAACAGCATCTAAGTATTGCATCTGAATAATGTAATAATAAATTTCGTCTATTATAATTTGTCCGACATCTTTCGTGTCTTCCATATCATATCTAACTGCAATCTTGCTATTTTGAAAAATCCTATTTTTTTGTGTTGTTTTTCTCTCTTCATCCACAAATAATTTGTGCTTTATTCCGCGTTCATCCAATATTGAATTTATTTTATTTCCACAAGAATCTTTTCCGATGACTGATACAAGTTCTACCTCAACATCTGTTCCTAGAGATTTTAAATTATTTGCTACATTTGCCGCGCCTCCTAAAATATAATTCACATCTTGTATATTATAAATTGGTATATTTGCTTCAGGTGCACTTCTCTCTACTTTTGAAATATAATTTATATCCAACATGACATCTCCAATTACAAGTATCTTCATTATAACTATTTTTATTTACGCGAATAAATAAAAATATAAATATAAACGATACGTTAAATATATAGATTCTCTCTAAAATAATCATTTATTCCTCGGCGTAAATCATATACAGGTTTATAGAGTGTCAAATCTAATTCTGTCAATGTGTGATTTTGATAAAAGGTGTAAGGATTTTGGATAAATTCTACATCTATTTTTTTATTATACATCAGTTCAAAGAAACGCAACATATCATTGAAAGAAAAGGATTCTCCAAATCCAGCATTAAAAATTCCTGTTTTTTCCGAAAAGGCGCTTTGTAAATTATATTCTACAATGTCTTTCACATAGATGAAGTCGCGTTTTTGTTCTCCATATTCAAACAACTTTACAGGCAGACCAGCCTCAATTTTCTCTCTTATTTGATATACCATGGAAGACATATTTCCCTTGTGTGACTCACCTGGGCCATAGACATTGGAATATCTTAATCCTACAACAGGTACTCTAGATTCGTCGTCATGTAGATATCCGCGAACAATACTATCTTGAAGAAATTTACTCTTTGCATATTTATTCAATGGATCTTCATTATGGCCGACACGATTCGGAATTGGTGTATTTCCATAAACAGCACAAGAGCTGGCATATACTATTTTAGCATCTGATTTATTTGCCAGTTCTATGAGTGAATGAATAGGTTCAGAATTTACTTCATATATATCATCTTTGTCATACGTAGTATCTACAATTGCTCCTTGATGAAATATGTAGTCCAATTCTTTATCTTTGAATATGTTTTTTAAATTATTGGAATTTTTCAAATCAAATTTAATATAGTCAACTGAATCATTTGAAACCATGTTATATTCTTTCAATGTTCTATCTAATACTATGATATTGTAGCCTCCTTTAGTAAGTAGTGTTTTTACCAAGTTACTTCCTACAAATCCCGTTCCACCGGTTACTAATACGTTTTTTTGTGTAGACATTATACTCTATTTCATAAATCGTAAAAACTTTTTATATCATTTTCCAACGTATGATATCTATCAAATCAAATCAGTTTCCTTTCCAAACGCGGTAGCTATCTTCATCATAATGTTTGGAAGAAACTTCAAAGACTTCTGCATCTTCAACTGCAATAAGTTGATGGGGTTCTCCGCGTTCATTTGTTACAACGTCGCCAACTTCTAAATACTCGGTATGCATTGTTCCATTCTCGGTTTCAATCCAAAATAAAATAAATTTACCCTTGTTTACATACCATGTTTCTTTTTTACGTAAATGATAATGCATTGAAAATTTTTTACCCTTTTCAAAACATAAAATTTTTCCGCAATATTCATCATTATTTACAAAAATAATTTCTTTTCCCCAACCTTTGGGTACAATTTCACTTTCCAATTTTTTACTCTTTTCAGATTCTTTTGTGGGAACTGGCCAAAAAGTTTCTACTTGAAAAGACTTGTCATCAATATAAATATCATAATCGGGTTTACCCATAAGTAGTTCATCGTACATTATCTTCCATTCAGACAATTGTTGAAGAGTCAAGTCGCGATAATCTTTCCCACTTTTACCTCCACGTGCTGTCCAAATGACAATATAGTTTCCTTCTTGTTTCAAGTTATTTACATATTCTATTCTCTCTACAATTGGATAAGAGTTTGGATAGTCACTGTCCAATGTTTTGCACAAGGTATTATCTAAGTCAATAAAATAACGCTTCATATCTTCGCTTCTTTATTTTGTTATTTTACAATAATAATTCTATTCATAAAATATTTAAAAAATATACGCATACGCGTTTTGTACAACTAAAAAATGTATTTCAATAAAATAATACACTATAACTCAAGATAGAGAGAATATGGTAAATACTTTACGCGTCTTGTATAAACCTAAAGAATATAGTGAGACCACAACAAAAAAAGCAATTTATTTATCTAATAATGGTTTAGGAGATAATTTAATTTCTGCTAGTGCTATTAGATTTTTATTAACTTACTATGAAGAAGTGCGATTTATTTGCAAAGATAAATGTTTGGATAATGTTAAACTTTTATTTCATACAGATGAAAATGTAAAATTTATAACAGTTGATGAAAACTATGAATTTCAGCAATGTCGTCAAATTATAACAGATAGTTATGCAGAATGCGACGTTTTTGTTTGCGGGTCACACATACATTATTTAGGGTCAGATATAAAACACCCAAAAATATTAGAGTATCAACAATTCAAGAGAGATGATAAAAAATATGACGTTGCATACGACACTATTAACTATCTTTTTTTAAAATATTTCTATAATGACATTAAACTTGACTTGAGTGTTTACTATGAAAATTTTCGCATAGATAGTACGGAAGAGTCTCGGAGACTATATGATCTTGTAAAAAATTATCGGATTATATTTACACAAATAGATTGCAGTCACGGTCAAAAATTAAATATTGAAGGTTTACAAAAAAAATATATTGACAATTCGGAAGCAATTCTTATTTGCACTAGTCAGAATTTATACAATAAAGAAACACATCCTGAAAAATATGATATATGTCAGAATTTTGTATTTAACAAACTGATTTACTACATAGATGTCATAATAGAAGCTAATGAAATTTATTTGTTGGAATCGTGTTTTACGAATATTGTATTGCCTCTTTTGAAACATGGATTATTAAAGGCTAATCCAATTCGTATTATTGATAGAGCGACAAGTGATAAATATTCTTTTTAGAATTCATTTTATTCAAGATGGTTTATTGAAATAGTTTATTTTATAATTTAGTATATAAAATAAATACATCACTTATATTTATGAAAGTATTAAGTATAGATGTTGGAATAAAAAATTTGGCATTTTGTTTATTGGATAATTTAACAATTGAAAAATGGGATGTAGTTAATATTTCTGAACAAGTTTCACTCTTTTGTGGAGAGACTGAAAAGGGTAAACCTTGTTTAAAACCCGCCACTTTTATGAAACAAGGAAAATGCTATTGTTTAAAACATTCAAAAAAACAAACTTACCAAATACCCACATCTGAATTGAATCCGAGTTATATTAATAAACAAAAAATTCAAAAACTATATGAAATTGCTGATAAATATGAGATAAAATATGAAAAACCTATAAAAAAATGCGATATTGTAAAATTATTAGAAGATTATATTGAAAATACTTGTTTTAACCCAATTAAAGACGTAAATGCGTCAAAAGTAGACTTGATTAGTATTGGTAAAAATATAAAATTCCGTCTAGATGAAATATTTCCTACAGTTGATATAGATTATGTCATTATTGAAAATCAGATTAGTCCAATTGCAAACCGTATGAAAACTATTCAAGGAATGTTGGCACAATATTTTATAATGAGAAAATCAAGCCAAAATATTGAATTTGTTTCTTCTGTCAATAAACTCAAGGGGTTAAAACCCGCAAATGGAGAGAAACAAAGTTATGGAGATAGAAAAAAAATGGGAATTGCAAAATGTTTGGAAATGCTTCAGGCTGAACCAAGTAATCAAGTATGGCAAATATATTTTTCGTCTCATAAAAAAAAAGATGATTTGGCAGATTCTTTTTTACAAGGAATGTGGTTTATTAAACAAGATAAGTGATTACACCGTTATTCGTCATCTTCAGGCAAGCCTTCGCTTTCCGCATCTACATCATCTTCATTATCATCTTCCAAAATAATCGTCTCTTTTGGCGGAACATATAGTGCCTTTTTTTCAGTAGACGATGGTGCAGTGTCAGATGGTTGAAGTGTTTGAGATTTAGGTGACACACTTATATCTTCTATATTTTCGGAAAGAACCAGTTTTTCAGGAATCTTTTTTATTGTGAATGGTGTAGATTTTGGTATAATGGTGCGTTTCGTAGGAGTGTCGGGTTCTTCGGTTAAACTTTCGGCCAAGTCTTCTTCAATCTCATCATCTTCTTGGGCTTCTAGATCTTCTAATATAACAGTGGCTGCATTAACATTGCGGATTTTTTGGTAAACAAAATATCTATTCAAAAAGGAAATCTTTTTTTCATCAGATGACAAATTTTCTGCAGTTCCGTACTCGTTTCTTTTACCCTTATTTTTCTTTATTTCATCCAACATGGATTGGAACATTTCTCTGAATAATCCTGAACCTTCAGGAAGACCCATATTTTGTGCTTCTTTACGAGTAATCAATTTGAATCCATAATCTTCCATTACACGATTCAAGTAGTCATAGTTTACCAAATATTCGGGAATCATTTGATTGATGGATTCTTGAAAAACTTCAATCTTGTATCCGAGCGAGTTGATATCATCCGGAAAAGACTTGCGTTTATATTCTTTCCGAATTTCCCAAATCTTTACTTGGTCTTTTTTAATTTCTACAGAATCAGTGTTTCTCAACATGTCAAATACTAGTTTTCCATCATAGCCAGTACCAATGAAATATCCATTTAGTTTTGTACATTCCGCAACATTTCTGATAAAATTTTGAAATATTGGCTTGTCTTTGAAAAAGTAGTGTATCGCAAATTGGCAAGATGATATATTGAATCCTTCAGATCCCTTGCCGTATTGTCTTGCAACAGCTTTACCCAAATGCTCGTCATTTTTTGATCCTTCTCCAAAAACAGCACGCGTAATTTGAACCGCTTTATCGCTCAACATGGCAGAACCATTGCGAATATTGAGTCCACTATTACCATTGACAAACAGCGCATATGGTACATGTTTGAATTTCTTTTTATTGGAAAGAAATCTAGCACAAGCTCCATCTATTCTGTTTTCAAGATTATCTTTTGAAACATCTATTCCAAATACAAATGATAGTTGCGCAGTAATCCATTTACTGAAATCTCCGCCTTTTCCACAAGCGTAATCAATCAATGTGTCCCCCCGATGGGATACGCTCTTAATAAGAAGGCGTTTTACAAACAAGTTGTGAAAATCTCGTAGAGCCTTGGTATTTGTTGAACTTGAAAGACGATTATAATACACATCATCATCTGTTACAATTATGCTGGGTATATTTGCTCCAGTACTAATCATATCTTGTGTAATGGGATTATTGATAGATTTCCAATTGCTATCCGCAACATGGTAAGCATTTCCATAATTTTTCATATTTTGACGCAACTCATAGGTCTTATCATATCTTACACGAAGAGGTACCCATCTCCATTCCCCATTACGACTGAAATCATATTTGAATTCTACAATGGTATTGTCTTCAAAGACTTCATTTTCTTCAGTAAACATTTGATAGACTCCGGTGTCATCTTTTTTCAACATGATATTACACAGTCCGGCGTTTGGATCCGAATATGGCGGAGATGGATAGAATCGTACAGGAATATATTTATCATTATTGTCTCTATCCTTGTCCTTGTCTCTGTATTCAGGCAATTTATCATCCAACACGTCTTGGCAAGGATTGATATATCCATGTTTGCTTTCATCAAATCCGCAACGTAAAACAAGAGACTTGTATTGTGTGAGATCATTCATTGTTAAATTATTTATTCCGTCTTCAAATATAGGCGTAACTATATCAGAGCCATTTGGATTTTTCTTTGTAGTAATCAAGAAATCAATTGTATTGAAATCTGGCGGCTTCCATTTGAACGAGTACTCCCAGGTAACCTTTGTGAGTTTACCCGTCTTTCCCACTGCATCACCTCCGACTCCGAAATACGCCGGCGTAAAGATTAGACCATCTGTATTATATGGAAACAGCCCATTATCTACATTTGTTAAAATATTTTTACAAGCGTTGAATATAGCATAGTCTGAAGACATTTTTGTAGGATAAAAGGTTTTCGCTTGAATACCCATTGGAGATAGTTCTCCTTCTACAATATTTACGGCACCCAGAGAATTTAAAATATTTTTCAATACTTTGTATCTAGAAGAAGCATCTTTTGATTCGGGAATCTCCATGAATGACAGTGATCTGACGTCCTTTTTTCCAAGATAATACACATCAAATGCCGCATATAAATTTATAAATGCCCCTTCTTTGTTATGAAGGATAAGCTCTCCATCTAGAAGAGAGTTGTATAGGGCTACCGTCTTTGTTAGAGCTCCAGTAAATAGTATATTCATGCTTGTATTGATGAGGTATATTTTTCCATTTTCGGAAATATACATGAGATGACGTTCGCCGTCTGCCTTGTCTGTAACAACATAATCTTTACGAATATTTGGAACATTTATATTTTCATTCATCGGAATGATATTTTCCATCTGCAAAGTAAATGAACTCGGGCCAACAAAATCAGAAGGAAATACTCTTCTATCTATATTGAACTCGGGATCATCTTGATGTAATAGTTTCAAGTAGTCACGCAAGACAGTTCTTTGTTCAGGAATGGAAACAGGATAATTTGTTCCTTGTAGACCCATCAAAATGAACTTGGTTACTTTGCGAATCGCATAAACAATGGATTCATAGGTATCAAACTTTGTTCCTGGTCCGACTTTTCTGTTATTTATTTCCAATTCAATCTCAAAAATTTGCGGATTCGTAAAAACGCCAGCTTCTTCAAGTCCATATGTTTTTTTCAATTCGCGTCCTTCTTTCGGAGAACTTTTTACAATGCTTAAATCCACTAGAATTGGATAATCATCATGTTCAAAAGTAACACGATTAATGTAGCGAAATATTTTCTTGGTTTTATTCCACGTGTTTTGAAGATTTTTTACGATGGGGTGGGTTCCATCAAAATTCTCCTCTAGTTTGCAGGATACGCGAAAATTAAAATCGTCAAATTCTACATCACGTACCCCTTCAATAAATGATTTTTTCATATAAGAAATGGATTTATAGTAATTGCTTCCTACAATATTAATGTCATTACTATTACAATATTCTTGAATGGCCTCAATTCCAATGATTTCTGCTCTAATATTGGATAGTTTTGTTCGTCCAGAATTTTGGTCTAAAAAGTCATTTTGAATACGAAGCATATAGTTTCCTTGTTCATTTACAGATGTAAAACCAAGAGACTTTATCTTCTTGATCACATTGTCATAATCAATTTTTGTCAATGGTTTGACTCCTCTTGTTCCGAATTTCACCTCAAGCTCATAGTTTTTTTTAACATTATATTGATACGGCTTTTCATTATAATATTTCTGAACTAGCCCATTCAATAATACTTGAGGAGAGGTTGAACTCTTTTTTTCCATTTGGATATATACTATTGATACATATTTTTATATGAATTATATATCAATTTTATAAAATTGTGTAACAGCAATAACTCATCAAGTAAACAAATTACGAAAAATATTTTATTAGATCTTCATACAATTCTTTTTTACTTTTTGTCTTTGTGGATTCAAGACACGTCTTTTTGTTCATTTTCATCGTCATTATAGTAATTTCCAATTTTTTGCAAAATTCAATCAACTCATCTACTTTGTAAGAAGACATTCCTTTTAATGGTTTCAACATATTATGAATCTTGTAATATTTTTCTTTTATATTTGAAAGTTCAAGAGTATTTGTTACTTTTTTGTACCCATATTTTAACGGCTTGTCTAGTCTCATCAAAATGTAAGAACTTACTTCAGATTCTACATCATAAGCTCCGGTACCAGTAAGAATTATATTTTCGCCCTTGTCTTCATCTTCTTCTCCAATTTCATGATAGGTATTTTTGTGAATATGCATCACGTGCAAATTTTCAACCAGACACAATGCCAAAAACGTTTTGATGTCTATTTTTTCCTCATTCAATAAAAAATTTTCAATATGTGTTAGTGGAGCCATTTTATTATTTTTCAATAGTTGCTTGTTGTTTCTTAATATTTCAATATAGTCAATCTTCCATTTTCTCTCAATAACAATATTTGTTTTTCCCAAGTCTTTGTACACATCCTTACCATATTTCATAATAAAAAAACACCAGAATAATCCATCTTTTTCTCTTGGGAAAAAGAAATCCTTGTTTGAATCCATTTCAATTACTAATTTTTTTTCGGTAGATTGTATTTTTTTTGCTATTGAAAAAAAAGGACATACTTTCTCTTGTTTTTCTATTGGAGGAGACACTACATATTTTTTATTGTCAGAACGCATAATGGGTTGGAGTGAATCCATCATGCGTTTTTCTGTCAATACAAATCTGTCAAACAATCCAACATCTATTGTTTGGCTTTTCTGATTTGTATTATCGTATTTATTGTATTTATTTTTATTTTCACTTTCTTCTTTTTCCTCTTCCACATTACTTGGTTTCATTCCATACACTTTTTGCAATAATTTATTCATTTGAAACGGCTGGAATATTCTTATTATGTATATTGCTCTTTGTATTTAAGTCTTTTGCAAAAAACGTATTCTTGAAATCTTCCTTTTGCTTTTCAATTTCATTCAATGTAACTTCTTGTTTGGTAACATAACTGACATATGTATTCAATTCATCAATGACTTCTTGTTTCAGCTCTGTTAAATTCACGTGAATTCCATACTTGTTTTCATTTAAAACAACTTCATTATATTTATTCAAAATACGAAGAACCTCTATTTGATTAAATTTGCTCATATTTTCAATTATATCTCGCATTAAATTCAATTCTAGTGTAGTAAGTGATGACATGTATATTTATATAAGATGAGTCGTTTCTATATTTTTTATAGATGAATATATTAGTTTGCCGCTACATAAAATGAATGCAATCTCATTTTTATTAGAAGTTGTATTTGTCGGACTACATTCCGCATCATTGTACATAGTTATAGAATCACTTTTTCCGTTCCATTCACCTTTACTGATTATTTTATTTATTGTGGGATTTTTGAAACATTATCTAGGATACAAGTTATACATTCAAGACTATTATTGTAATCATAGTGCGTCATGCAAAAAAAATGCGTCTTATGCATCTGACAAGTATTTATTGGAAGTAAGTATTGCAGAAGGCGCGTGGTTTTGTGCATTCGGTATACTGACAATGAAAAAAACAAATTCAGTAGAGAGAAATATGTATATAATGTTTTTTATTGGCGCTGTAACACATATATTAGCAGAATTTAGTGGAATACATGCAGAATTTTGTAGAATAAATTGTCGCACAAGCTAGCGCACAGGTATTAATTCAGCAATAATGGAAATATACTTGTCGTTTAACTCAAATCTTTGCCCAATTACTCTCGCATTAAATTTGTCACCTTCTTGAATATTTGAAAACTGTTTTACATTAAAGTGGTGATCGCGGGCAATAAATACAACAATTGGACTAGGTTTTTCATCAGCACTTTCTCCGCGAATTCCTGCTTTTGTTATATTTTTAGCAATACAAGAAATTAGTGCGCCTTCTACTGGAAAACAAACTTGACATTCAAAAACAACGGTGAATAAAATATTTGTACTTTGAATAATTCCACTAGAGTGTGTCACAATATTTGTAGATCCCGGTTTTACAAATCCTTCTACCAAACATTTTCCTTCATAGTTGAAGACGATATTTTTCTCAATTGTTTCTTTAATATTTTTACCTACAGAGACAATTGGCAATAAAATGTTTCTAGTAATTAAACATCTTGAATAAATGGGTGCAATCCGAACTTCTCTCTTTTTAAAACTCGTCTGTTTTGCAACTTCCATCATTATATTCTGTTGAGAATATCTTTTTACGTCATTTTTCTTCAATTTTATATTGAATAACAGGGAGTTCAAAATTTATATACTTTTGCTGTATCTGGATCCAAAAACCACGTCTTTCCATCTTTCTGTATTTTATTATAATATCGCATTATGAATTCTTCTAAACAACACAACATAGTTGCATTTACACCTTTTGTATTTTCATCCGTATATACTTCATTTCCATATATTAAATTTAATGTGGTAATTTTTACTTTTTTGTTTGCTTGATCGCATCGTGCTCCCGTATTTCTTTTTTTTGACATATCCTTCACTTTAAATACCATATCTTCTGTTTTGTCTTCATAGTTAATAAATCCAACCAAGGTATTAAAGTTTTCTGGTTTTAAAGAATATTTTTCTTTTATTTTTTTTTGTAAATCACGCTCATCTTCGGGTTGAGCCGGTTTCCATATATAATTTAGCAATAATGTAACTATTTTTTTTTGTCTTTCATTATACAGCAAAATACCAACAAGTCCATTATGTTGAATAATTTTTTCATCTATATATTGTTTTGCATATTCTTCAAAACTTTTTTCGGGTATAATGTCTAAACTAAAAAGATGGTTCAAAAATAGTACCTTTTTATCAAATGGGAGAGAATCCACAATATGTTCTACCAATAAATGAATCATGGTTTCTTTAGAAATTTTTTCTTCAGTAACAAGTTTTCTCATTGCAACTCCACAATTCTTGTACCAATCATCTTGTATTTTTTCATTAAAAGTTTCTGACATGGCTTGTAATGCTTTATTATAATTTTCTTTCATTTCTGTCAATTCTGTAAATTCTGTCAATTCTGTCAATTCTGTCATTTCTTTCATTTTCTTTGTTTCTAAAACATCTTCAATTGGTAGTTCTCTCTTACCCAAAGTTTCCTTCATAGATTCGGATAATTCTATTATTTGACTTGGCTGACTCGCTTGACTCACTTGACTTTGTTTAATTGGAGCTGTTTTAATATTATCTTTTATCTTAAAGCGTATCTCTTCATTTTTAAAATCTACTGGAACGGCATTATCAAAAATTGAATTTTCAGGATAAGTCAATTCTGATGGTTGAAATATATAATAGTCTCCCAAATTGATAAGATGACCATTACGTCCATATTTATCTATAATAATTTCATTATCATCTTCAACAAGTTGGGTTAATGCTGCATATATTTGAACAATTGGATACTGTTTGGGAAAATTTATCCTAGAAATCAATTCATTCTTCTTGTAAAAAAAACAATCTTTCATAAGCATGCGAATTTTTTGTATAATTTTATCGGAATTTATCATAATAAATGCTTCATCGTATGAATCTTCAATAATATTTTCATTTGTAATCACCTTGTTTGGACGACATTGAAAATTACACGTATTCATATAGTCACATGATGCGGTTCCCGGGATATCTCCAACTTTGAAATTTTTAATCAATGTATTATCTGATAAAATAATATCTACTTCTGTATTCATATTTTCCTGTGTAAAATTAATTTGCTCATGATTCAAAATACAATCAATCGCAGTTTCTTTTAATATTCTTGTAATGCGACCCATTTGAATAGCCTTACGTATTGCTACACGATACACGTACAAATCCGCACTTTCTTCACTACTTTTGTCTAATAACGAACCATATAAATATATTTCAACATTTCTTTTTTCAAACGGTAAACTTTTATGACTTAAATTACGCACTGCTCTACCAAAAATTTGTTCAATACGATTCATATTATACCATGGTTCTAGTATGTGTACTTGTCTAATAAATTTAAAATCAACCCCTTCTGATCCTGCTTTAGAAATAAGAATAACTTTTACTTTATCACCATTTATATTATCATTATTTGTTACAAGTTTCACTTCTTCATTATTGTCTGGTGAAATGCGTGGGTCTCCTGTAATCATGGCGTACCTAAAATTTTGTGATTTTATAATGGAAGGAGGATCTTTGAAAAGAGACTTGCGTTTTCCTCCAGAAACTCTTGAAAATCCCAGTTCTTCCAACGCGAGTGCCATGGGTATTAATGCTCCATCCAAAAATTCGGAATAAATTAATACAATTCCTGTGGATTTCATAACGCATTCACAGATATTTTTTATTTTTGAACTATATTTTCCAATTTCGTGTTGTGAAAAGATTCTTCCGTATTTTTCAGATTTGTATGAAAATGACCCTTTTTCTGGAGGTGACTTTGTATCTATAAAATCCATACAGCTTGCTAATCCGGCTTTTCCAGTTAATGGAATTATTTTTGAAATATCTAGTATTCCCTCTTCTTCTTCTTCTTCTCCTGCACCCCCACCCAGGCTTTTTATAGAAACATCAGAACTATCGTCAGATTTGAGTTCTTCTTTTATAATAGCGGGTTCCACTTTTATATTTTCAAATTCTTCAATATCTATAGGCGATACATCTTCCAAGCTAGAGAGAGAAACAGGAGTTATTTTTTCTTCTGTTACTGGTTTTATAAACTCATGGCTTGACTCGTAAAGAGGAGATTTTTTTGAATAAATTTCTGGAAAAGACTCTACTAACACGGCATCGGTTGGAATAACTTCGGATGAGTTTTTATTTTCTTCTTTTTCTTCATTAGAATATTTAATTTTGTTACTTGTTAAAGATTCATCATCTGAATAAATAGGAATGGATGATTTGGTAGACTCACTCTCGGATTCATCGTCTGAATAAATAGGTATAGATGAATCTTCTAATTCAGATTCAATACTACTTGCATCTGTAAGAATTTTGGCATATTCTTCCAAGTTTTCAGTTGGATAAACTATAATAAGAGCTTCCAAAGGTTTTTGTAACATTGCATAACCAAACGCTTCCATATTTTCAAAATTTGGCATTTCACGCACTTCGCCCTTTTTGGTAGTAATATTCATGTTTTTTTTTCGTAAATTATCAATAATTATTTTATATCCTAGCGATTGATAACTTCCTACTTTTACCAAATAAATTTGATTATTCAATATACTTAATTGATCATCACGCTGAATAAGTTTTCCATTCATTTGAATAGTCGGATACTTGTTTTCACTATTTAAAAATGTATGTCTAGGACTAAAAATATTTGGATAGATGCGAAATGGAAAGGTGTAAGGATTATCTCCTCTGACAAAAGAAACATACCCAGTTGCTTTTCTTATTAACAATTCTTGACCACCTTGTTTAAAATTTCCCTTTTTATCAAATACATCTTTTATTTCAATTAAACCGCGGTTATCATTTGCGTTCATCAAGTTTAATAGCCAAATAATTTCACTATAGTCGTTGTACATTGGATTTGCAGTAAGAAGCAATAAACGCAAGTTATCCACATATTTCACCAACTTTAACAACTGTTCAGCTACTTTTTTATTTTTATTGTCTTCAGATACACGAATATTGTGAATTTCATCAATTACAACAAGTCTTTTATTAAATTCGTTTTGTAAATTTCGTTTTATCTTTGTCATTGTTAACTTGTCAAAATCTTCATTTCCTTGTGCCTTTTTAATAATGTAATTTGCAAATCCATCGTATCCCAAAAAAAGATAGGATGTATTAATCAAGGAGTGAATTTGGCTAATTATTTTATTTCGTGGTAGGTTTATCGTATTTGTAGGATTTATTTCTTTCAATAATCGGGAACCCATTATTCCAGGTATTGTCCATAGACCATTGACTAATTTTAATTTTCTTTCGTCAAATAACTGTAAACGGAAATTATCTTGTACATTTGGAGACGCAACAATGATAATACGTTTAGAAATTCCCATTTGTTTTAAATAACTCCGCATTTCTTCAGAAACCCCAATTGAACTCAATGTTTTGCCACTACCGAGACCATGAAATAAAAGAAGACTATTATATGGTGTTTGAAAAGAGAGAAAATTTCTTACAAAAATTTGGTGAGGAAACATTTCTAATTCCGCATTACTCATTATATCAGCATATTCTTTAATATCTCCATGAATAGTACCATAATATTGCGTGTCGTTGAATTCCTTCTTTTCTGCAATTTTTATATTGAAATTGGGGTCATTTAAAGTCGGATACAATATGTTATTTTCTTCTGGATGTTGTTCTAAATAATCATGTTCAATGAATTCTTTTTTTAGTAAAAACTGGTTGCATTCTTTCGTGTATTGATTTTCAGTAATATTGCATTTATTTTTTTCGTAATCTTCTTGTAGGGGGGATTTTACGGATGGTATTAATGCTGCTGGGAACACCGCAGGTTCGGATTCAAGTGACTGTATATACTGGTCAGATTCTGTGGTCGGAGTTGTTAGTGATCTTGAATTATCATCAACAATTATTTTTTCATCTGAATTCATTCTATGTTCTATGTTCTGTATTATGTGTTCTTTATATATGTAAACTTTATATCTTTGGAAAATTACATATATAAAGTATGGTTTTGCAACCAGCTAAATCAAAGTATAGTCTTTCAGTAAACTGTGAATATTTTCAATGTTTCTCTTTTTTTCTAAATTATAAGGCCGGATAGACTCTAGACATTCATCCAATGTTTTCCATTCTAATTTGCTAACTTCTGACCTTTGATAATTTTGTAAATCATTTTCATATATAGAATTCTTTACAAAAGCCAAAAAATACTTGTGTTTATAAGCCTTGTGATTTGACCCAATATACATTTCTTCAAAAGGCATGACATTTTCTACAATTGAAATATATTCTTTAGAATAACCCGTTTCCTCTTCAAATTCGCGCAAAGCACAATCTATGTCCTTCTCTTGATAATTTCTTCTTCCTTTTGGAAATTCCCATTCTGTTTCAGTCCATCGTGTTAAACTTTGTTCAACCAGTACTTGCAAGTTGTAAAATTTGTCATTTATAATAATTCCATTTTTAATAGTTTCAAATTTTTTTGAAGATGTATTTTCCTCACTGCGAAATTGGTTTCTAGAAGATTCTCCCCACATATTTATCCATAAATTTTCAAAAGGTTCTGTTAAAATTCTATTTTTTTCATCTATGGACATTTCATTAATACTATTTTGCATTTGTTCAATATTATATGGTGAATATTTTCCTCGTATAAAGTCAATGTAACCAAAACTGTCTTTTCTTCTTATCATGAGAAACTGTATTCCCTTTTCAGAAAAACGATGTAATATAATACCAAAACTCGTAATAGGTTGTTTACACTGATGAAATAAATGACCTTGTTTACCACAATTATTACAATTTACTTGATTTTTTGAAAATGAAGATGACTGGCCGTATTTTATTTCAGACATTCCAGCAAAATTATTCATCAATATATTCTTATATCGGATATTCTTATATAAGATACTACTATATATAAGATATTTCTATTTATGTTCAACATGAAATCTTTTTATATTGGTTTATCACAATGGCTTTAGACGCAAATGTATGGGGGCCTCACTATTGGTTCTTTTTACATACCATTGCATTAACATATCCACATAATCCCAGTTCAGTTGTAAAAAAAAAATATTACGATTTTATTCAGAATTTACATTTATTCATTCCTGTTGAAAAAATAGGCAACGACTTTACAAAATTATTGCATGAGTATCCTCTTGTACCTTATTTAGATTCTCGCGATTCATTTGTCAGGTGGATGCATTTTATTCACAATAAAATAAATGAAAAATTGGAAAAACGTAAAATATCTCTCGCGGAATTTTATACGAAATATTACGAATCTTATAAACCCAAACATGTTCAAATGAAGGAATACTATAAATTGAGAGAACGCCTTGTATATTTTGGAGTTGTATGTTCTATTGGTGCAGGAATATATTATTTGTATTAATTCCTCCCTCCTCTGATATTTTTCTTCTAACTATATTATATACCAAGTATTTTTAAATTTATAAAATATAATGAAGACACAAAAAAAAAAGTCTTTTACAAATACAAAAAAGAAAAATGAAAAACAACACATCAGAAAAACAACCCGAAAAAATAAAAGAGGAGGAAAAATTATTGGTTATGGAGGTTATGGATGTGTTTTTCTTCCAGCATTGAAATGTAAAAATAAAAAATCACGTTCAAAATCAAAAGTTTCAAAATTGATGAAAATAAAAAACGCGGAATATGAATACAATGAAATTCATGGGCTTCGTAAACTTTTTAAAAAAATTCCAAACTATAAAAAATATTTTATTGTAGATGATATTGAATTTTGTGAACCAGCAGAATTGTCAAACAAAGATTTGGTAAATTTTGATGAAAAATGTAAGCCTTTACTTCGTGACGGAATTACAAAAGCAGATGTCAATAAGAATTTGGACAAGCTGTATATATTAAATATCCCTAATGGTGGAATAACTGTAGAAAATTTTATTATTAAAAAATCATCACCAATTCAAGATATTAACGGGTCTCTTATTGAATTATTAGTGAATGCTATTTTACCTATGAATAAAATGGGTATTTACCACAATGATGTAAAAGAATCTAATATACTTGTTAACTCAAAAAAAGAATGTAGACTAATTGATTGGGGAATCTCAACAATAACAAATGGAAATTCTATTCCGAATAAAATGAAAAATAGACCATTTCAGTTTAATGCACCATTTTCTTTGATTTTGTGGAATAGTACTTTTGATACAATGTATACTGATTTTTTGAAAAAATTTGAAACATCTACTAAAAAAGATCTTACATTTTATGATGTTAAAGAATTTATAATACAATTTATTGGTATCTGGGAAAAAATTAGAGGACCCGGACATATAAACGTAATTCTGTCCATTATATCTCTTGTAAATGAAAATAATAGTGTATATGATGGAAAACAAGTCATCATAAATTATATAACAACAATTGTATTTACTTACACGAAAAATGGTAAGAATAGTATTATAGATTATTTTAGAGATATTTATTTACAAAATGTGGATGTATGGGGATTTATTATAGGTTATGCCATAGTTTTAGAAAAAATGCATGAAAGTAATGAAAAGAATGAAAATAATGAAAATAATAAAACCAAAAGCTTAATACAAAATGTTATAAAAAAATATTTATTTAGTACTCCACTTGATATAATAAATATTGAAAGAGTAGTTCATAATTTGAAAAAAATAGGAGTTTGAGTTGATATAACTGAAAAAAAATGTATTCTTATGTATACAGATAATAATGCACATCGTTTTATACAGCCGTTCAGATCGTATGGGTTCCAACTTATCGTGGTATATAATGCAACTCATTTATGCTCATTACGTAGAATGTCACATTTACCATATACACGTAAAATATGATAATAGTCTTTTTGTTAAAGCAATATTAACTTATATAAACAGGCATAATACATCATTGTACGAAAAAGGTATTCCATATGAACCATGTTTTCATCTCATTGAAGAATCTCAACAAGATTGGCCTGGTAATAATATGAAGGTATGCAAAGCTATTGAATGTGACTTGTACAGCTATTTCAAAAAACATTTATACCAGCCTATACGCGAAATTATGAATAGTCTTTCAATAGAGAGAAATTATTTTTCAAATCTTGACTTTAATCCAGAAAAAACAATTTGTGTTCATTTGCGTTTAGATGATGTTGTAAATCGCTTTGATTATGAAGGAATATTTTCCACAAAATATTATCGTGAAAAGTTGAATAATGGAAATATTAATATTGACCTGGAAGAAGAGCGAGTATTTATGGAAAATCAAGGTATACGTATTCGGGGTTGGGGAAGAACATATAATCCATATGATTGTCAATCTCCAATTGCGGAAAATCGTATACAAGAAATAATAAATCAAGCGAAGGAAAAATATCCTGACCATGAAATTATTATAGTGGCTTCTCCGTCTGGAAATGAAATCGGATTGCCATATAGATGCATTCGTAGTGAAGACCCCGACTTTGATTTATTTATGTTGTGTAACTGCAATGTCTTGATTTGTTCACGTAGTTTATTTTGTTTTTCATCAACTTATTTAGGAACTGCGACGGATATATATATACCAATGTGGGGACATATTACTGGAACTGGGCTTACTACAAAATATGACCAATCAAATTTGAATTATTGGTATTAGGATGATGAAGAAAATATAAAATGTCATTGTAAAATAGTATACTTCTATAACATGAGAATAGAGGTTGTGATTTTTCTTATAACAGGATTTTTAATATATAATGCATACCATGATGGAATATATACGAAAATGCTTGTTACTTATAAAAAATATTATCAAATGGCTGGATTTGCCCTATTAGGTTTAGGATTATATGTCATGTTAAAGAGGGACCCTAAAAAATGTAAAAGTATGCTTATGAATGCAAATAATTTTGTAAAATACATGCCATTTGATAAATCTACATCAAGTATGTTGAATCCAGTATTAGATATTTCAAGAAATGGAGGTATGGCAATGGGTATTCTAGGATTGGATAATGAAGGCGAAGACGGTGAAGACGGAACACAACAAGTATACGAACAAAGAATATTAAAACCTACTAAAACTACAAAACGTTCAGTAAGTGAAACTAAAAAAAAGTTTGTAGCGTCTCAACAAGATTGGTCATGTAAACATTGCAAATCTAAATTAAACGCTTGGTTTGAAGTAGATCATCATATAAGTTTAGAAGACGGGGGAACGAATGATGTTTCAAATTTAGTTGCATTATGTCGTGAGTGCCATGGGAAAAAGACGGCAATGTCTAGAATGTGAACAAATAAATAACTAGGAAAGCCACAGACGTCTTATTATTTTATAGTCGTAATATAATAAGAAATAGAATATACATGGCAGTTGCGCCAGCACAACAAAATAGTATTGCAAATTTTTTAAAATGTAGAAGAACATTTTCAGTCTATGTTTCCATCGTATACATTATTCTGGTTATTTTTTTCATGTATTATGATCCATATTCCATTGTAAAAAATTATTATGGAGGATTCGTATTTGTAGTTGTTTTTATAGCAACATTTTTATTTGCAATGATTGTTTGGTATCATTATGCTATTGATAATTTTCAAAGCATGAATATTACTAGGACAACAGTTTCACCTGTTTGGCGAATTTTTAAACAAGGAATATTTATTCTTTTAGGATTTTCCATATCTGGAGCAGTTTTATACGGTATAATTTATGGACTTGTAAATCTCACCGATTCACACTCTGTCATTTCTTCCATCATGTATTTAGTAATAACACTTTCTCTCTTGGCCTTTATTTACAAAACTTTATCCTCAAGCAAAATCTTTTCAGAAATATTTAGAATTCCCATTATAAGTCTTTTAATTAATTTAATTTTTTATATTCCATGCATTTTTGTTCAACTCATTGATCGCGCAGTGAAATTTTACGTGATTGAAAAAGATCGGACAAACATGACAGAAGTTATACTATTGCTCATTACTATTTTGTGTATTGTCTTGTACTATCTTATTCCATATATTGGAAATTTAGTGATACTGCAAGGAGGTAAGCAACTTATAAATGAACCAATTTATATTGATAGAGAAAAGGTTATAGCATCATATATGGAGTTGAACGATATTTCTTCAAATCAACCTTCCAATGAAATTAAGCCTGATTATTCGTACGGTCTCTCTTGTTGGATATATTTAGACTCAAATACAAGTTCATACTTTGACAAGTATTCTTCTATTTTGAATTATGGAGGCAAACCCAACATATTGTACAAGGCGTCTACAAATACATTGCTTATTACTGAACAGATGGATGATAATTCTGAAACATCGGAATCATTTACTAAAACTATAAAGGCGAATAGTTTGACTACAGGACAAGAACTGGATCAATCTGGAAACCTGATTCTTTACAAACGAGAGAATATGGAACTACAAAAATGGAACAATATTATTCTCAACTATAGCAATGGGACTTTAGATGTATTCTTTAATGGAGAGTTGGTAAAGTCTACTATGAACGTTATTCCTTATATGAAGTTGGACTCTTTGGTAGTTGGAACGAATAATGGAGCACATGGAGGAATATGCAATCTACTTTATTTTAAGAATACATTGAGTTCTAGTCAAATTTCTTATATTTATAATACTGTAAAAGATAAAACTCCTCCAACATTGTATACTTTACGACCAACCCTTTAGTATTTACTTTATTTGTAAAAAAATCTAGTAGTATAATATAACACAATTATGTCAGCATTTAGCATTTTTTTGATTATTATTGTTATTTTACTTCTTTATGTTGTTATTTCTTATGTAACAAGCGACATAAATACCTTAATGAGTGGTGTGAGCTCAGGAACAGAAATGAAGACAATTATGCCGGATACTTTAGCAAAAAATTTAACAACATCTGGCGCTTCTTCAAATTTTTCATACTCCATTTGGTTTTACGTAAATGATTGGAACTATAAATATGGAGAGCCAAAAGTAATTTTTGGAAAAATGAATAATCTTAGCGTAAATGGAATCGGAGACTTGAAACTATTGAGTCCTTGCCCGGCGGTTGTATTAGATCCTATATTAAATAACATGATTGTTGCAGTGACCTGTTATCCTGAAATTGTTGTAAACTGTGAAATTGTAAATGTTCCAATCCAAAGATGGGTAAATTTGTTTATTAGTGTGTATGGAAGAAGTTTAGATGTTTATATGGATGGTAAATTAGTAAAAACATTTGTACTCCCTGGAACAGCAAAAGTGCCTCAAAATACACCTATTTACGTTACTCCTTTGGGGGGATTTTCAGGATGGACTGCTAGATTCCAATATTGGGAAACTCCTTCGGATCCCCAGTTTGTCTGGGATATTTATCAAAAGGGATACGGTGGAAACATGTTTGGAAACTTTTTCGGAAAATACAAGATAAAACTATCATTGGTTACAGATGAAAAAGAGACGAATATAATAGTTGTCTAGAAGATAATACCTTTCCAAAAATTCAAAATTATATATTGTGAATAAGACATTTTTTATATATTCATAATATAACAACAAGTACCGAAACAGTTATGAATAATTTAGATTTTAATCAATTTTCTATAAACCGTCCCCAATACGGAACACGAGATTTTTTACAATCAAATAGTTCTGTTGCAAAACTTTCATTTTTATTGATGGTATTTTTAGTTTTTATCATTTTGTTACGTTTAGGAATCTCTCTTTTAGGTTGGGTATATTCGCGAAATCCCTCGCCTCATCTAATAAATGGTATGATAGATGGAAAAGAAACACAAGTTTTTACACAAGATCCCGAGTTGAAAAATTCAAAAACAATTTTTAGGTCTGACAATCAGAGAGAAGGATTGGAATTTACCTGGTCTTGTTGGATATATATTGAAGACTTGCAATATTTAGGAGGAAAATACAGGCATATTTTTAACAAGGGAAATGATGATTTTTCTGCAAATGGAATGGTTTATCCAAATAATGCTCCTGGGCTATACATTTCACCAAATACAAATGAGTTGACTTTTATTATGAATACATTTAATGAAATTAATGAGGAGATTCGCATTCCAGATATACCCTTGAACAAGTGGTTGCATGTTGTTATTATTTGCAAAGATTCTACTGTGGATATTTATATAAACGGTGTAATTGCTCAAAGCGTTCAACTAACAGGTGTTCCAAAACAGAATTATGGAAATGTCAATGTTTGCATGAATGGGGGATTTTCGGGGTATCTATCCAATTTGTGGTACTATAATTATGCATTGACATCTAGTGAAATTGTATCAATTACACGGAAAGGCCCTAATACAAAGTATGCTGGATTGACTGCATCTACAAGTAAAATGAGACAAAATTATTTGTCTATGCGTTGGTATTTTGGCGGAATGCAGGATCAATTCAATCCTTGATCATTCTATAAAAAAATGATGTAATATTCTGGTTTACATTATTTTTAGAAAGAATCACAATATCACCGTGTGAAAATGCCATTCAATAAATGTTGCATGTGCAAGGTTAATAATATATCCATAGGATTCTTGACTCCCAGTGTTTGTTTAGTAAGACATGGAATTGAAAAATCTCACAAAATTTGCCAATCCTGTTGGTGGTCGGATTTTGCAATTGAAGAAAATACACACGTATGTCCTGGTTGTAAAGAAGGATTAGATTTTCCGTCAAGTAAATCAAGTAAATAATATATAAACTATATACATAAACTAAATAAATTATACAACCTACATAACCGAAATATGGCTTGTCCAGTAAATTATAATCCTAATCCGCCTAAAGCGTGGTATCGTGTTGAAAGCCCATGTCCTTACGGAACAATTGGTTTGGCGAACTTGTATGAAATTGAAATGTCACGCAAAGGAAATATTCTTCAGTACAAAATAAATAGCTCTAATCTCACTAAAAATCAGAAATATTCTCAAATAGCAAAAGGAATGTGGACAAATAGGACAAAGACATGGGCGTCTCAAAGCGCAACTGTAAGTATGCCGAATACACACAGTCTAAAACGCGTCAATTATACAACAATTGATATCAACGGAAATCCAATTCGTGGACCAATTACATGTCCCGTACCCCCCGCAATACCGATATTTCAAACTCTTTTACCAAATCCAGGTCCAGGTCCTAAACCTGGTCCAACAGTTCCCCCTGTCCCTCCGATTCCCAGCGCAAACACTTTTACAATTCCATTTGAAGAACCACCCACGGTTACTCCACCCATTATTCTTCCAGATGGAGGAAATTTGATTTGCAACATAGTTGAAAATATATGTACAGGAGAAATTCTAGAAACATCTAAAACAAATTTCTGTAATCCTACAACAGATTCAGATGTTCCGGGTCCAGTTATGAATTTATGTTATAATCCTGGAATTCATCAAACATATTATCCTAGACAACGATATGTTACACCTGTATCGGGAGCAATATCTGGTGATAAATTTCCTATTGGGTATAAATTTTTGAAAGCGGCCTAAATCAAGGTCTCAAATTCGGATTTACGCATATGTCATGTGTTGGAAAAATATCTCCTGACATGCACGTATCCGCTGCTCCTACGCTTATACAACTACGGAATCCTTTCTCTTCTCCAATGTAGCACCATCCTGACTTATTTGTCATTTTTGAACTCTGTGTTACACTAGAAGATTCGTCTGCAGTATAAGGAGAAGTAACCATTTTTGAACCACTATTTAATGCTTTATTCAAAGAATTGTCCAACTTTTCAACATCATTCTCTCTTGTGTAGTCTTGACCCTTTGTTGTTGTAGGACTATTATTTGCAGGAGTGTTTGGGTTTGGCGTAGGACCTGAAGAAGTGGAATCCGCTATAGAACCAGACACATTTTGCAAACCTTTTGCAGAGACATTTATAATTTTTTTAGTAGATACTGCTGTATTATATCCAATAGTTTGTAGTATTGGTGAAAATAAATCAACCAATCCTTGTGTTCCTTTTGCTAAATATACAAATATATTGAAGCCTAAAAAAGAGAGGCCTAAAATTAAGAAAATAATTACCCACCAAGATGTAGATGATGATGCACTAGATTCCAAGGTTGAGAGAGAAGACCGAGCAGAAGTTATGGAAGAAGTGGTGTCTTTATCTAGACTATAAATGGAATTGGAAAAAGTGTTTTTTTTATCGGTACTGAATTTTCCATTTGATCCAGTAAATAAATCCCCTATACTTGTAAAAAATGTATCTGATTTTGATGTTTTCGTTTCCATAATTGTATAGTTGTATAATATAACTATACAATTTTCTTTTTTCTTTTTTATTTGAAGGTAAACAAGTATAAAAACTGGTTCAAATCTGCTAAAATTTCATCTCTAATGTTGTACAAGTCTGTATTCGTCATTGTTTGCATTCCTGCACTGTCATTTAAATCAACTAAATATTTTTTATATCCTTGTACTTCTCTCTTGAACTCGTCGTGAGAACGAACATCCTTCAATGGAATTGATTTTTTTTTTATGAGATTTGTTCGGACTTCGGTTTTACCAAGTAAGACTTCTATAAATTTATCCATATTTTCCCCTAATTTTGAATAAAGTTCATCCGTCGCCTTGTGTGTTGCATAGCTGCGCGTTTTCCAATGATACAACTTTATCGTATTTAACATGTATAGAAATTTAGCAGTAATCTCTTGTTGAAATTTTTGAAGATTTGACCTTGAAGAAGATGCATAGTTTTTCCTTGTGCGACGTGTGATTGTACGTCTTTTAGTTGCGGTCATTAGTATACTAGAGACAGCTTTATATAGTTATCATTAGAAAATATATAATCTCACAACCGAGGAGTAAAGCTTTCTTCAAAATTACTCATTTTTTCCAATTTTTCAATAGTTTTTTCTAAATTAGTTGACTTTACATCTTTGAATAAATAATCCATATTTGGGCTTTGCTCATTTTTTTTCACCTGTTTATAAATTGCGTCAATCTTTTTTACTATGGAGGTCACCTTCTCCTTTTGTTTATCTGTCAACATTTCTTTCGCAGGAATAAAGGGATCACTCAAGAGAGAAACTACAAAGTATAATAGAAATTTTCTTTTTTTATAAATCGGGGGAGAATACTTTAGACAAAACAAATGTTTCAAACTATTTATTATTTTTGTAAGAATTTTATTTTTTTGTTGTTCAGTTTCAAAAAGTAATATATCCCAAATTAACCAAACTACATCCATCTGATATTTTTCTTCTACTGGAAATCCAGTTCTTCTCTCGCAAATACATTTTTCTTTTTTTTGTTTACAAATATTTTCAAATTCTATAAACCATTCAATCCAATAACATGCGTCTATTACATTTTTTCCATCTTTAGAAATACTATAGGCGAGTTCATTTGCTGCAATGAATAATTCTTTAGGATCATCCTCTCCAAAAGATTCTACAGCATAAGTAATACTGGGAGCTTTGAACTTGTCCGAAATTTGGGTAATATCAAATTCCGTTTTTTTAATTTTTATTTCATCAAAACAGTGTTTTCTCTCTGCATCACATAAAATGCAAATTATTTCTGAAAAGAGTTTACGTATCTTTTCACTATTTCTTAATCTCAGCTCTTGTCCTACATATCCCCCATTTATAATTTCTTTGAAATTTTGAACACGTAACTCTAAATAAGGACCAAGTTTAGGATTTCCCATGTGTATATGTTTGCTGTAAAATAAAATTATGACATCCCACAACTCTCCATAATGACCCGAACAAATAAATTCAGCCGTCCAATAACACGCCGGCTCAATCTTTGAATGAAGTAAACTATTTAGCAATTCTTTTTTTACTTCAGACTTTTTGAAATTGGAAAATGTTACTCCAGTGAATTCCGTTGAAAGACGAATGTCATTTATTTCTGAAAATGAAGAATTTGTAGACATAAATAAAAAGTATACAAAAAAAATAACAATAATACATATAGAAAGAATGAAAGATGATTCCATATTGAACATGTATAGTAAAATGTCTTTTTGGGGAAAACTCTTGTTTCTAGTATTGCTCATTTTACTCATGTTTGGATTTTACAAGATAATACGTCCTGAAAAAATGGAGGGATTTCAAGAAAATTCTGATGATAAACCTGCTGTTGAAACTAAAACTGGAGATGCCATATATGACGATTTTTATGTGGGCTTATATGATCATTTAGTATTTAATAATTTGAAAAATACATTTGAGGTTGGCGAAATTTTGAATGCAACTACACCTAAAGAAGGAGCCGTTATTTTAGATATTGGAAGTGGAACTGGACGTCATGTAGGAGAACTTGGCAAACAAGGTTATGATGCAATGGGATTAGATTTATCCATGGATATGGTAAATAAAGCCAAAGAAACATATCCCACTGAAACATTTGTACAGGGAAATGCAATGAACCCGGATGTATTTCCTGCAAATAAATTCACCCATATTTTGTGTTTATATTTTACTATTTATTACTTTAAGGATAAAGTGGCATTTGCTAGAAATTGCATGAAGTGGCTCATGCCTGGTGGATTTCTAGTTATTCACGTGGTGGATAGAGATAATTTTGATCCCATTTTACCGCCTGCAAATCCATTACTTTTAGTATCTCCACAACGCTACGCCAAAGAAAGACTTACCCAGTCACGCGTTGTATTTGATGGAATGACATATGTAGCGAATTTTGATTTAGATAGAGATAAAAATAAGGCAATATTTAAAGAAAAGATGACAAATACGGATACGGGAAAAGTACGAATCAATGAACATGTCATGTACATGGAATCTGATAAAGAGATTCTTGCTCAAATGAAAAAAGTAGGATTTCTTGTTCAAGGAAAAATAGACTTGATCAAGGTTGGTTACGAATATCAATATTTGTATATATTCTTAAAACCAGGATAACCCTAGATAAACTTGTTATAATATATCACAATACTGTAATCTAGTATAAAATATACTAGAATACAATTAATAATTCATATTTAGATTTGGTAAATAATATATGTTAGGACATTGTATATTAATCAATATATATGATATTTTCATCTATATCATGTTTTGAAATATGCAAAAATTGGGTATATTCATCGTCAATACCACATGATATAATAAATAATGCTTCCTCTTTTATATAGAGCGATCCACGACAAAAATAAATTTTTTTATCAAACTCGGATTTTTTATCTTTCAAACAGTCTTCAATATAACCTATAACATGTAGAGTTTTTACATCAATGACAACTAAAGATAAAACATATTCTTTATTTATTGATAGTGAGGATGAATGAGCAAAAAAATATAATTTATCTTCTATTTCAATCGGCATACATCCCCCTCTAATTATCGGAACGTTATTATACGTACAAGTTATTTTTTGCGTGCAATGAAATGTTTCTTTATCAACTTCATATAATACATATTTAGGTAAGAAACTGTATATCATATATACTTTTTTTGATGTATTCAATTGAAATATTGACCAGTTTTTTTCTATTGTTACGTTATTTTTATCAATATAAAGATCTACTCCAGTAAAATGTATTATTTTTGATAAATTGTTTACGGGTGTTATTACTTGTTTTATTTCAGGATAGTTATAATAATTGTATACTATAGAGTAGAGTGCATATAATATATTATCTATAACAATAAATCGTGGATCTTCACAGCATTCACTTCCATTATTAAAACGAATATTTTTTTCATCTATTTCATATGTTAGCTTTCCTTCTTTTTTTTCAATATAGTTATTTGTTTTCATGTATAAAATGGACCAATTACGTGTTGAATAACATGATCTGTAAATTAAATCAAATTGGTGTTTCTCATTTAAAGATTCAATAATATTTGTATATATATTATTTTTTTTAATAATTATACTTGTATTAAAGTTTTGTAAATCTGAAAAAAGCTTACTTGAAGGAGTGTATATATTTGATCGTGTATTTGAAATAATATTCCACCAATAGTCAAGAGTTAACATTTCAAGAACTTTTTTTCTTTTGGTTTCATCTTCATAGTATGGGCGTAATTCTTCAAATTTTTTATTCAATAACTCTGGACTAACTGCATTATAAAATGGAGGATTCCATGATTCAACAAATACAACTGGAAATTTGGAATATACTTCATCCATAGTAGAATGTTCAATAATAGGAATACATCCACATAATAAGGCTTGCCAAATTTTTGGACACAGGTCTATACCTCCACCATGTATACAAAAACAAAATTTATATGTTAAATATAAATTTTTTAGTTCTTCTTCAGGTAAAATGTCTTCATATATAACCTCGTCATAACAATCAACAAAATAATTCCATTCATTGTAACATACATCCCTAACCATTCTTCTTTTTAAAAATTGGTCAATATCGTCTCTATTTATATTGCAATACATGACTAGTTTTTGTTTTGATGAAATGTTTAATGGAACATATTCAATCAAATTTTCATAATTCGTATAGTTTTTACTATATTTTAATATCAGAGAATTTTTTAAAAGACCTAATGGCAATGGTTTACATTTATAATGTAGTGTGTCTAAATTTTCAACAAAAACAAGGTTCAAATATTTGTTAGTAAATAAAGTATTATATATCTCATTTTGTAAATTTATGTAATGATTTTTTCTTATGTCTCCATTTCCAGATGGAAACGTATAGTCATCTCCACTTATAATTAAATTAAAAATATTTTGTATAGTAGGTAAAATATCCCTTATAAAAAAAGATAATGTTACATCTCCAACTTTACTGTATAAAAAAATAGTATTAGGAGAAGATGTATTTGATAAATTTACAACTTGATCCAAATGAATAAACCAATCACATTTTTTTGCCAATCCCCAAATTTCATCACTACTTTCCACTTTATTAACTACTTCTAATCTTAAATTTAAAATTTCCATAATTACGTTATATAATTATATTATACCTTAAAGTTTTATGTTAATTTTTATAAAATAACTTATTTACTATATTCACTACTTCATGAATGATAAATATTTTTATATTCTAATACTTATTTTTTTTATCTTTGTATGCATTTATGGTTACATTCGTGTTAAATATGGTTTCTGGTATTATCAACCAGTCTTTCATGCATACAACTTGTGGTGGTATTTGTTTCCATGTGGAATAATAAATCATGGATTACCTGAAAAAAATCGTTTTACAAATACAACAAATATTACCTTTCTTCATTTAGATAAAACAGACGACTCAACTCTAGATAAATGTACTCAACTTTTACAAAATAATTTTCTAAAAAATAAGGAAAACAAAGAAAATAAATTTCATCCAGAAAAACAAAATATTGTAAATTATTTTAAAGGACACAACACTACAAAGTATCCATGTTTTCTCTCTTTATACTGGGAAAAAGAGCTCTTACAAGAGTTGAATACGGTGGGCGAATTTAGTAAACACGACAAGTTGGTTGGAATGATGACTACACGCCCATTATATATAAAATTTAAAAAAGATAACGCAAATCTAATTGCATACTACGTAGATTATCTGTGTGTACATAAAGACTATAGAAAAAAGGGATATGCGCCACAAATTATTCAAACGCATCATTATCACCAAAGACATGCCGCGCCTCAAGTTCATGTTAGTTTGTTCAAGAGAGAAAACGATTTGACTGGAATTGTACCATTCTGTGTTTATTCTACATATGGTTTTTCAATCAAGGGATGGAAAAAACCGTTGGAAATTAAAACCTCGGACAAAATTCTGGAATGCTCTTCTCAAAATATGAGATACTTGTTGAAATTTATGAAAGATACATCGGAGTTATTTGACGTAACTATTACGCCTGAACTTGCAAATACATTAGAGTTGATTCAGTCAAGAAATATATACGTTTATTTTGTTCTGGATACGTCAATGGATCAAGTAATGGCAGCTTATTTTTTTAGAAATAGTTGTGTTTCTCTAGAGAAAGATTGCAAAGTAATTACATGTTTTGGAAGTATATGCAGAGAGAATTACGATGATGAAGCATTTGCATATTGGTTCAAAACCGCGCTATTTGCAATACCTATGATGGATTATTTATTTCTAGCTGTAGAAGATATAAGCCACAACAAGAAAATAATTGATAATTTATATAAAAAAAATAAACCCCAGTTGGTTAGCCCTTGTGCATATTTTTTCTATAATTTTGCTTATTCTAGAGTTCCTTCTGATAAAATATTTTTACTTGTATAATAGGGGGAACCCCGGTTCCCCCATGACCCCCTCCCGCCCTTCGGGTAGTTTGATTCTTTACTATTTTAAGTAAAATAAATTCTTGACACAAAACATGAATAACTATTATAGGTTCCTGGTGGATGCTGCTATTGTATAATTTGAAGGTGTGATGATAGACGATCTGTAAAGATTATTCGCAAATACACGGTTTTCAAAACAGTGAACTTTTGACCATTTGTTTGGAGTCGTAGTTTTATAGCTTGAAAAAAACCAGTCTAAATTATATCTTGTAGAATCATTTATACTCAGTATATCCGTAATATTTGTCAAATCTTCTTCCAAAATACATAGAATCTTTTCATCCATTCCTTTTTCATCTTCCATGACTAATACGCCAATAATATATGCTTCATAATGGAAATTATTTTTTAGTTGTTTGTTAGTAATTATAAGTGCGTCTAATTCATCTCCGTCTTGCGCCAATGTATTTGGAATAAATCCGTACGCATATGGATAAAAATAGGGATATGGTAAAACGCGGTCCAACTCTAACATGTTTGTTTTCTTGTTGAATTCATATTTTTGGTTACTAAATTTTTCAATTTCTATATACACGGATACTTTTTCATAGTTTGTCATATTTCTTTTTGTATAGAAATATTATTTATTTTATGGGAAACCGCGAAATCTTCTAGTTCTATTATTTGATCTAGTATTTCTTAAATTTCTGTAATTTTGAGTGTATATTTTTTTTCTTAAAATTCTTTGAGAAGCCGGAGGTAAGTATTCATTAGGTTTATATACGTATCCAAATAAATCAGCATAAGATTTGCGTATATTTTCATAGCGACCTTGGCATTCTAAAACGGCTTTTTGACCTAGTGGAATATTTTTTCCTGGATATAATTCTATATCAATTACAATATAGTAGGTTAACACCGTTGGGTAATTTCTATGATAACGATTTATAGGATAACTTGTGGAAGTTAAATAATTTTTAAATGTTTTATTTTGATATGGCCTATAATTTTTTGCAGTAGTTTGTTTTTTTTGAGAAGATTTTGGTATGGTTCCTGTTGTTTTTGGAGAAAATTTTACATTTCTTGGAATTGCTAATGGGGTTGAGGGTCTTGTCTTTGTTGGTACTGCCAAAGGTGTTGCGGGGTATAGTTTTGTTGGAGGTGGTACGGGTGTAGGTGGTTTTACTGGCGTTGGGGTAGGTGGTGTAGGTTTTGGCGGTTTTACTGGCGTTGGGGTAACAAAAGAAGTGTTATTTCTGGGAGGAGTTGACGGAGGAGTTCCTTTTTCACTCGTCTGCGGACTCGTCTGCGGACTCGGCTGCGGACTCGGCTGCGGTGTTACTAGAGAAAAAATATTTTGAGGAACAAAATATCTAGGAGTGTCTGGTCTATCTCCTTCAGTATCTGAATCAGACTTTAAATCAACCAGTTCTGGTATAGGACTTTGTAAACTTCTATTAGAAGTACTTTTTTTTATATTTGGTCTAATAACACTTTTAGGACTTTCTTTTTCAGAACCTCCTCCAGTTATAGGCATAGTTTTTAACGCATTATACAAGCGATATAAAATTGGCTCCAATGTAGTTTTTCCGAAACTAGAGTTTTGTTTGTCTACCAAGGGATCTGTGCTGTTTTCACCTATAAACAAGTAACATGATACAAATATCATATAAATAATATAGTATGGTATTTCTGTAGTAGTAAACAACCATGTTTCTTTTTTTGTAGATGAATCTGTTTTAACAATTGCTTCATAGTGCACCTCTCCAGTATAAAACATGAATCCAAATAACTTTGGAGGACTTGCATACTGATGAGAATCCGTGCAATATACATTTAATCTATTACTTTGATTACCATTAAAATATACTTTTTGCAATTCTAATTCACTTATATTTTTTTTAACTTTTTGAGAATCATCCGTTTGTACAGTTGCTGTATTTAATGTAGTATCTATATAAATTACAGTCCCCACTACATCTTTTTGTTGTTTCTTATCTGTGAAAAAAACTCGCGATCCTTGTTTAATAGTATTATCCGCTGATTGATGTAAAAGAATTATTTTTATATTAAAAACTTTTTCTAAAATATTTATTGCAAACTCATCACCCCAATAAGCACTAGTTTTAATTGCAGCCTTTACATCATTTTCTGATATAATATTTCCTGCATTATCTCTCATAAATATCCATCTATTTATTTGTGTTGGATCTTTTGAATTAAATGCCTCATTTGCTGTAATTACCACAAGATCATATGCATCTTTATCCAAATTATCTGCCACAGCATTTCTCAAAGTTTGTATAGTATATTTTCTATTATCCAAATATTTATTTATGATTATAGGTGGGTTGGTTTTACTATTATATCCATTTAATAACTGACTAAATGATTCAAATAAACAATCACCTCCTCCTTTATTTGGTATTATTTTCCATTCATTCATAGAATTTATGGTTGAATCTGTAAGTGATTGTGGAAAAAGTTTTTTACTATATGCTTCTTGATAATAATTTATAAAATTTTCAGAAAGTATGGAATTTGAGCGAACTTTAGGCGCTGGTGTAGGAATTAAAGGGGCTGCGGGAGGATTCACAGGAGTTTTTGGTGCTAGTGAAGGAACTGAAGGAGCTGCTAAAGTTTTTGGTGCGGCAGGAGGAACTATAGGTGTTTTTTGTAGTGAACCAGGAACTAACAGCTGTCGCTGTAAAATACGCGATTTTTTTATTTTAGATATACTTGGGTTTACATTTCCTTTTATAGCTGACGCAGGAATAGTATTCAATATACTACTTGTCTGTGAAATAGGTACATATGTATTTTGCATCCCAATTCCCGAATTTATACCATAAGGCATACCATAAGAAAATGCATTTGGATTCATATACATTTTATTCGGCGATTTCATTATTTCCCAGTCACCATTTTTCCAGTCGTAATTATACACAGTATATCTTTCTGACCCAATAAAAAATGGAGCCCCAGATTTGAACAAGGTATCTAAAGTCGTTCTAATATTTTTATCCACAACTCCTTCATTTGTTGCAGCGACTAGATCCCTCTGTGGTTGAGAACTTATTCCCAATGTTCTTTGTTCTAAACTATTAAATTCATTCAAGTTGAAAAACTGCGTATATAAATCTGTATCAGGATATCCATATGGAATATAGTCAACGACTGCTTTATTCAATTTTATCAAAGGATCAAAATATACAGTATCACTTTGTTCACCTGGTACAGTCATATAAGGTTTGTAAATAAGTTGTCCACTTCCTCGTATTCTTGTATTAATTAAAATTGTCAATGTATTTGGTGCAAACATAATAGATCTGAAATAGTATTGTTATATTATGTCAATACTATTTTTCTGTAAAAGGGAACCTGGTTTTATATTTTATGCAAGTCAAAATTCGTAAATGCTTCTCTCTGTGCCCTCTTCATAGAGTCTTGTTTAGCCTTTTGGAGAATAGCCTCGGCTTGCTTCAATTGTTCAGGCGTAACTGTTCCGTCGTTTATATTTGTCATTATTTTATTCATGGCCCGACTTTTTTCTGGAAGAACACATAATGAACTTTCTTCATTGAATAAATGTTCAGAGAGAACAGTAAAAGCTGCTGTTAAAAATAAAGAAACATAAATATCTTTTGTGCCCATCCACGCTACAGAAAAAACCAAAATTTGTTTCATTATAGAGAGTTTTAAATATTCTTCTATATTTTTGCTAAATTGAATGGTAACAAATTTAGAACCAATGTTCAACATTAGCATTATAATTCCTGCAAAAAATTTGCTATTATTCAAGTACATAATATGTTCATTCATATATTGAAACATACTCATAGAACTTCCACCAGTTGTAGAGGGAGAATCTTGGTTCGGATGAGACTGTGATGGTGTTGGTAGTTTTGGTGGAGGCATCATATGTTGTTTTATTTTAGGTATGGCAGTTTTTCCTTTCATAATAAAAATTGGATGTTTATTATATTATGCAAAGATTTTTCCTAGAGCTAAATCAAACTATAATTTCTTAAAAAAGTTTTTATTAAAGTTGTTAATTTAGTTGAACGATCATATATATATCTTCTTGAGCGTCGCATATTCTCTCTATATTTTCCGCGAATATAAGGAGTAAATGCTTCTTTTTCTTGAAGTGAATATGAATTTACTACAACACTAAACAAAAATGTAATAAGAGCTAAAACAACCAAAATTTTTATAAAGTGTCTCATTTATATTTTATATAGATATTTTTCATTATAAATAAAATATGGTGTATCTTTAGTAAATTATTATCTAGTTTTTTATTAAGAAGAATGTCTTATTTAGCAATGTCGGCGGCACCATATGATAATACTTATGAAAATAATGAAAATAATGGTGTACAACAAAAAAAGTTGACGCGAAATAGTACACAAAATAATTCAAAGTCGGATTTACTTATTGATAACGAAAAAGTAAATCAAGTCTTGCAATCTATAAATAATATTCATAACAATCCTTCTATGCCTGAAGAGGATCAAGGGGATTTAGCGGATTTTAATCCTCCTCCTCCTCCAGTTTCTGCTGGAGTTGTGCGAACTATGAATAAAGAATCAGTTCCTGCATCAAACTCATCAATCCCTCCCAAACCTTCTTATTCTAGCAGTTTTCAGAAATCTGAAAGTGAGTTAAATAATTATTCAAAAAATTATGGTAATGAAGAAAGCATAAATGAATATTATAAAAAATATGTTCCTAACTATTCTTCTACACATTCACAAGATTATTCGTCTTTTCATCGCCAAGAATCTAAAGAAGATGTGCTGCTTGAAAAATTAAACTACATGATACATTTGTTAGAAGAACAAAAAGATGAGAGAACACATACTGTTATGGAAGAAGTCGTTCTTTATTCTTTTTTAGGAATCTTTATCATTTATATTGTGGATTCTTTTACTAGAATTGGAAAATATACTAGATGATCCAGGCTGCAAACTATAATATAGATAATATATATGGAGAATGTATATTATGATGAAAATGATGATCCCAATGAAGAAAACGATGCAGAAAATGACACAGCAAATGATACAGAAAATGATGAATTTATACAAGACGAATTGGTAGATGATGCGTTCATATATATAAGAATTCTTATTGGAGAAAAAAGTAATTTTTATTATCTTGAAAAAAGCAGCCCAGAAAAATTGAATATTATTTTAGAACAAGTACAAAATATATTCATGACCGAAGATAATGCAAGACGAATTAATAAATTTTTAGAAAATGAAAAAATTTATGTTATTTCGTTTTTGTTAAATATAAACAATGTTTTAATAGAATCCAGTGCGTTTAAAATACCAAATAATCCAGCTTCTTACCATCAACCCAAGTTTTTAAAAGATCTAAATGAGGCTATATTAGAAATGTATCCAATGTGTAATATATTTTATTCTGGTGCTAAACATTATATATATTCTGCATATCAACCTACAGAAAAAAAAATAGGACAAAAACAAGACTACATTGTAGTTTTAGAAGACAATACCGGATGATACCGTATAATTTTTAAAATTTAATTCTTGAAAATTATAAAACGAATGAAAATACTTTTTTTTGCAAGTTATCCAACCTGTGGAAATGGTTATGGTAGAATAGGTAATATTATTTCAAATTATTTAGCAAGTGTAGGACACCAAGTATATTATTTAGGAATATCCAATTTCAAAGAATCACCGGTTGAACGGTATATTCATCCATCTATTCAACTGATAGATGCCTTGGAAAAAAGAAAATCTGAATCAAATGAACTTTACGGGGTAGATATAATTTGCGAAATGATTCAAGAGGCAACTCCAGATCTAGTATTTATATATAATGACATTATTGTGGTAAATCGTATTCTAAATGAATTTATAAATACAAAACTAGAAAAAACATTTAAAATGGTAACATATCTTGATGTTGTTTACAATTATGAAAAGTTGTACTTGTTTAAAAATATTAATGCATGGTCAGACCTAATATTTGTATTTAGTGAACATTGGAAAAAACACTTGACTGAAATAGGCATATCTGAAAAAAAATTATTTATTTTACCCCACGGAGTTGATAAAACTATATTTAAACAAATAAACAAGGACTCGGCAAAACAAAAATTTGGATTCAAGTCGGATGATTTTATTGTATTGAACACAAATCGCAATTGTTATAGAAAAGCTACCGATATTACGATAGACGCTTTTGTTAAATTTATTAAAAAACAAAAGTATAATGATAATATAAAATTATTTTTAAATTTATTAAATACTTCTACTAGTGGATATAATATTTTGGACATGATACAAATTAGTTGTTTAAAAAATAAGGCGGACTATGAACAAATTATTTTTAAACACATTTTTACGCGCAACTCTTTGGAATATTTATCTGATGAAAAATTGAATGAACTATATAATGCATGTGATATTGGAATAAACACATGTATTGGGGAAGGATTTGGTTTGTGTAATTTAGAACATGCTTCTATCGGAAATCCACAAATTATTAGTAATGTTGGAGCATTTAAAGATATTTTTCATGAAGAGTATTCTATTCCAATAGAGCCAAAAGTTGAATTATATGTACCAAATAGTACGGAAGAACACGGAGGATTTTTACAAATATGTGACTCGGGAGATTTTTCTGACGCAATGGATATGTATTTTAAAGACACAAACTTGAGAAAACTGCATGGAGACGTGGGAACTTCTATACTTTCAGAAAAATATAATTGGGAAATTATATTAAACGGATTGAATAAAACCTTGCTTCAGTTATATATCTAAACTCAATGTATTTTTATCTGAACGTTGCCTACGTTTGCTCTTTTTAGGCATTGTTCCGTCATCTTGTAACTCTTTCAAGTCAGAAATACTAATCACACTTCCATCATTTTGTTCTTTTTTAGATGATGAGGATGATGACGACTCTTGAATATTAATCGTCTTTGTTTTTGTTTTTAGACCAGATAAAATATCACTAATATCAGCTGGACCCTTCATTTCAGGACGTGTAGAACGCACTGGTTTTTCGTTGAAATTTATTCCATCATTATAACTTGGCGCGGTATTTCGCGCACTATAGTTGTTGTTTCCAGGTCTATCTCTAGTAGGCGGCATTGCATTTGGACCCTGTGTGGCAAGTGGTGGTGGAGGTCCGCCTCCTCCATTCATTGCTTCTGGATTCATTAATCCGCCCATGAAATTGGCAAATCCAGGATTGCTCTGTCCCATTGTATTTACAGCTGCTGCTTGAAAAGAGCGCATCAAATCAGGATTTTGTCTCATAATATCATCCATGTTTGGAAGAGCTGATTTAAACAAGGAGTTGGACATGTGCACCATCATTGCGCTTCCACCAAGTTGAAATAATAACTTTAGTTCAGGAGCCATGCTTGCTCGTGACTTGTATTTATCGTACAATTCGCCAAATACTTCATCATAATCCGTAATATTTTCATTCAGCTGTTCACCCCACCCGTCCAATTTTATGTCAAAAGGATCAAACCGATTATTCAAAAACTCTAGACCATTTACAACAGCCATCAACATATTTCCTTGAAATTTTACAGAGTTTTGTTTGGTTTTTTCTTCAATAATGGTATCATATTCGCCTTGCATCTCTAAAAGAGGGGACTCCATCGTATATTTTTTGGATAATTCAACTCCTTTTTTTTCTAAAGCTTCCAACTTTCTCAAATACTTGAATTTTTCTCTCAACATTTCTTCTTTGGACATTTGTGGTTGAGAATGAATAGGCCTTGAATCTGGATCTAGAGGAATATTGTTAAATTTTCCATACCCATCCCATGTTTTTGAATCACCTCCATCTGTTTCGGCAGTGGCTTGTCCAGGACCTGATGATGAACTTTCAAATCTAACACTTGGTCTATCACTCTCTCGGCCCATAGTAAATAAATCACTTTTAAATGAAGAGCCGCCACCTCCATCTCCCCCAAACTCCATATTATCCGTTTCATCTGCTAAATCATTCAATTCGCTTTCTAAATTATTCAAGTCTTCAACATCAATATCACTAGATAGTTTTCCAACTCCATCTTTTATCTTGTCATTCATGAGTAATTCTATTCCTGAACCAAAATTTGTAGAACGTAAATTTCTTGAAGGTCTTTCTTCAAAATCTAAACTAGAAATATCAATCGTTTCGCCTTGCATTATTTCTTATTCTATTTATTAGAACATTTAATTTTAAGTCATACGCAGTTATAATATATTTTTCAAATAAAAATTTACTACAAAATTTATTATACTTTTTACCGTTTTGATAAACTTTTTGTATAGTTTTAATTTATGTGGAATTATATTTTTAGCTAAACTAATGTAAACGATATAAACAATTCACACAATATATAATAATTTATACTATATAAAATAAACCATATTCTAATGAGTTATTATTTATTACCAAAAATGAATTATACAAATTATATAGATCATTACTTGTTCATATGCGATAGTTCTAATTTTGAACCTTACTTATCACATACAATAATTCATTACTTAAATCAATCCAGTAATATATTTGACTCACTGGTAGAATTTGAACCACAATTCAGTATACGCCAACTTATGGAAACCATAAACCCATACGAATATATTTTTTCAAAAATTCCAAACTCAAAAGTATCTATAAGTAAAATGAATACACATTCAAATACATTTTACGACTTTATGGAAATCACAAATACATTGCATTTATTTTTACAATACGAAGAAAAAGATATTTATTCTCTTCATGTTGGAAAAAATAACAAGGCAACTATTGAGTGTATGAATTTTTTAAGAGAAGATAAAAACGATAGACATATGACAATAGAAGAAGTGGATTTTAAAAATTCTGCAAATACAATAGAATTTATATATTATGAACTGGAGGATTCTATTTACCAAAATAAGAATGAATATATATTGGCATTAATAAAAATATTATGCAATTTGTTGTATTTACAAAAAACAAAAGGCTCTAGCATAATTAAAGTTGCAGATATTTATTATAGACCTATTGTAGAGTTTTTGTACTTGATAACTATTTTCTATGAAAAGGTATATATTATCAAGCCCAGTGTTTCAAATGTAACAACGAGTGAAAAGTATTTGGTTTGTAAATTTTTTGTTGGTGATCTGGGTAAAATGATTGATTGTTATCAAAAAATGCATCATATTTTGGAATTGTATGAACAAAACAAAAAGGAAGATTCTGTTATACAAAGTTTTATAAAAAATGATATTCCCTACAATTTTATTTGTAAACTTGAAGAATGCAATATTATTTTGGGTCAACAGCAACTTGATGTATATGATCAAATGATTCATATTATGAAAACAAAAAATAAAGAAGATAGAATGGAATTGTTACGAAAAAATAATATACAAAAATGTATTCACTGGTGTGAAAAATACAAAATTCCTTATAATAAATTCAATGATAATAAATCAAATAATATTTTTCTTCCTTTAGAATATGCTAGTCCACTTTTATATTCTCAACATGTTATTGAAAATTTGGTAAATTCTATGATTGATAAAGTAATACACAATATCATTCAAGAAACTGAAACAATGTCTGATGAAATTGAAGAAATTCAAGAAATTCAAGAGATTCAAGAGATTCCAGAATTTGAAAATATTGGAAAAGATGAAATACAATATTCTACATCTACAAATGAATTTCCCGTGTTTTTAATTACTCCAAATAGTTCAAGCCCCGACTTCTACGATTTTGATGAGATTTGAATACATAATTTAGCCTTATATGTATAAAGCTAAATTATATACATATATCTAAAGTAAAGGTGTGCTAGGTGCTCTAGGATTTTGTCCGCGATTAAAATATCCATTCGGCTTATTTAAAATACTATTTGTCCTAGGAAAACACGTCCTAGGATTTCCATTGAATGTAAACATTCCTGCTTGACACGTAGGCTGTTTATTTTTATATATTATAGTATTCGTTTGTTTCAAGCTTGCCAAATTTGTTCCAATTGTGGAAACATTTTTCTTCAATATGAGAGTACTGCTATCCACAGCCCCTTGTTGTGCAAATTGATAATTATTTGGTTTATAATAAACAACTTTGCAACCACTGGGATTTGTTGGTCCAGTAGGAGGCATTCCAGAATAAGGATTATTCATGAATGAAACAAAAATTTGAACTGCCGAATTGCTCGCGTCAGTTGGTAAACTTTCAATAAATGCCATAAAATCCGGAAAATTTGTAAATGTTTGCGCAAGTTGAACCTGTGCAGGTGTTAATAGGCCTTGATCGTTCATAATATTTATCATACGTGAAATAAGTCCAAGTACGGATGTTTGGTAAATTTCAGCATTAGGCTGACAATTCGCCAAATAAGCATTATTATTTGCCCCAGATAGAGGTCCACCAGGTTTAACAACAGGATTATTATATCCCAAATTATTGGAAAAATTAAATACGCGCTGATCATATGTTTGACATCTATTCTCTCTATACTGTTCAAGAGTTGTGAAATAATTCTTCGGGAGATTTGTATTCGCCGGAAGAACTCGTCTACGCGCCTTTCTCTCTGGATTACAGCATAAAGGGAACGATTCTGTTCTAGGAATAGGATTATCTGTTACATAGGTATTATTTGGATAATAATCAGATACAATACAAATTCCGTTGCATTTTGACGAGAGATAAGGATCAGGCGATGAGAGATTATTTTGTGCAACAATGAAACTTCCTGGATTATCAATCATTTGTTTTACTAAAGCTCCACCAGTTGAAGAAGCAACCACACGATTTACATTTAGCTCAATATCGGAAAGTCTAGCTTCGGAATTGAAATATTCGCCTGGTATAATAGGAATTTTCGGGAATGCTCCCTTTCTGTATTGCTTTAGCGGACGTGGTTTTCCAAATGGTGCAGGATAGTCATTTGCAGGATCATTATTTGTTAAAGGGCGAATATTTCCAGCAGTAACACCTACAGGATTACTTTCAATTCCCGATCCTTTCCACGATTTATAGCCTCCTTGTGGAAGACGATTATTATATTGATTCATACCCAATGGATAAAAAGCACTAGACATTGTTGTTTATAGTATAGAGAGAAAAAAGTATTGTACTATTTATATAGACCAAATTGTATAAAAATAAAATGTTGACTTATCTATTGATTCCATTTTTCATTGTACTTGTTATTTATCAGATTATTCATGCTATGAATGTTGTAGAAGGATTTCAAGATAATTCATCTACATCTACATCCCCTTTAATCCCTTCAACACCTATGCCAGAAAAAAAATACTCTCCATACGATGATAATCAACAAGTTTTACCTTTTAAAAATGCAGGAAATATAGAAGTCTTGAACGGAAGAGTCAGTAAATTGGAAGAAATGGTACCCGAAGTAAAAAAATTGGCAGATAATGTAGACCAATTAAGTAAACAAGTTCAAGCTATTGCAACATCCAAAATGAATCCTGTAGTTGATGCTGGGAAAAAAGCAAAACCAATCACAGGCCTTTGAAGATGAATATAAATATTTTATTTGTATAGATATAATAGATATACGAGATATAATAGATATTAGAAATGAGTTTTTTTGAAAATGTATTAACCAATCCTGGCCAAGTTGAGCAAGATTTGCTTGGACCTTCGTACAGCTATTCCAACAATATTAATACTCCTGGACAACTCGGAATGAGCGATAATGGAGATTTACAAACTTTGGGAAATGATGTAGGAGGATTAATTTCATATGTAGATTTACTTGTTTCGGGAAATGGACAAGCTTCCAAGACTGGCGGACCTTTAGGAGATCGTTTTTTTATGAAAACTGGTGCAATGTGCAAAGATACAACGACTGGAAAAAAGGTAGATCGCTATATTTATTTCAATAATATTCCTACAGGAAATTTCGGAGTATTGACTGGTGGAACAGGGCTACAGTTTAATGGGATGCGGGGACTTATACCTGGAACAATTTCTTCCTTAGGAGTATTAAATCCATTTGGAATTATGCGTTCATTCATGTCAGGAGATACTCCTCCATGTCAACAAGTCACATTGGAAACAGTAGATGTAAATAACAATGCAAGTTCGGAGTCACATTTTGTCACATTAGCAGATATACAAAGCATGGATCCTTATGATTTCCCAAACGCACAAAAACCGGCGTTGATTTATCCTAAACAAACGCAGCAAACAGAAGGGTTTTCTCTCTATACACAGAATGATAAATCTATTAAGTTACCGGATGATCCATATATACAATTATATTTCGCGTGTTTGGCTGCCATTGGCGTATATATGTTGTATAGAATGATGGAAAAGGAAAGGTAAAATTGATGTGTAGTTATATTTAACTATAGATCAATAATTTAGCGTCTTCTTCTAGAGTGTCGTTTTTTGTTCGTGCGTCTGTGCTTGCGATTACGATATTTTCGTTTCATTGAACCTCCACCATAAGCTTGATATCTTTGTGCACCATAATTTGGCTGTTCTCCCGCACCATATCCCGAGGATGATCCCAATCCAGTTTCAACATCATTTTGTGCAGCATAATTTTGTACAGCATAGTTTTGAGATGCATAATTATTTTGCACAGGAACAGATGCTGCAGGTGTCATCAAACTACCTAGACCAAATCCAGACGATACCGAAGGCACTAAAGATGAAGATGTCGTGGATGATCCAGCACTTTCTGATTGTCTGGCAACTTTTTGACAATTATCATATCGTTGTTTATCAGAAATACACGAGGGATATGGAGCTCCAAATAATTGAGCAATTCCTCCTCCACGACGTCCTCTGAATTTCCGACTCCTTCCCCTTTTATACGATTTTCTTGCCATAGTTTATACATTATCAAAAGAAATTATTTGTACGCAAAAATAAGTTTCCTAAAGTTTTGACCAATTATTTCCGTAATCAAGAGAGAAATATATTGTACCATCATCCATTGCGGCTTCTCTCTTTGATCCGTTATTTGAAATAGAAACACTTGTCCAACGCCGAATTTGAGGCTGGTTTGTTGCCTTTATCCAAGTTTCACCATAGTCTTCCGAATTATAAATGGAATCATATACTCCTGCAGAGATTTGATATTTTCCATCTGGAGTTTTTGCAAGTGTTGATATTTGACAATTTTTAGGAGGAGGTACAGTTGGTTTTTTCCATGTCTCTCCAAAGTTGTGCGAAATTTCAATATAATAACTTGCGTGAATTCTACTTTGGTATTGACTAGAAGGTTCTGGGATTTCATCTATTACTTGTTCATCTTTTTTAGGAGGTTCTAGTGGAAGATGTAAGAGAGGCAAGGCATCTGTATTACTTGTATGCATAGACAATTCTCGTTCTTGTTCTGCCATTCGTTCTTGTTCTTGTTCTTCTATTTGTTCTTGTTCTTGTTCTTGTTCTTGTTCTTGTTCTTGTTCTTGTTCTTGTTCTGTATTATCATGTATGTTTTCAAGTGTACTTGTTGTATCTAATTGAATTGAAGTTGATTGTATACCAGCAGAAAGATTTATATATTTTAGTCTATTTTTCATCCTAGAAAATCGCATCAGTAAAAAATTTTTATGAGATACTATACGTATTTTTAACTTGGGATACATATGATAATAATTTGATTCATGCTTTGAATAATCTTCTATATGATGATTGAGAAGAGGAATATTATTTTTTAGTAAAAGATCCGGTCTATTATTTTGCATATTTATGTTGTTGAATAACTAATATATTTGTCTATATAACCTGAATAAAATAAACGAGAACATCTAATAATTTTGGCGAACAACAGATCCCCACGAACAAACTTGGCCATTTGTCAAGCTTGTGTTATAAATGGAACCCTTTTTCTTCGGCGCTGTACAACCTCCAGCTCTAGCATATTGTAATGCTTCTTTCACATCATTTCTGTTAAAATTTTTATATCCTAGAAAAGCCTCGTTGGGAAGTCCTTGTTTGTATGAACTTTGGCCTACTGCTGCGCTCTTTTTTGAAGAGGTGAAGAGAGAAGAACACTGGGGAGAAATTCTCTTCTTTTTAGCATAGACTAAGGCAGCCGGAGCTTGAATAGGATTTCCTCCACAACTATACTTGTTCAAAATGGAACCAACATAAGGACCACTGCATGTAGTGTAAAGTAATAAATTATTTGCGTTTGTATTGGGACCAGGAATAGTTCGGTAATATTGTCGTCTTGAATTGGAAAATTCACTTGCTCCGTCAGATGGATAAAATTTTGGGGGATTAGGACGAATTCCGTTGAGAATACCTAAATTATTTATAGGAATAATTCCTGGATAATTTCCTGTACTCATTGGTCCGTAATTTGGAGTTACGATAATATCATCAAATTGTGTCATTTATACATAGTACATATATTAAATATTCTCGGATAACAATATAAAAATCTAGTATATATTCTTGTATAATGAACAAGCTTTTCTCTCTTCTTGTTTTCGCGTTTGCAACGGTTTCATCTGCTTCTTATGAAAAATGTGGACTAGTTGAGCCCTCTATTGTACCAAAGAATAACTGCATAAATTTTTCAGTTGGTCCTGGAACTGGTTGTGACTGGATGTGCAACTATTGTGCGAACCAGCTCGGAACTAATAATTACTATTTTACTACGGGAGTTTGTACGTACCAGACGGGCGGATGTGTCGGTAACCCTCAATCGGGTGTTACCTATACTTGCTGCTCCGCGTAAATAGTGATTTAGTGTGTTATTTTTATAAAATTGTTTTTGTAAAAATAAAAAATATATAGTAGAAAATTTTTGTTACATATAGGCATCGGCAAATAATGCCGGTTTAGGAAAGAAGAAACATTATTCAAAGGATTGTGCACTGGAGGAGAGTTCATAATAAACTCTTGAAGAGTTAAAATGAGACATTTTTATTCCTCAATGGTCAGATTCCAGTAACGATTTGAAATAATACTCCTGTAGATCGTTTTATTTCAAATCTTTGTTTGTATAAAAAATAATATTATTAAATTATAAATGGTTAGAAAAATAAAACCACCACGTAAGATTCCAAATTTATTAGGAAAACCTATTATTGCAGGAGGAGCAATTGGAGCAGGAATTGCTGCAGCGGCTTCATTTATTTCATCAATATGTACGGGAAAAACAGTCCAGCAAGCTAGTTCTAATGCAGTAAAAGTCGCACAGAATGTAATGCGACAAACTATTAATTATGCTAATAGTTCAGCTGTTACAAGTGTAAATACGTTAATAGTAGGTGGATTAGTAAATGGTGTAGTTGACTTAATAAATGATGTTATTGACCTATTACCAAAAAATCTTCCTCCCGTTCCTCCATCAGATATACCTCTTTTAGATACTTGTGCAAAAATGTCGTGTAGTTTGAAACATAAAAAGCAAGATTCAAAAAAGCTTGACTCTATCACTGAAACTCGTTCAGATGAAATCACTGTAACATGGAATTTAGACACAGAATCATATAATAGTGATACAACAATGAGAGTATATACTTCTCCAACACAACCAAACATAGTAGTTGTAGTTATTAATGGAACAATTACTTCAGATCCCAATCAAAGAAATACAGATTTTTCTTCAGATGCATTAATTGCGATGGGTCAAGGCGTTGGAGGGGATGTTAGAGGTACTTCTAGATACAAGCAAAATTTAACAACAATGAATGAAATCCAAACAAAATATAATATAGATGACTCTACAAAAACATATTATGCAATAGGATTTTCTTTAGGTGGAACTATCTGTGATGGATTTTTACTTGATGGAAAAGCAAGTTACGCAGTTACTTTCAATGCAGCAATAGATGGAATAAATAAGGGAAAAGTGAACAACAACTTCAGAGTTTATGCTGATGGAGATATATTAAGAAATTTTCAATCTTTCTCAGGAGCGTTATCTGGAACAGGATTTAGGACTATTACAAGTTCTAATGGAAGTACCAACCTATCAGCAAAGAATCATGATATGATAAATTTTATTAATTCAGGACCAATAGATAGTGCGCCTGTTTTTTTAGATTATGAAACTTTATTAAGAGATGACCCAAGTTAGTAGAGAGTCTATTGTAATAATATCTGATTCAAATTAAACTATATAATTTATTCAATAAATAATTTATTCAATAAATTATTTATTCAATAAAAAATAAACTACATATAACATATATACAAATGACAAGTTCAATTTCTTCCGATACAACAATTACCCAAGAAAATTTAGATAATAATATATACACCTGGCCGATAACTATAACAAATCCTTCTAAATCAGAAAAAGTTACTGTTTCAATTGGCTCAAAGCTGACATTTCCTAACTCATCTTATTATTTTATAATCAATGGAAGCAACATAATAATTGATGGCAACAACAATAAAATTGATATAGCATCATCAGCTGCATATGACGGGTTAATACAATTTTACACTGACTATCTTAATGGTATAATTATTCAAAATATTAAAATTACAAACTCAAGCGTCTCTGGCTTAAATCAAAATCAAGGATGGATAATTCAAAGTTGTTATGATTTGATAAGTTTGACATTTACAGTAACGAATTGTATATCTCATGGTGATGTAAACGATTATGGTGGAGGTATATGCGGAATGTACGCGGGTTCTAACTTTGGAAATTGTATAATACAAAATTGCATTGTATATGGAAGCATTGGAAACTATGCTGGAGGAATTTGTGGCGTGCACGCGGGAGACGAAGGAACTATATCAATATCAAACTGTGAATATAAAGGGAAGAATATTAACTCGTATGGAGGAGGTATAGCTGGAGCTTATTTTGCGATGAATGAAGGAAACGGAACAATAGAAAATTGTTATTCTATTGGAAAAATTGGTAGTAATGGTGGAGGTATTTGTGGAGCAAATGCTTTTGAAAATAAAGCAAATGGAAAAATAAACAAATGTTATTCTAGCGGAACAATAGGAAAATTTGGGGGAGGAATTTGTGGAACTAGTGTGGCCACGTTATATGGCTGTTGTCAAATTACTTCATGTTATTCAACAGGAAATATCTTATCTTTTGCTGGAGGAATATGTGGTTCTCTTGCTGCGTATAATGGAGGTAATTGTGTTGTTGCAAATTGCTATTCAACAGGAAATATTATTAATGAAATTTTTCAGTTTCCTTCTTCAGACATTTCCGTATTATGTAATGAAGGAGGAGGGATATGTGGCGCGAATGCAGGAGAGGGAGGTTATTGTATTGTACAAATGTGTTTTTCAAGTGGATCTATAGGAAAATATGGAGGGGGGATTTGCGGAGCATATGCGGGAGATGCAGGATACTGTCTAATTTTAAATTGTTATTCTTTGGGAGATATAGACGAAGAAAGTGGTGGTATATGCGGATATAGTGCAGGTAATAATGGAATATGTCAAATAAATTATTGTTATTCTACTGGAAAAATAGGAAAGTGTTCTGGAGGAATTACTGGATTTAATAGTGCTGAAATTGGGTCATGTAGTATAAGTTATTGTTATTCTGTAGGAAATGTAACAAATGATAGCGGGGGTGGAATTTGTGGTGCATTTTCTAATACTAAAAATTGTACAGTATCAAATTGCTACACAGTTGGAGAAAATATAAATGCGACAAATTATGTTTATGGAGAATTGAATGTAAATACTTTTAGTGTTACCAACTGCAAATATTCTTCTACTTGGACGGATAGTTTAGCAGATTCTTCAATAAAATTAGATACTAATGCAAAAAAATGGATAAAGGTTTCTCAACCAAATACTGGAGCACCATACAGATTAATTGAATTTATATCAACTCCAGATCAAGTAACTATGAGTTATAATAATGATACTATAGTCTATAATAGCATATTTTTTCCTATAATTAAAAAAACTAATTTACAAAATTTAGTATTGAGAGATAAAGATAATAATATAGTAGGAATTATTTCATCTGAGAATACCGTAAATAAAATTACTTTTACAGATGTAACTGTATCAAGTGGTACAACTTTATATTTATTAATGAACAATACTACAAATTATATCAACACGATAATTGTATAAATAGTTTATATTATTTTAGTCTATAAAATCTAATTCTTATTTTAGATTTTATACTTATTTTGTTGCATCATTTATGCAGTAGCATCTTTTTGTTTTTTAGGAACTTTTGGCTCTTTGGGTGCCTTGGGTACTTTAGCAGCTTTAGGTGTCTTGGGTTCTTTAGGGACTTTAGGCTCTTTAGTTTTTTTAGTAATTGTTTCAGATGTAACAGATTGTACAGGTTCAAGTTTAGGTTCAGGTTCAGATTGAACCAAATGAATCACTTCATTCACCGGTTCTTCAGAATTAATCACAGCAGATGGTTGCGCCTTCTCTACTTTTTGTCCGTTAATTTCAATTTCTACGTCATCTGGAAAAATAACATCCTTTTCCTCCAAAAGAACGCGTACAATACGAGGTTTCTTGCTATGAGTCACAACTTTTCCCCCATATTCTTCTTCCCAATCTTCACTCAACATATCATATTGTTTTTGAATTCTTTTTCGGTCAAACCAAATTTTTCCAAAAGGAGCCGACCCAACAACAAAAATAGTTGGATCATCGTAAAATTCTTGAATAATAATATGTGCTTCAACGTAATTATTTTCTTCTTCAGGATCTAAATCTGGAATAGGTTCCGTCATTATGTATTATATGCATAATTAAAATAATCTTTAAATGAATTATTTTATGTATAATATATAGAATGAAAAGGGGACCATACAATAATAATGAAAATGATGAAAATAGAACTGTAAAACGATTGCCATTTTTTCAAAACTTTCAAGAAGATTCAAATAAAATAAAGGTTAGAAGATTAACTGATGATAATAGACCGTTTCCACCTCGTATGTTACAACCATCACTCATAAAATATGATGAAGAAAATATAAAAGTATCTAGTAGTTTAGGTCAAGAAAAAGTTGGAATAGATCCTTCTAAATTATACGGTAAAGATTTAGATTTTTACAATACATGGGTAAATCCGAAACATCCTTATCTACATCCAAGCGATAGCCCAGGACATAAAGCTCCTGTACAAAAACAATTTTATTCAAATGAAAATATTAAAGAAAATCGTCTTACATTAGATGAAGATGAAGAATATCCTGAAGACTTGTATTTTGGAGGAAAAAAAAAGAGAAATCGTCAGAAAAAAACAAACAAGACAATGTATAAAAGAAAAACTAGAAAATCCCAAAAATCCCAAAAATCCCAAAAATCCCGAAAATCCCGAAAATCTAGAAAAACAAGAAGAAAAATGAAAAAATAAAACATGTAATAATTTCATTTAGTACAACTAGTATGAAATTATTTGTGCTCTAAAATATTTGAATACGTTACTATGTTAATATCTACGAATCGCTCTCCAAGCAACTTGAGACCCCGAAGAATCATTTCCTCCATTAGAAAGATCATTGTAATTTTTATTAATGGCCTTTTGCTTCAAATATGTTGTATAATCTGAACCATCATAAACATATTTTACGTTGCATGTAGCAGGAGGAATTCCTGAACTATCACAGTTGCTTTGAATTGCTCCAAAATGGGTTCTTAATCCAAATAAACCCGGACGACTTTGGAATGATTGACACGCTCCACCACAAGAATAACTAGTTCTGCTTAATATATCTCCGGAGTTGGTTACAGCACGAAAAGGAGTAAGTGCGATTTGTCTAGAGTTGTTTAATCCAGTATATCTGGTATTCCACGCGTTTCTTAATGTAAAACGTGTCTGGGAATATTGATCATTATTATCGGTATCCACAGTAGGTTGAGGAATAAATCCGGGAATTCCACCACCCAATGGAGATAAAGAACCAGCATATCTTAATTGTGTCATTCCTCCATTAATGGGATTTTCAAAACCAACAGACATTTTATATACTGTATAGATATAAAAAACTTGTATAGATAAAAAACCTAAATATTCTTGTAATAATTTCTCTCTACTATATAAAGAATGTTCAAGTACTTGTTTTTAATTGGCATAGTTCTACTTTTATTGGATGGAATTTATTTAACCTTGATGACGTCTTATTTTAATAAACAGATAAAACTTGTTCAAGGAAGTCCGATTAAGTTGAATATTCCTGCAACTGTGTTATGTTATGTGACTCTCATTTTTGCGCTTTATTACTACATTATAAGAGAGAAAAAGACGCCTCTAGATGCGTTTATTTTAGGACTTGTAATATATGCCGTCTATGAATTCACAACAATGGGTCTTTTGAAAAATTGGATGTGGACCACTGTAATTATGGACACTTTGTGGGGAGGAGTGTTATTTGCATTGACTACGTGGATTGTGAAACAACTTACCTGAAATCTTTATTCACATGACTCATAAGAATCATCAAATTTTCATGCATAATCTTCAAATCTTCTTTGCGATCTGACTCATGAACATTTTGCATCTTTGTTTCAATAGCGTCTTTTAGTCTCTCTAAAGAAGCCTTGTAAGATGTAATTTTATCAGTGTATCCCTTTTGATCAGCTAAAATCATCCATCCAAGTTGTTCAAACATTTTTTCGTACCACTTTTTAATGGCGTGTCCAGTTGCTCTAATATGATTACCTCCTCTCTTTCCAGTTCTCTTTACGCTTCTCTTTCCGCTTCGCTTTACGCTTCGCTTTCTACGCGTTTGTGCCATTTATATATTTAGAAAATAAAAAATATAAAGAATAGTTGCGAAAATAAAGTTGATCACATTTTCATATACGCCATCCACCATTTATCTACCTTGTACCACTGTGGTATTTCTCTCTTTTTCCATGATGCAATAAGTTGTTTTTCTTTTCCTTGATAGTAGTTGCGATAGGATTCAACTGGATCCGCTGTTTTATATTCGTTTGGCATTGCAAGTGCAAATGGGGTTAGACCTTTTTCAGGAAAAGTTTCTTGCGGTGGAGCGTGCTCTTTCAAGTACATGGCTACTGTGAATGATTTGTGTTCTTTTTCAGGAGGATGACTATAACGATATTTCCATTCATCATGCATGGCTTCAACGAGAGAAATTGTCCACATATAGTTTTCCAAGGATGCTCTCATCCAAATAGTGACTGGATGATTTTTGTGTGCAATTTTATAAACAGGCGAGTTTTCCAAGTTTGGATCATCTGGATCAAGTATGCGTTTTGCACTAGACAACATTTGGACTGCTTCCAAAATCATTTTAGAAATATGTTTGTCAAACATGAATTCTGCGCATTCGCGAAAACAAAGCGATAGAATAAAGAGATTCATACTTGAAAATTTTGTAGTGTGTGATGGATTGAATAAATAAAAAAATACATTTCAATTTTTCTTATTTATGTATCATTTGGATTGGGTTGCAGGCTACTCTGTAACAAAACGGGCACAAACATTCATCGTAATAAGCTCTTGTACCATGAGTTTGCATGCATATGGTAACTTGACAAGTGCGAAATCTGTACGATTATCACAAGTCTTGCATAAGTGGATATGCAGATCATTATTGTACGACGCAATAAGACCACACTTTTTACAAATATTCACCTCATACTTGTCCGATACATCATAGAGACGCTCTTTCGTGAATCGGGATGCTCCGTGTGAAATCATGCAATTGTGTGCAACTACACCGTTTGCGAGGAAGGAGTGAACCTCTTCTACTTCAATGTCATATACTTTTTTAAGTCCTACCGGAATGATTCCTTTTACAACAAGGTCCATTGTTGGAAGAGCGTGTAATTTACGATGAACTCCATAAGTAACATGTGTATTTTTTATAGAAGTATCGTTTAAAGAATCATTGTCCTCAATATCATCAACATTTATGTTATTTTCATCAGTATCTTCATCATTTACTTTATTTTCCTTTTCAACAAACCAATCTATGGCACCAATATTTTTTAAGAATTCTTCTGCTGTAGGAAATGATTTAGAACCAAATTTTCCAAAATTGGTTTTATGTACTAAATGATCAACAATGTCACGTCCTGTGGGAATTGCGTAACTGTGAATAATTATTTCTTTCTTTTTTAATTCTTCAACTGCATCAAGTATAGCCTTTTTGGTTGAAATATTTTTATTTGGATTTTTTTTCTTTAAATTTGTAAAATTTGTTAACTCATCAACACGATTAACTAACCAGTTATGTTGTCGTGTAACTTCTGTTCTCAACCTTTTATATGAAACAGCTGCCTCTAACCTCTGTGATTTATGACAACAGTATCGGAACCCAATTTTTTCAGAAAAGTTTACAAGTTCAGAAATATCTAAGTGAATTAACATCTGATATTTTCTTTCTGAATTATTTATTCCAGTTTTTTTCTTTGAAGAAGAAGTTTCTTTAAAATTTTGTATCGTTGTCTTTTCAATACCACATTTTTTTAATAGATGTTGAATATTTTCAAATATAGATTTCAATGAATCTATATGTTCATAAATCTTTGATTGTGAAATAGATATAGATGATAATAGATCTCTTTTTCCACGATGCATACCTAAAACACATGCATATCCATCTCCCCCAAACATACCTCCTAAAAATTCACGAATAATTGGTCTAGGACAATTTTCTTCTAATATAAAATTAGGTAGCGATGAAGGTTGATTTATTTTTGTTCCTCTTATTAATCCAGATAGACAAAGTATATCTTGCATAAATATTTTTGGAATATTTACAATATATGTATTTTTTTGTAAAAACTTTTCTTGACTAGTAGTACAAAATAATGATAAATCTTCAATAAAACTATCCACGTCTAATTGATGACCTAAATAAACAGTTCCTTTTACTGAAGTTGATGAAATACTTCCATCTGTGATTAACAATCCAATTATACGAGCAAATGCAAGAGTTTTTAAATAAGATTTATGTGTAGCTGTTTGAAGATTTAATGAACCAACTACCAGTGACCATCCATTACATTCATTTATTTCTTCTTGAATATTTATTGATGGATATGTCAGACCAATTTTTACCTTTGTTTCATTTATTTTAACATCTTTAACTTTTATCCATTGATTATTATTAGTTAGAATAGGATGTTCATTTGTACATATAATTTTACGACCATCTTCAAATGTAACCTCTATACATTCTTTTTCTCCCTTGTATATAAATCCACACTGTTTTGCAGGTACAATTCCATTATGTTTGTCACTCCATCCCATCACTTTATAGTCATAACTTTCCATAGTTTTAATTGGAATACTTAATCCACAAGAAAGGAGAATTGGAGAGTCACCGCAAAAACAATCTCTCTCCATTTCGCCAAATCGTAACCCGCCATCTCGCGATCTACCTTCAGCAGGCTGTCGCGTCAAATTCACCATCGGACCAATAGACCGGCTATGAGTCTTATCGTTCACCATGTGCTTCAAGCGCTGATAAAAGACGGGACCAATAAATACACTGCATTCAAGCTGTTCTCCCGTCAAACCATTGTACATGATTTCATTACCGTTGGACTCATATCCAACTTTTTGCAACTCTTTGCAAATATCCGTAACATTGAATTCACCAAACGATGTTCCGTCTCCAAATAGACCAAGTGATACAAGGGTCTTTCCCAAAACAGTTTCCTTGAGTTGACCAATTGTCATACGAGAAGGAATTGCATGTGGATTAATGATAATGTCTGGCTTTACGCCGTCTTTCGTGAATGGCATGTCATCCTCGGGAATAATATTACCAATCGTACCCTTTTGCCCGTGACGCGAAGAGAATTTATCGCCAATTACGGGTTTTCTTACGGTACGCAGACGGACTTTTGCAAAACTGTATCCATCTCCATTTCGGTCAATATAATTCTTGTCAATATAAGTCTCTTCGGCTGTCCTGTAAATGCGACTTTGATCTTCATACTTGATAATCTTTGTATGATCATTCCTATTTTCCTTGATGGGCGTAATTTTGGAAATGATAATGTCGCGATTTTCAATCAAGGTGTTTTCTGGAACAACGCCCTTGCTATTTACCTTGTTGTAGTTGCCAAATTTCATGCCTTTCGTCTTTGCCGGATCCGGCTTGCATCGGATCTCCTCATCTCCATTAATTTTTTGCTTATCTTCATCCTTTTCTGTGTGGTACACTGTCGCCAAGAAAAGCCCGCGATCAAGTGATCCCTTATTGAAAAGAAGCGAATCCTCCTGATTGTAACCCGTATGTGTCATGATAGCAACAATTACATTTGTTCCAGAAGGAATATTATTCAACTTGATCATGTTCATAATACGCGTGTCCACTAGAGGACGCGTTGGATAATTCAAGACATAGGCTGTCTTGTCCATACGGTTGTCATAGTTTGTTGTATACACCCCCATAGCTTGCTTGCCCTGCGCACATTGGTAACAATTTCTAGGGGATTGATTATGTTCGGGAAACGGGATACAAGAAGCCAACACGCCAAACATTGTACTAGGATGAATCTCACAGTGGGTATACTTTTGAATGGTGTCCGTCTTCATTAGATCTCGCGGTTTGACTGCAATCATGGACCAATTTTGCTCTTCCGGATCAATATACTCTAGAGTAGAGACCCCACCTTCATCCATTTTACAGTTTGTAAACAAGTCATCCCATGTCAGCTCTTTATTCGCAACCCTTTTTACAATATCTGGAGTGATAATAAGTTGATTATCCTTTACACGAAGCAATGGACGCGTCAGTCTACCCGCATCATTACATACGCGAATTTCCTTCATCTTGTAATCAAATATAACCGACGTGTAAATATTGATGATTCCCCGTTGTTTCTTCTCTTTCAACATACAATACAGTTCATACGGTTCGTCACTAATTCCAATCCAGGCTCCATTCACGAAAACCTTGACCTTGTCAAACATTTCAAGAGGTGTCAGCGTTTGAATATCTTTTACATGGGGTCCCACATAATCATAGAGCGAAGCCGAATGCGAATGAATGGTAATATGAGTCATATAACTCAAATTCTTCACTACACCAACTGACTGACCTTCCGGAGTTTCAGCAGGACATAGGAATCCCCACGAGGTATTATGCAGCTTGCGCGGAGGAATCAATTTACCACTCTTGTCAGTCGGCGTAGAAATTCTCCTAGCGTGACTCAAACTGGAAACATAAGTCAATCTATTCAACACTTGTGCAACACCGACCTTGTTACTGTTGGAATGTTTAATTCCGAAATCGCCAGTTGCTAGCGCGCGCTTGATGCCATTTTCAATCGTGGTAGACTTTATAATCTTGTACATGTTTGTCATGTTGATAATATTTTCATAATCATCTGTTGAACGCCACGAACCATTGTTTATTTCGCGAATCACCTGCTTTTCCATGTCCTTTACAAGCTTGTTAAAGTAGTTGCGAAACAAATTGTTCAAAAGTGTTCCAGTCAAGTCAACACGCTTATTAATGTAGGCATCACGGTCATCCGCCTTGTTCCACTCAAAATAGGCTTGCAAAAGTTTATTCGTCATGTATCCCAAAAAGTACACCTTTTGCGTTGCATTATGACAGTGAGGGAACAAATCATTATTCAAAATATCCATAGCAAATTCTTGCTTCTTTCTTGCACCTGTTTCCCGGTCCATGTTAATCGGCGTATACATGACATTTGTTGTTACATACTTGAAGGATTCTTCCTTTGTAAGCCACTTGTTCGCATCAATAATAGACGCCTGCAAAGCATCTAGCATCATTTGATAAGTCCGGCTTTCCACATTCAAGAGAATTTTCTCACAAATTTCCTTGTCGGATAGGATACCCAGAGCTCTGAAAACAACAAATAGGGGAAGCGGCTGTTTAATGCGAGGAATTTGAACAGTGATTGGAAATCCAAATCCATTATTTTTTGAGCTCAACATCAGATTGATTTGTTTTGGAGAAATGCATTTAAAATCTGGGACAGACTTGATTTCCGCCATCCAAGTGTATTTTGTACTATTCTTTGAAATATTGAAACAGTAGACACGATTTTCTGCGGCCCTTTCTTGACCTAGAACCGTTTTTTCTGAACCATTGATAATAAAATACCCACCGGCATCATACTTGCATTCACCAGTTTGATTATTCTCAACATGCTTGTACTGGTTCAATACGCAAATACTGGACTTTAACATAATTGGCAGCTTTCCAATGTGAATCTTTGGGAGCGTCTTGTAAAATGTCTGGCAGTTGTCCAAGTTTTCTCCATTTCTAACAACATACTTGATATTTATATCTACCGTCATTGCGGAAGCGTAAGTGAAATTGCGAAGTCTAGCCTCTTGGGGAAACATGAGCTTTATAGCACCATTATTTTCATGAATCTGGGGACGATAAATATGAAAATTCTCAAAAGTTACAAAGACCTCCAACGAATATTTACCGGATTTTGCATCGTAATCGTGGTCTGAAGCAATATGAACAGGGTTGAACATTTCAATCGTTTTAATGATTTGATATGAAACAAAATTATTATAGGATTCAAGCTGATGGCGAACTAGACGTTCCAAATGCTGTCCTTGAAAATAAGACTCTACAATTGTCCATGGTTCTTCTATAAATTGAGAATGAAACTCTGTGACGGGATCTTCCATAGTATCCAAAATTTCTGTTACAAGTTGTGTTGATTCCGCCATTGAGTTGGTTTATATATCAATTTATTTCTAAATCATTTTTCGGTACATATAGATTTCATTCTTATCCAATAACTATAGATTTCGTATTAAATTCATATAAAGAATCTCTAATAAGTATAATGTCTGAAACAAAAACAAAGGTGATAGAGATTAATAAATCTTATTTAAATACAAATTCAAATAAAACTAGAAAAAATAGGCCTGAAAAAAGAGTAAAGGTACAACCATTAATTACTCCGAATAATTTGAAAAATAAACTTTTAGAAAGAATCAAATCCCATAAACGACAAGAAAACGAAAAACCGAAAACACCCAAATCAAGAAATATTTCTCAAAATGAAAATTCTTCTTCAGAAAAATATCATAATGAATTCACAGATTCTATAAACTATTTGTCATCCTTGTCCAAAGAGAGAAAAATGGAACGCCCGCAAACGCCTCCACCATCTTTACCACCTTCCCCCGTTATTTCTAGTAGAAAGACGATGAAAAATTATTCTGAACAGATGAATTTTTCTATACCTCATGTTGAATTAGAACTGCCCGAAGAATTAAAATACGAATTATCGTCTTTACGAGAAACGCAAGAGATTAAATTGAAAGACACGAAATATCATGTTGATAAAGATGTTCCTTACGGATGTTTAAAAGGAGGCGTAAAGCCTACATACAAAACATGGAATACAACACAAAAAAATTATACGGTTACAAATCCACAGGAAGCATTGATTATTTCAGATAAAAGCGCGTCTATAAATGAGAGAGAAGCCAAACTCAACAAGTTGAAAGAAAAAATGCGGAAAAAACAAGAAGATATGATTCAGGAGGAAAATTCGGATTTTATGAAAAAATCTCTTATACAGTATGCCACGGCGAATACCATGGTAGAAAATTCTAGACTTATCCAACCTATGCAACAACAGCCACAACCCATGCAACAACAACTACAACAAACGCAACAAATGAAAACTACACAACCACAACAGAATTTTATTTTGAATCCTAGTGAATCTGAAAGCATGCCAGAAGAAAAAGAAGAACCCAAAAAATACATTAAAAAGACGATAAAACGCAAATACACGTTGGGAAAATCCAAATCGCATAATACAGTTGGAATATTAATCAAAGACAAGGATACTAGAAAACGAGTTTTAGACGCGCAACGGGAACTGAAGAAAAAACCAATCAATGATGTAAAAAAATATTTACGTGATCATGGCCTCATAAAATCAGGAAGCAATGCACCAAATGATGTTGTTCGTAAAATGTATGAGGCATCTATGCTTTCGGGCGAAATTATGAACAATAATAAAGACATTTTACTGCATAACTGGGACTCCAAACCGATGGATTGAGTTTATACCATAAAATATTTTAATAGTATTTTAACAGTATTTTAACAGTATAAATAGTATTTTATTAGTATAAATAATATTTATGGGGTATTATCTATCTGTTGGTGCAATGTTTAAAAATGAATCTCATAGTATAAAAGAATGGATTCAACATTATTTGCATCATGGTGTAGACCATTTTTATTTGATTAATGATAATAGTAATGATAACTTCTTGGACAGTATACAAGAATATATAGACGGCAATAAAATAACATTATTCAACACACAAGAAGATTATTATTTGGGAAGACAAAGAAATATTTATAATAAATACATTTTACCCATCATGAAAGAAACAAAATGGTTACTAATGGTTGACTTGGATGAATATGTATGGTCTACAATGGATATAAATTTGTGTAATATATTAAAATCGTGTGAGCATTTAGGACAGATACAAATAAGACAAGCTATATTTGGTTCAAACGGGTTAATAAAACAGCCGAAATATGTGGTTGAGTCTTTTACAAAAAGACGTTTAGATAATTCCATGGATGCAAAATATAAATACTTTATAAATTCAGATTATGAATTTTCATCATTAAATATTCATCACGCGGATTTTGTAAATGCAGAATTTATTGGAGATGTTACAAAATTTATGATTATTAATTTAGAATATTTTGTTTGTAATCATTATTGTTGCCAATCAAAAGAATTCTGGAATAACGTAAAATGTACTAGAGGTGATTCTGATAATTATTTAGTTAGAAAGGAAGACGATTTTAATTTTTATGATATAAATGAAGTAGAAGATTTTGAATTGTATAATCAAAATCGCATATTGTACGAAAATGTGTAATAACTTTTATAATTTATACTGAAAATTATACCATAGTATTATTATAAATGGTATAAATATTTTATTAGAATATAAAGTAGAGAGAAAGTACGAGTGATAGTACAAAATAATGGCACTTGTTCAAGAATATTTTGATTTGAGCAAAAAGTACATTGGTGACTATGGTGAGACAACTATTTTGCTTATGCAAGTCGGATCTTTTTTTGAAGTCTATGGAAAAAAAAAAGAAGGTTCCATACACGGAAGCAATATAAAAGAATTTTCCCGTATTTGTGAACTCAATATTGTAGATAAAAATGTGTGCGTCGGATCAAACTCCCACGAATACGACGGAATTGTCATGGCCGGATTTAAAGATATTATGATTGAAAAGTATTTAAAGAAAATCCAGGCCGCCGGATTTACTGCCGTGGTTTATACGCAGGACGAAAAGGCAAAAAATACGACGCGAAGTTTGGCCGGTATTTTCTCTCCGGGGACATATTTTTCAAACGACGAGGCGGAACTTACAAACAATATCACTTGCATATGGCTGGAAATTGTAGAAAATAAAATGAATCTGTTGAAATTCAAAAAAATGGTAGTCGTCGGAATAGCAAATATTGATATTTATACTGGAAAATCAAGCATTTTTCAGTTTCGCGAATCCATAGAACACAAAACACACTCTCCAATTACATATGATGAACTTGAACGATTTATATCCATACATTCTCCCAGCGAAGTAATTATTATTCACAACGTTCAACCAAGTGTAGTTCAAGACGTTATTAGTTATACAAATATAAAATCCAAAAAAATACATGAAATTCGGTTAGATGATGATCCTGACTGCGCAACTACAAGAATAAACTCGTCTAATAAAAATGTACTTCTAGCAAGAAACTGCGAAAAACAAATATATCAAAAAGAAATTTTGCACAGATTTTATCCAAATGTTTCCGATATTGAAGTTTTTATGCAGAATTTTTATGAAAATGATTTTGCAACGCAAGCATATTGTTTTTTGTTGGATTTCGTCTATCAACACAATCCATATTTAGTAAATAAAATTCATGAACCTATTTTAGAAAATTGTTCTTCCCGACTTGTTTTGGCCAATCATTCCTTGAAACAGCTCAACATGATTGATGATGATAATTTTCATGGAAAATACAGTTCAGTTTGTAAAATGCTAAATGTATGCGTTACACCGATGGGGAAAAGAAAATTCTCCTATAATCTTCTTCATCCTATCAAAGACGCATCACAGCTGCAGAGAGAATACGATATTACTGAATATATTCTCTCTTTGGGAGAAACCTCATCCGCGGTTCATAAAAAAATGTCGGAAATTAAAGACTTTTCAAAGTGGAATCGCCAAATGATATTGAAAAAAATTAGCCCGAAACACTTTTATCAATTGTACTTGAATCTAGAACTCATTTCAGAAATACACGAGACACACGTTGAAAAGGACGAGGCGTGGATGAAATATATGGTACTACATGAAAACGCGCCCTTCTCTCACAAAGTGCGTCAGTATTGCAATGTGATACACGATTTCTTGAAAGAACATCTCAATATTGACTTGTGCAAAGAAGTAGATGATATGAAAGATTGTGAACATAATTTTATTCAACGTGGTATTAACGAAGAATTGGATAATGAGTCCAAACAGTTGACAACATCTCTTGAACAGCTGGAGGCTATACGCGACTACTTTAATGGACTGATTGTTTCACAAGAAAAAAAGACGAAACTCGCAAATACCGAATATATTTCACTTCACGAAACCGAGAAGAATAATTTTAGCCTAATCATGACGAAACGTCGTTCTCTCTTATTGAAACAAGTACTTCCGGAAAAACCAGTAACATTGGAATACATGTCTTCATTTTTCGGAGAGAAACAAACATTTCTTTTTCACGCATCTCAAAAAGAAGTAGAATTTATCACACAAAGTTCAAGTAATAACTCCGTCTCATCTAAACAAATTGTAAATCTTTGTAAAAATATTACTGCAACAAAAATAAAAATCCGCGAATTTGTTGGAAAGATTTATTCAGAGTTGATTGAACAATTAGAGACGCAGTATCAGAACGAACTCAATACCATTATTCAATATGTAACCGTTTTAGATTTGTTGTGTGCAAAGGCCTATATTGCGAAAAAATACAACTATTGCAAGCCTCGTATTGTTAATACGGAACCCAAGTCTTTTGTACAAGTCAAAGGGCTTCGGCATTGTTTAATTGAATACTTGCAACAAAATGAACTCTACGTGGCAAATGATGTAACTTTGGGAAAATCAGATTCGGAAAACGGTATTTTATTATACGGAACAAACGCCGTCGGAAAAACGAGTTTAATTCGCGCACTGGGAATTTCAGTAATTATGGCTCAAGCGGGTCTATATGTTCCTGCGAGTGAATTCAATTTCAAACCGTATCATTATATTTTTACTAGAATTTTAGGCAATGATAATATTTTCAAGGGCCTCTCTACTTTTGCAGTAGAAATGTCCGAGTTGCGTAATATTTTACGTGTGGGAAATGAATATAGTTTAATTTTAGGCGATGAGCTTTGTTCAGGTACAGAAAGTACCTCCGCCATAAGTATATTTGTCGCAGGAATACAGCATTTGTACAAGAAACAGGCTAGTTTTATTTTTGCTACACATTTGCACGAGATTGTTAAATATGATGAAATTACGGATATACGTGAAAAAGTGGCGCTGAAACACATGGAAGTGAAATATGACAGAGAGAATGATGTACTCGTATACGATAGAAAACTTCGGGACGGCCCAGGGTCAAGCACGTATGGGCTGGAAGTATGTAAATCATTGAATTTACCAGACGATTTTATACAATTGGCACATGATATAAGAATGAAATATAATCCATCTGTAGCAAGTATACTTTCTCTCAAGACTTCGCATTATAATGCTAAAAAAATAGTTGGACTTTGTGAAACTTGTGGAGAAAATGTGGGTACTGAAGTCCATCATTTACAACATCAGTCCACAGCGAATTCAGACGGAGTAATAGAGAGAAAAGGGAAGGATGGTTCTGACACAGTATTTCATAAAAATCATGTAGCCAATTTGTTGGCCTTGTGTGAAAAATGTCATCAAAAAATGCATGAAAAGGGAGAAACTGGACATACAAAGGTAAAGACCACAAAAGGTACAACATTGAAAAAAAACTCGTAAAATTGTAAAAAACAAAATAACTGAATAAAAGAATGTCGGCTTTAGTAAACTGTGTTATTTTGTGTGGAGGAACCGGTTCAAGATTATGGCCTCTCTCTAGAGATAAACTTCCAAAACAGTTTCTCTCTCTTGTAAATGAGCGTACCATGCTACAAAATACTGTTTTGAGGTTTCAAAAATTGAATGTATCAAAAATTACAATGATATGTAATAAAGAACATTCCTTTTTAATAAAACAACAAATTGAGGATCTAGGGCTAGAAATAAATATTGAGATTGTAGTTGAACCGATGGGCCGTGATACTGCGGCTGCAACTTGTATAGCAGCTTTATTAGGGGACGCAGAAGAGAATACTCTTATTGTTCCATGCGACCATATGTTTGACGACGACGCGTTTGTAAATGTAGTGAATCAAGGTCTAGAGTTTATTGAAACATCGGTTATAACTTTTGGAATAAAACCGACTCATCCTGAAACCGGTTATGGATATATTCATATGGACAAGACAACGCAAGATACGATTTGTTTTGTAGAAAAACCCAATTACGAAACTGCTGAAAAATATATTGAAACCGGGGACTATTACTGGAATGCAGGAGTATTTTTATTCAAGAATAAAAATATGCGGGCTTGTTTTGAAAAATACTCGCCAGATATTTTGGAATCTTGTGAGAAAACATTGAATGAAAGCAAATTAAAGCGGATAAGCGAAAAGCGAAGCGAAAAGAGAAACGAAAAGCAACACTCTAACAATTTGAATTTAGATTTGGATGCAGACCTTTTTTCGGAAACTAGAAAAATATCTGTAGATTATGCTATTATGGAAAAATTATGCAGTGATTCAAATATAGAAGTGACTAAAAAGACGATTCCCTATAATTCTACTTGGTGTGATATTGGTTCATTTTACTCTTTGCATGAACACTTGTTATCTAGAAATAAAGAGGAGTGTGCGAGTATAGATAAAAATGTTTTTAAAGGAGACGTTCTCTCAATAGATACAACTAATTCTTATATTGAATCTGAAAATTCTTTGGTGGCGGTTGTTGGAGTGGATAATCTAGTAGTTGTAAATACAAGGGATGCCCTGTTAATATGCAACAAGGATAAAACGCAAATGGTGAAACAAGTGGTGGATTCCTTGAAAAAGACCAAGAGAGAAGAGCACGTTATTCATGCTAAAGCTTACCGACCATGGGGATGGTACATTAATGTAGAAGGAAATGATTTTACTGGATTCAAGGTGAAACGAATTGGTGTTTATCCAGGGAAAAAACTCTCTCTTCAAAGCCATAATAAGAGGAGCGAACATTGGGTAATTGTAAAGGGAACTGCTAAAATGCAGCTTGGCGAAGAATTCATAGTGATGAACGTAAATGATCACGTATATATTCCTGTGCAAGCGCTTCACCGAATTGAAAATATACATGAAACGGAAATGTTGGAATTTGTTGAAACACAAATCGGAGATTATTTAGGCGAAGACGACATTGTACGATATGAAGATGACTTTGGCAGAGTTTAAAAAATGAAATATTTTCCTTGTGTATATTAGCAGGGTTTAGAAGATTTGAGTTATGGTTATGGATTTTAATGACAACAACGAGTTTTTTCTTTATATAGGAGGGTTTTCATTACTATTTTTTATGTTATTGCTGATAGTTCCATCAGGTAAAGGTGAAGGAGACGGTCCAACAACTACCAAAACATTTGTAATAGAGGCTATGACGAACACGGCTGCGGATGCGGATTTAGAGGCGAAAAAAATGTCGCAACTAACCAAGATGAATGCTAACAAAGAATTGGAAAATATGAAAATGGATACGCCCGAATCAAGTTTTTGCGAGGTTTACAAGGGTAAAAGTGATGCATTGGAAGAAAAGTGCAATACATTGACTACGTCTACTTGTAATTTAACGAGTTGCTGCGTTTTTATGAAGCCAAAGTCGGGACTGGGTAAATGTGTTGCGGGTGATGTACGCGGACCAACTTATAAAACAGATTCCGCGGGGAATTTGATTACTGCGGACAGTTACTATTACCAAAACAAACAAATGAAAATGATGTAATTACTATAAAATTGATTTAAAAATATCTTGGCAATATACAGATATATAAAAGAAAGAACAGAGTAAAAAAGCTTGAAAAATGATTATTCCTATCAAATGTTTTAGTTGTGGAATGGTTATTGCTGACAAGTACAGATTTTATCAGGAAGAGGTGCGTAAGAAAAAGCTGGCGCGAGGAATGGACGTTGAAAAGGTGGTGTATTTAACAAATGAATTTCATGAAAAAACTCCAGAGGGAGAGGCCATGGATGATTTAGGACTTACCAAAATGTGTTGCCGAAGACATATTTTGAGTCATGTTGATATTGAGTAGATTTAGAGATATTTAATAGGTTGACAGAGGAGTTTATTTTTTTATATCATCATTTTATATAAAAGATGAAGACTTGTCGTAGACAAAGAACGAATAAGAAAAATAGACGCGCTAAAACAACAAAAAAAAGTAAGAAATGCCGTGCTTCATATCATAAAATTCGCCGCGGAGGTGGTGGATCTGAATATGATGTAACAGGATTGCACGCATGGCCTTATTCTGCTCCGTATACTCGGAATCCACACATGGCTTTTACTGGAAAGCAAATGGGAGGTCAAGGCGAAGCAGCTGGTCATTTTGCGTATACTGGAAAGCAAATGGGAGGAAACTATAGAGATCCCGTTTCAATAAACTTGAACACAAATCGTGGATTGAGCGGTGGAGGAGTTCCCCCACCTTTAGTTGGCGCGCCCTGGGGTCCAAATCCTAGTTCGTGGCCAGGTGTAAGCGGACCTCACGATGGTGTAACTTTTCCTTTGAATAAATATAATATTCAACCCGATACACAAGGAGTAATTAGTGAGAGAAGCAATCAGTATCCTACGGAATATGGAAATGTAATGATGGGTGGAAGGGATAGAAGCAGAGGAAAAAAAACGCGAAAAAATAAAAGAAGAGGTCTGAAAGGTGGAACTACGAGTTCAGGGGTTTCAGGATTTGGTTCTCAAATTATGAATAATGTGAAAAATACACATGCTACATTTAAGGGAGAGATGCCTTATCCTAGTGTTATGCCTTATGAGGATCAATTTCAAGGAAGTAAATATTAAACCATTGAAGAATTAACATGTCCCATTTTAATTCTTCAAGAGTCAGATTCCAGTAACGATTTGAAATGATGCTCCTATGGAGCGTACCATTTTACACCTTTGGACATTTAAAACGCCGATTTTTATAGGTATTCTTTCGGTTTTCGCTTTCGTGTTTTATTGCAACTTGTATATTTCACATCACGATTTTATAAGCACCATTTATTATGTTATACATGTACTCTTTTGGTATATGCGTAATTACCTTCTGTATATTTCTTTTCAAATCAGTATAGGTTATTCCTTCTTCTTTTTGTAATCTTGATTTCAACATACTAAAGAAATTTTCTATAGCGTTTGAAAAATGTTGATAAGGAACTGAATATAAAAACTATTGTTATTATACTATATGATATATTTAATTTTATATGTTTTCTTATATTGTAATGCGGATGATGTTTTGAATAAATTATACTTATCCAATTATTCTACAACATTAAATAATGAACTGATGCAAAACAATAATAATTTTTATTACTCTATAACAAACCTAAATTTATTTGTGCTAACTTTTTATTCTATTTATTTTGTAACAAAAGTTGTATCTCATAAATCAATAAATAGATATTCAACTGGATTATCATTGGTCTATATAAAATATACAATGAATACTCTTTTCAAAGTCAATTTGACATTATTGCAACATGAGTTTAGTAGAAATATAATGTGGTTATTTGCAACACCATTAATGCTTAAAATGTATTGTG